CGACATTAGGTCTAAAATCCACTAGTGGTATGAATATTGAATCATTAGCAAATCTTAATTTAAAATCAGTTGATATGAACATTGATGCAACTAATGACCTAAATGTAACTTCTGCAGCTGCAATGCTAATAACATCAGATACGACATTAGGTCTAAAATCCACTAGTGGTATGAATATTGAATCATTAGCAAATCTTAATTTAAAATCAGTTGATATGAACATTGATGCAACTAATGACCTAAATGTAACTTCTGCAGCTGCAATGCTGATAACATCAGATACGACATTAGGTCTAAAATCCACTAATGATATGAACATTGAATCAATAGCAAATCTTAATTTAAAATCAGTTGATATGAACATTGATGCAACTAATGATTTAAACTTAACTTCTGCAGCTGCAATGCTTATAACATCGAATACAACATTAGGTGTAAAATCCACTAGTGATATGAACGTTGAATCAATAGCAAATCTTAAGTTAAAATCAGCCGCTATGAATATTGAATCATTAGCAAATCTTAATCTAAAATCAGCTGATATGAACATTGACATAACTAATGATTTAAGCCTAACTTCTGCAGCTGCAATGCTGATAACATCAGATGCGACATTAGGTGTAAAATCCACTAATGATATGTCAATAGAATCATTAGCAAATCTTAATCTAAAATCAGTTGATATGAATATTGATGCAACTAACGACCTAAATATAACTTCTATGGCTGCAATGTTAATAACATCAGATGCGACATTAGGTGTAAAATCCACTAATGATATGTCAATAGAATCATTAGCAAATCTTAATCTAAAATCAGTTGATATGAACATTGATGCAACTAGTAATCTAAATGTAACTTCCGCGGCTGCAATGTTAATAACATCGGATACGACATTGGGTATAAAATCCACTAATGATATGTCAATAGAATCATTAGCAAATCTTAATCTAAAATCAGTTGATATGAACATTGACGCAACTAGTGACCTAAATGTAACTTCCGCGGCTGCAATGTTAATAACATCAGATACAACATTAGGTGTAAAATCCACTAATGACATGAATATTGAATCATTAGCAAATCTTAATTTAAAATCAGTTGATATGAACATTGACGCAACCAGTGACCTAAATGTAACTTCTGCAGCTGCAATGTTAATAACATCAGATACGACATTAGGTCTAAAATCCACTAATGACATAAATATTGAATCATTAGCAAATCTTAATCTAAAATCAGTTGATATGAACATTGATGCAACTAATGATTTAAACTTAACTTCTGCAGCTGCAATGCTGATAACATCAGATACGACATTGGGTATAAAATCCACTAATGATATGAATATTGAATCATTAGCAAATCTTAATTTAAAATCAGTTGATATGAACATTAACGCAACTAGTGACCTAAATGTAACTTCTGCAGCTGCAATGTTAATAACATCAAATACGACATTGGGTATAAAATCCACTAATGACATGAATATTGAATCAATAGCAAATCTTAATTTAAAATCAGTTGATATGACTATTAATGCAACGAATGACCTAAATATAAGTTCTGCAAGTGTTCTATATATTGAATCTGATGGTGATGTAAATATATCAACAACATCTGGAGAAATTAAGCTTAATCCATCAGCAACCGTTAGTTTATTTATTGATGGAAATTCAATATGGACAAATTCAATATATAATCTTGGAAAACCCACTAATTATTTTGAAAATATATATGCATCTACCATTTACTGCAATGCGTTACAATCTGAAAATGATATTGAATTTATAATACCCACAGGCAAATCAATAAAATTTATGTCAGATTATACTTCAGGAATAATTATTACAGAATCATCTATTGAACCAAATGGAAATTTTACTTTGGGAACTGTTGCTAAGAAAATATCTAGCATTTATTGTAATGAAATTAATGTAAATAAATATAGTATTACCAGCGAAACACAAACGGCATATAATTTTTTAATACCAGATGTTGGAGTAGATTCTACATTTATTATGGCACATGGTGATCAAACCATAAATGATAAGATTTTAATAAAAAATCCCTTAAACTCGAGTGAAATATTATCGGGTGGGTCTAGTGCGACTATATCATGTACATTAGCTTTAATAACTGGTGTATACAGTGGCGCTGTATCATTACCAGGAGCGGATTCAGGAAAAATTATTATTGTAAGGAATAATTCAGGATCCACGCTTACATTATATCCAACTGGTACCGATACAATTAATAATGGTCCATCTATTAATATATTAGATTTGCAGGCAATAATATTTATGTCTTTTGGCAATACAAATGTATCGGGAGGAAAAGAATGGATAACTTATTAATAATTTTAAATTTGTTGAACATTATTCAATAAATTTATTTAATAAATGAATATTTAAAAAGTTGTACCAGTTGTTACTGTTGCGCGGTAATCATTTTGTGGCTCACATGCAAACTTTTGCTTAGTTTCTTGTGTTTTTAATGAATTGTAGGCTTTTAATTCATTAGTAAAGCTAGATGGATGAACACGAGTTGGGGAATTATATAAGCATTGGTTAGTCCAACATGATTTTGTTTTTCTATAATGATTCCATTCATTATCCATAATTGTTTCTGCTTTTTGCTGTAAAAATAATCTATATTCGTCATCACGTACGATATTATTAATGTATTTAACATATTCCTCACGACGAGTGGCTGTTCTATAGTCAGTAAATAATCTTGCATCCGACATTCTTGGAGGGCATTGATTTAAAAAATTATCCATTGTATATTATATTATTGAGATTTTTTTCCTAAATGATTTTTTATTTTATCATAAATGTCTGTTTTTTTTAATACCTTCCATTTTCCATTTTCTTTTGATGATATAACTATATTATATTCTTTTGCAATTTTCTTTAATTCGTCAACTGTGTATTCATCGCACAATAATAAACCACCAGCTATTGTAGAATTAGATGTACTTCCTAATGACAAAACAGATTTTGGCTTTTGTTGATGTTTGAGAGATCCAATAGTTATTGTATCCATTAAACTATTGTAATCATCATTGTCTTCAACATCGTTATCCAATTTTGGTGCTATTGCTTCCAACATTTTATCTGGTATTGATTTGTTTACGGTACTTTGTTTCAAATCATCAAGAATTTTTATAACATTTATTTCTATAACATCAGATTCTGAATCGATGTGATGTGCTTCAGAAGTAGATTTTATATCAATATCATTTTTTTGTTCTTCGTTTGAATGCTTATCACTTTGCGCTTGTAAACATTCATTTGTAGTATTATTTTTATCTTCAGAATCACTACTTTCATCATAAACCAATTCATCATTGTTTGCATTATTTTCACTATCTTCCCCATTAGATTCTTCACCATCTTCAGCAGATTTTTCATCATCTTCAGATGCAACATACTCTTCCCCATTAGATTCTTCACCAGATTTTTCATCGTCTTCAGATGCAACAGACTCTTCAGCGTTTTCAGCAGATTCTTCATTATCTTCAGATGCATCAGAATTTTCGGCAGACTCTTCATCATCTTGAGATGAATAAGACTCTTCGTCATTTTCGGAGTTTTGATTATTTTCTGGAGTTTCAGATTTTTCTTTATTAGCGTTATCGTTTACGCCTATAATTTGTGTGTTTATTGCGTCATTATTTTGGTTAATTTGAAGTGTGTTTTGACTGCCAATATAAAGGTTTCCAACTGCTTGACTATTTTCATCATCATTTAAACTTTCGCTATTGGCTCGTTGAATAAAATTACTAATATCATCGTTTGCCTTTGGAGATTTTACATTTTGAGAATCATCTGACAAATATCCCATTTTTATTATTTTTGCTAATAATTGTTCACTATCTTCAATAACAGCTTTTATTGTTTCAGATTCACTTTTAATATTTTGTGATTCATTTATACTTGTATCACTTCCACTTGAAGATTTAATGTGAGTTGATGATTTATTCGTTGCAGATACATTGTTACTTAAATTATTATCTTTATTTTTGAGGTCTTCGCTCATATAATAACTATTATCACTTGCAATTTTATGCACAGTATTTTTAGCTTCAGGTTTACTATATTTTGAATCTGAGAGATATTTGATATCTGTCCCCAATTCACTTTCAGATTCACTGAAATGATTTATTATTTTTGTTATAGGTTGATTATTCAACAAAGTTATTTTTCTAAACTGTTGAATACTTTCGTTATTTATTGCTTTTATTTTATCTATATATGAATCCAAATCAGTCTGAATTTTCTTATATAATATTTTATTCGATGTTTCATTATGCTCAATAATTGTTTTATTAAATGATATTATATCATCACTTATATTATTTAACTTATTATATAAGAAAAAGAGAACAACAATGAACGCCAATACAAGAAGTATAATTTTGTAATCCATCTTTTGATTATATATAACATAATGAAAAAAAGAAGCCTATATAAATCGCAGATAATACATTTTAGATATAACTTTTTTATTGAATAGTAGTATATATGTTTGATTTTACTATAACACGATGCAATATATCAGAAATAACTGTAGAAATAATAAGATATATAGCCCATATTACTTTATTGCATCTTTTTGACTATTCGTTATCTAATGGCGAAGTAAAATTATTCAGCAAAAATATATTAAGATCATTACTTTTTACAACTCTTGCTATTATTATATACAATCTATTTATTAAAAAGATTTTTATGAATAAAATAAAGGATGCGAAAGAAGTATGTAGCGAACAAGAAAGAGAGGATGAACGTAAACATAAAAAGTTAATTCATGTAATAATGGAATAAAAATTTGAAAATATAAACAGATAAAGACATATTTAACAAGTTAAATAGTAATAATGACTAAAAACATATTTAAAAAAGGTAATATTGTATGTTTAGTTGAAAAAGATATTTATGAATCATTTGAAAAGTTCAACGAACGTGGATGGTTCATAGTCAATCAAGTGATAAAGTCAAATTTAAATTATAATGAAATAGTTAGATTATCGAAAATATGGGCAAATATAAAATACGACGGTTGTGTATATAATAGTTCACTAATGAACAGAATAAGTGAGCTCGAAAAAAATATTTAATATCCAGAATTTAGTTTATCTTGAATATAATTTATTTTAATATTGTCTGCTTGTGTAATTCTACGCGAGTTATCCCATTCTCTAATATCAAGACCAACAGTCGAATCAAAAGTTGTGCATTTTTGTTGAGGTCTTTCTTTTTTGCACATTGGAGGAACAGGAGGTCCTGGATACCAATTCAATGGTGGTAGGAATGAAAATCCATATTCATAATTACGTTTTACATCTTCATATTCCTCTCCAATTGGAGTATGTTTCCATTCTGAATATGACAATTCATCAGATAACACATCAGAATTTGGATTTTGCTCAGAAATTAATGTATCATTTTTATGTTTTTCAGCAACTTCTTTTTGTGTTAGAGGAGATTGTGTCTCTTTACTCGGTTGAACTATTTGAGGTTGAGGTGCTTGTGATGGTTGAGTATTAGCTAAGCTTTCCATGTGTTCAGTTTCGTAATTAACTGGAGCATATTGTCCATTATTTATGCTTGGAACAGAGCATACTGAACTACACATTTGTATTTTATCTTGTTCTGATATCTTGTTTTGTTTTGTAAAAAATATTTTTGATAAATATTCTAATAATATGTAAACAAGCAATGTGATTGCTGATATTGTTAATATATCGCTATTGCTGAGAGAATGATTTGGTACGAACCTGAATACAAGATATACAGCAGTTCCGAGTGCTATATATTTTAGTATTTTATAAATTAGCGTATTATTCATATGTCTTATATGATACTATAATAAAAGAAATTTCAATTGTATATTGATAATTGAAATTATAATTAAATGTATTATTTACCCATGCATTTGCGACCTCCATTCCTTAACATCGGTCGGAGATCCTGTAGTAAGGGATGGACATACAAGAGCTTTGGTGACTGGTGTACAGACTGGTCCATTTGGAGCTTGTGGATACCATTTTTCAGGTGGTATAAATGAATATCCATATTCGAAATCTTTAATATCATAAACATCTGAAACTGGAAGTTGGTTAAAATCAGTATATGGAATAGATTGATCAAGTAATCCGAAATCCATATTGTCCCCTAATAAACTATCCATTTTACCTGTTCCAACCTTAGAATTATCTTTTTCCTTTTTAGGAATTACTAAAATATCACTAGCTTGATTGACGACAATTTTTACTGGTGCCAAAGTGTCGGGATTATTTTTAATTACTTTACTAACAATACTTATAGCTGGTTTTTGATTATTTGTTTCTACATTATCAGCAGGTTTCTGTATATTTGTTAGATGTTCAGCAGAATTATTTGAACATATAGAATTGCACATATTGATTTTTTCTCCAACAGATATTGGTTGTATGTTATCAATGGTTAAATATTCAAACACAAGATATATCAACATAATGATTGCTATAATTATTAATATCGTAGTTGTACTAAATGGTTGTTTAGGTACAAATTTGAATATAAGAAATGCAGCACTTATTTGAGCAATATATTTCAAAATTTTATAAAATAACATCTTGTCCATTAGTTTTTGCAAGTTATACTATAATAAAAGAAATTATTATATATTTATTCATAATTGACACATTCAGGTATATCATTATTAAATAAAACCTGTAAAATTCTGACTACTGAAATAAAAAGTGTAATAATAACAGTGATATATAAACATCTATTGTAACGCGATGTAATGTTAAAATTATTTATATAATTTCTCGACCATTCCATCATACCCAAGTCTTGGTATAATGTGTATCCCATTACCCCAGAAACAGCTACTGTTAAACTTTTTGTTGTTATATCATTAATATCTATTTTACATTTATTTTTAATTTTTCCAATAATTTGAACTAAAAAGTAAAAACAAAATAATGATAAAAATATTATAAATTTATGTTGTAATATATTTCCGTCATCAATATCTGGCAATTTAAAAAATAGCATTGCATATACAAACATAAATATAAATAATAAGTCTGTGAATATATTCATTATATTGTGATCTATAACTTTGAATGATATTTTGTTTTTCATAAATAATTATATTTGACATTTATTTGCATTAATAACTGTCATTCCGAGTATTGATATTAGTAAAACTATAATAATTATTAATATGATAGTGATCATCATAAAATATGGATAATATCTCGATGACATATCACATAATAATGGATCAATAATATTTTTCATAACTTTTTCTTTTGTTTGTTTCTTTTTTAATTCTTTAATAATTCCATCAATTACTGCATCAGTTGCTGGACCAATGTAACCACTCATATATAAATCTATGATATAAAAAGTTATTACTATAAAAACGTAGTATATGAGTAAATTTTTCGAGGAAAGTAATTTGCACCTTAGTCCAATTAAAAAAGGTTACAAGATATCATATTTTGGTAGTAATTTAAGAATAAAAGCACCAAAATGTTTTATACCGTTTGGTATTGAGGAATATTGTAAAAAGTTAATATTAAATATTGAATTCAATCCAGAAGAATCAAATGAAATCCATAATTTTGTTTCATCGTATTTGGGAATTGAAAAAGTGTTTCAAAGTCCGGATGATCATCCTAATGCACGCATAACAGAAGAATTTAAATGTGAAACAGATAATTTAACTTATATGAGTAACATTAAACAGAGACTTAATAAAGTGTTGTTAAGAACACATGTCAAGAATCCTGAAATTTATAAAAAAGAAAATGACAAAAAAGTTTATGTATCACTCGGAGACTTAAAACTGAAATCAGCCATAGTTGAATTAGAAATAAATCAAATATGGACAACAAAAGATAGTTTTGGGTTATTGTTATATATTACTGAAATTGAAATTGTTAATTAGATTGGCTTGTTGGAGAATAGTCGGTTTCTGTGAAGGAAACATCAGAAGTTCTTGATAATGCGGCCTTACCAGATTTTGAAGGAGCTGGTTTGGATTTAGTTGATCCGGATTTAGAAGAGACTGTTGATTTTGATTTTTCAGATGACAAAGTAGCTAAGTGTTTATTAATTTCAGATGTTACTTGAACAATATCAATAGCTTTAAGATTTGCTAATGTGACAAGGTCAAACATTTTTTGGGCTTTTTCTGTATTTTTGACACCTGGTTCATTTACTTTTCTGTACAATGCTGCTTTATAATTTCTTGCTAATTTTTCTCTTTCTTCAGTTGTTTTCTTGGCATTTTTTGGATCAATTTCATCTAACATACCTTTAATTTTGCTAACAGCTTTTTCATGCAATTCGCTTGATTCCTTATCGCCTCCACTTTGTTCGGATTGTTCACTGTCGAGGCTAAAGTCAGAATATGTTTTCATTTGACGTTTTCCAACTAAAATATTGCTTGCGCCACCGTTCATTGTATTAACTGTGTTGGTATTTGCTTTATCGCCGTATAATTTTAATAAATCATCAACAAATACATCTGTGTTATAAACTTTTTCGCTGGCTTGTTTATCAGTTTGTCCAACAGTAAATGCGTTTGGCATAAGACCGCTATCTGTTTCACTCTTTCTAACCTTCTTTTGGTTGAGACCAACAAATAACTTGACAAAGTTGTTCATGTTGGCGTCTAATTCGGAATCACTTTTTGGTGAGTTTGATTTAGATGAAGATTTCTTAACGAAAACGCTTGTGCTGGTTGTTTCAACATCTGAATCAGCAAGGACATATGTTTTGTTGTTGTTTCTGATTGATCCATTTGCTCCGGCTTTAACAAGCATATCGCATAAAGCATAATTTTTAGTGTATGCTGCTAAATGTAAAGCAGTATTTCCATTTAATTTATCTTGGATATTAATAAATGAAGATACATCGCTGCTTGATAAGATTTTACTTACTACATTGTCAAATTGAGGAACTTTTGTTGCAAACGCTACAACATAATGTAAAGCAGTGTATCCACATGCTGGATCAGTAGCTGTAAAGTCATTTGATACATTATTACGTATCATAAATGATGCAGCTTCAAATTCACCTTCTTTTAATGCTTTTAATAAAACATTCAATTCTTCGTTACCAAATAAAAAGTTAAGTAAGTTACCTCCACCGCGGCTAGTTGGAACTGGAGTATCTGATAATTTATTAAATGATTCTGTACCAATGCTTCCCATTGTTGAGTTATTAATATCAGAAGTGGGCATATCTACGTAATTCATCTCGTATATAAGTATATTTATATATTATTTTAGGATAAAAATATTACTAAGATAAATTATTAAGAAATATAGATAATTTTTTTTTCTAGATTTTCCATCTATATTATATTAAATATTTAATAGCAAAAAACAGATTTTTCATAATAAATATTATCTAGATATAAGTATATAATATGCACCTTTCTAGCCAAACAAAATGTTTATTCTTAGTGGCTGCCGTTTTATTGCTTATATATATACTTAATAACTGCAGTAATAATAATCCTATTCATAATGATGGGAAATTACCATACGAAGCATATTCAGTTACTAGCAAAGAAGGAAACAAAGTAACAAATGATCATATTGATAGTGAAAGCGATGACGAAACATCATATGCGTCTAACTCAACTGATAACTCATCTCAATTAGCTTCTGTATCATCAATGCCTGATCAATTTGAGAAAAAGGTTTCTAGTAAAAATAGAGCAACTGGAGATTTCAAAAGATCAGACTATTCAAGTGGTGAAAGAGGAGCCTCTGATGCCAAGACATTAGATGACTTTTTCAATGATGGAAATGACTTAGCAAATGAAGCTAATTCAAATGACAATTTCAAAGGACAAGATTTGAATAATGGTAAATTAGCTGCCTACAAAGGTGCTGGAAAGAAAACTGAATTAGCTGATGAAGATTTATTCAAAGTTGATGACTATTTACCACAAGACAAAAACAAAGATTGGTTTGATGTAATGCCAGAACCAATTAGCGTCAAAAACAGACATTTAATCAATGTATCTAGACCAGTGGGTGTAAACACTATTGGAACAACCTTGAAAAACGCATCCTATGATATCAGAGGTACACCAGCATGCCCAAAATTCGTAGTAAGCCCATGGTTGCAATCATCATATGAACCAGATACAAATCTTAAAGGATTATGCTAAAAAGTTGAAATAAAATATTTAAGAATTAAACCTTATAATTAAATTAATAATTATTAATTTAACTATGAATTCAGAAAAAGAAGTCAAATTTGATGTTCCAGAAACAGTTGTTGACGAACCAGTAGATTTAAACAAATATGTACTTTCCGAAGAAGATAAAAGTATGATGACAATGACTAATTTAATTAATGTGTATCAAAAATATTTTAATATGACTTACAAAAAAACAGAAACAGAAGATAATTATCAAAATATGTTTGAAAATATAGATTTCAATGATGCAACATCAACAAATAAATGTATGGAATATTTTTTTGAATCAATAAAAATATATCAAGAACTTAAAGCAAAAGATGAGAAATTAGTGCAAATTCATCCACCTGATGATACATATGTAGATAATTTTGATGAAACATATACTATTATTGTTGATGATGATATTAAAGGAGTGACAAACTGTTTATATAGTGCGATTAAGTTTGTCGCAGAGTTACCAAATACCTGGGATTCATATTGGTATATAATGGTTTCAAATAATACAAAATAATTTTTATTTATAATTCATTTAAAGATCACAATAGATTATATAATATACTGATGAGTGAAATGGAAGATCCAAGTGTTGTAAATAATAGCGATGACGATATTTCTGATATCGATGATGATGAACGCTCCCAAATTACCAAAGAAGCAGAAGACAAACATGTATCGAATGAATTCAAGGACAAAGTATTGTCATTTATAAAACTTGATGATTTAATTAGAGAAAAAAATGAGGAATTGAAAGTTTTGAAAGAAAAGAAAAAACCATGCGAAGAATTTATAATTAGATATTTAGATAAGGCAGATTCTAACTTTGTAAATGTTATTGGAGGTAAATTAATTAAAAATACTGCCGAAACAAAGGGACCACTCGGAATGGATATTATTAAAGACTCAATTGTTGAAGGAATGAAAGTAGAAAAAGTAACGGAAGATGAGGAAATGACCGCAAAAATGTTGACTACTATATTAGATTTAATGGAAAAGAAAAGACCTGTCAAAAAAAATACTAATATAAAGAGAACGTTTATTAAAGACAAACCAGAAAAGGCTCCAAAGAAAAAGAATGCAAAGTAATTTAATTACTTAAACAATATTATATATTTACTATTATAATAGTTACTATATGAGTGATTTAAAATTAAATAAATGGTTAAAAAATCGTGTTGATGACCAAAATAGATTTCAAAATAAACACAATGGATTACATCACAGTAATGATTTTTATAAATATTATACAGATAATGATCTTGATGTTATTAATAGCGATACTATAACTGCAGAAGCAATAGTTTTAAATGCAAAATACTGCAATAGTGTTGAAAATAATAAATATACCGAAGCATGTGAAAATTATGGTAATAAAAATATTTTAATAGAACCAGGGACTAATCAAAGTCATACAAATTATTTATTTAAACGTCTGATTGATAAGTCTTCAAAGATGACAAAGGAGGTTGCAAATGTAAATAACAGAAAATATATAGGTCATGATATAATTGATATTATAACTCCTGAAATGAAGGAAGGCTTTTACAAATTTTGTCATGAAAATTCCACTTAAACATATACAGTATAAAATATACTAATAATGGATTCGAATTATAATGAACATGAGTATGATTTTAATCATAACAGTACAGATGATATTGATGAAGAGATGACAGTTGATGATTTAATAAACGAATTAGAATTACAGTTAGATAAATTTAATGATAATGTTGTGAAATTATGGCAATCAGTAATATATGATTATATTAATGACCATAACAAAAATTATATTTTAAATAAATTAAATGTATTTGATTCAACAAAGTTTTATGTATTTGTCACAGAAAATAGTCCACAATTTAAACAAATAACAAATTCACTCAATGAGTTATATAAATGCAAAGCAAAGGGCATAACTGTATTGTAAAATTTAACGTAATTTTAAAATTATATTAAATTCTAATTTTTAATAATTTAACCTAAAAAGGAGCTGTTTACATTAATTTCAACATATGGGGTCAATGGAAGACTGAATGTTGGGATGTAAAAGCTATCTACTTTGTAGATCAATGGATTGTACCACCAATAGACGAATGGCTGATTTAATCTTCTGTATTTGAATAATTTTACTTTTTCATATAAATCATCCGAGTCTGAAGAAGAAGAAGAAGAAGAGTCATCATCATCATCATCATGATGTTTGCGGTGCTTTCTTCCACCAGATTGTTCGTCATCGTGTGATAATTTTGCCATTTTGGAAGAATGTGCAATTAAATTCTTTTCTTGTTGTGCAGACATTGATGATTCGACACTTTGGATAGTGTAGTCTGCCAACTTTGAGGTACCGTCAGCTGATTCCTTTACCAAAAAGTGATGCAATTGTGAACCGCCTCCTTTGAGAGTCATAGCAAATTGTGGAACATTATTTGTTATATGTTTAGAAAGTGACAACCAAGCAGCTTCTGCAGCGCTTTCAGCATTTTTTCCTGAGAATGTTGTATTATAGTTACCAACTATTTGAGGATTAATTAGAGTAAATTCTTGAACCATTATACTATAAACCTATATTATTTATTTAGATTTTTTATACTATTAAAAGTACCAATAAAAAATTGATTTGTAATTTGGCTAATCATAAACGATTTAAAGATACTGTTTATATTATAACTAATAACAGTATATGGGAAAATCCGTTGAAATAAAAACCGAACATGTAATTCCTTTTAAAACTCTTTTCGAAGTCCTCAAGGAGGTCCTCAATGATGTCATTGTTGAGTTCAAACAGGATGAAGAAATGAATAAAAAACCATCTGATGATGGAAAGACAGAAAAGAAATTAAAAAATGATGATGAAGAAGACGAAGACGAAAATTCTGAGAATGAAGCATCGAATGATGAAGCCGAAGCTGAGGCCGATGAAGATGAAGGAGATGATAAAGATGAGAAAACAAAATCTGAAAAGAAAGACGAAGAAAAGTCAGGTGGTATTAAAATTATGACCGTCGACCATACAAAAACTCTACTCATTCATGTCAAATTAAATGCAAAGCAATTTTCTGTTTTTAAGGTTAAGAAAAAATGTCACGATGTTGGTATCAGCTTAGTACATTTACATAAACTAATTAAATCATTGGATAAGGATGATACTTTATCAATGTATATTGATGAAGAAGATAAACAAAATATTGTTCTCAAAGTAGACAACGACGAAAAAAATTATAAAACAATTTACCGTCTAAAATTGATGGACATTAATAAAACGAGCTATAAAATTCCACAAACCCCCTTTGAATCTGTAATTGTTATGGACTCTGGTGAGTTTCATAAAATTTGCAGAGAAATGTCACAAATTGCAGAATACATTGATATCAAATGTACAAACAACAGCATTACTTTCACTTGCAAAGGTGATTGTGCTGAAAGAAGTACAACATATACATCAGATGAAAATGGTGTTAAAATTAGAATGTCGAATAATAAAAATAAGAATACCATAGTTCAAGGTATTTTCGAATTGAAATACTTGGTTATGTTTACAAAATGTGCAAATTTATGTAACGATATCCAAATATTCATGAGAAATGACTATCCACTGTTCATTAAATATACAGTTGCAACATTAGGTACTATTCAACTTGGTATTGTGCCAACTGATGAAAAACATATCAACAGTAACTTTGATGACGACGATGCTCTTTACAGCGATGAAGAAAAGGAATAAGGTATCAACTTAATTTATTTATACATATTATCATTTATTAGTTAATAAATGATAAACTCAAATTAAATATTATAAAAAAATTAATTATTTTCCGGAACAATACCTTTATGTTGAATACTTATCTTTGGATACATACTTAGTAAACTATCTGGTAAATGATCTGAGATATCTACATTTACTTTCACCCATATTTTGATAAATGCCCAGTTATTTTTTATGCTATATGATATGCCATTAATTATATCTGGTGTATCAATCAGAGATTCATTAAAAAGCAGAAAACATGCCTGTTGCATTAGATCCATACTTTGTGTTATGTCAATTCTTAAGGAACATGTTGCTCCTTTTTTGTTTAATTCAGCTTCCCACGTTGGTTCAATACTTTTTCCATTTGCCATTTCTTTCATGATGAAGAAATTATAATTATAATGATCTAATTTGTGAAAATTATTAAATACTTTCCAGAATGTTGATATTGAATTGATGCAGTATTTATCTTTATAACTTTTAATACTCCAATCGGTTGAATTATTTTGTCTAACCCAAACATGCCATTTGTTTTCAAAATGTAAATCGTCACCCTTATCATTTGTATTATTATCAACAACTGGATCGTTAACGATTTCTGCAAGTGGCTCATCAACTTCTGGAGCTGGTTGGAAATCTTGTTGTTTCCGAGGAGTATTGTTTATTACTCTTACTTTACCCTTTTTATTTTTTGGTTCAAAAACAGTCCAATCATCATCTACATTACTGTGTGATTTGGTATGATTCGGACTTTTTTTAATAGGTTTAATATTATCATCAACTGACGATTTAATTTCTTTTTTTGCATCGGACTGTTCACATTCACTATCGTCATCATATTCGTTCAATAATTCAAATTGTGACTTTTTAACCTCTAGATATCCTAATTCAGTAGATCCGTGACTAGATGGTTTGGCAGTAGGAGCTCTACCTTTCTTAGATTTGGACATTTGACTACTAAACATTCTATTGGTTTTTGTCTCTTGCATTAACTATATCAATTTTATTTATATGTCTTTATACCTTTGAAGGTTTAGAATGTTTGATTAATAAACAAAATCTTCAAGGGTTTAATTAAATTATTACTTATTTAGCTTTTATTGTTTTTAAAATTGGCTTTGAAACAATTGTTTTCTTTTTAATAACTGGTTTATTAGTTACAAGTTTAACAATTCCAATAATTGATGCCAATTGCAAAGATTCATTTGTACATGTTGCTAAATTGAATTCAACATCTGATAAATGTTTTGCAATTTCAAATACTTGTTCAGGTACTATTGGTGTTTCAATTATAGTTTCATTTCCCATGGCATGATTTAACAATGCAGTATGAATTTCGGTAATCATATCTGCTAATGCATAACCGTTTTCTGTTTTTAGTTTTTCTATGGTATCATAATTGGTTTTAAAATCTTCTTTGACCAATGTATTTACAATAAATTTTACATCTTCTTTTGTTGGATAACTTAAGCAGTTATTTACAGCTTTTTCGTTAATTAATTTATATGCCATCCCAGCAGATTGGAAAATATTCAAAACAACACGCATATCACCATTTGATCGTTTGATTATAGTATCATAACCGTCTTCGGTAACTTGTTTATTTTCTATTTGTGCAATAGTTTTTATTTTTTGTTTAATATAATTTGTTTTTAATGGCGCAAATCGTAAACATGTGCATCTAGACTGAAGTGCAATATTGATTTTTTTGATATAATTACAAATCAAACAAAATCTTGCATTCTTCGTAAATTTTTCAATAACCCTTCTTAAAATTGCTTGAGCATCAGCAGTCATGGCATCCGCTTCATCCAAAATTACCAGTTTGAAAGTTGCTTCATCATTCTCACTGAAAACATTTTTTGCTGTTACAAATTGACTGATTCTATTTCTTACCACTTCAATACCTCTTTCTTCAGAAGCATTGATTTCCAATATCATTATAGGCATCTTATCACCATATAATGCCCGAGCAGCAGCCATTATCACAGATGTTTTTCCTGAACCAGGTGGTCCATAAAATAGTAAATGTGGTAAGGTTTTTTTCTCAATAAACCTATTTAATGTCTCAATAATATTATTGTGTGAAATTACTTCATCTAATGTTTGTGGCCTATATTTCTCAATCCATGGTAAGGTCTCTTCGGTACTTTTCTTTGATAAATCATTTAGAGTCATATATATTATGATATTATTAATTAACATTAATCCTAGTTTGTGTTTAAATCAATTTTATAATATATAAAAGTAGTATAATAATGGCGTTCGTAGACGCACTTGAGGATAAATATGTAGATTGTGTAAGTAACTTCTGCAGAATAGGTAGGTATATTAAAACAAAATTTCATAAAGTTAAATTTGCTAGATGTTATGTTGGAGACAATAAATACAATATTTCTAAAGTTAGAAGTAAATATATTCTATTAAAATTTTCTAAGTGTTTAACAAAAAGTGCAATTAAAAGCTTGGATACAAAATTGGATATGCTAACTGTTCATATTCGAGATTATTCTTTCAAAAAAAATATTATATTTGAAAATATTAATATATCCAATATATCAACTTTAACTGATAATATTACAAATGAACCAAATGATATTATGGTGAATTTAGAAAATATAATAGTAATTAGTATTAATTTAATTAAATCTGATGGAAAAAAATTAGATCTTAGTAAATTATTTATTAATTATGCTGATCCAACTCAACAATATGCACATACTATTAAAAATATTTTTAAAGTTACAAAAACTCAATTAAATAACAATGAAACAATTGAGGTAAATTATTATGAAGGATGTGATTCAAAAAAATATATTTACACGGTTGGGGATATTGCTGATAAACATTATACTTTTATTTATAATAATTTATTAAATATTGGAAAAAGTAAAAACGATATAGAGGAGAAACTAGATATAGAAAATGATAATAGTGAATTGGTTATATTCCCAAATTTTCATGAGGAAGAACCAAGTCAAAATAATAATGTTAAATTAGAAAATGAAATAATTAAAGACGCTGAAGATAATACATCAAAAGATCCTAATGATGTATCTAGAGTTGATTTTGCAAATTTTGTGAGTCAATTATTAGACTCGAGAAAAAATCAAAATACTGGAAATTAAAAGATTAATTATTAAAACAATATAAGATGATAGGAGTATATATAGAAAAATTGAAAAATATGTAGCCTCTTCATATATTTTTATGAAAAGACTTAAATATTATATACTATTTAATATTATATGGACACTGAGATATATTCATACGAATCCGATAAAATCCGCCCAATCAAACAAATTAAATTTTGCACATACGGCAATAAGGAAATTTTAGCGGGTTCGGCGTTGGGTAAGGATACCGATGGTATCACCATCCCGGATCTTTATGACAACGCCGAACCCAAACGTGGAGGTCTTATTGACTCTCGATTGGGTACTACGGATAATCACATCGACTGCGCTACATGCGGCTTGAATAATCTATATTGTGTCGGTCATTTTGGCCATATTAAATTAGCAGAACCTGTGTTTCATATGGGATATTTACCTTTCGTTAAGAAAATATTAAGTTGTATATGTCTCAAATGTTCCAGACTGCTTATTCACAAAAATGAGGATGAGATTGCGGATATGTTGAAAAATAAATCAGGAAAGGCAAGAATGAATGAAATAAGAAATTTAGTCAAAAATGTAACATATTGTCAAAAAGCATATTATGGTTGCGGTGTACCTGTATCCAAGATTAAATTAGATATTAAGAAAGCTACCGGTGCTATCAATATTGTATCAGATACCAATTTAGCTGATTTACCTGCTGAAGAAGGTGGTGCTGGTGGTGACAAAAAGAAAAATAGACAAATATTAACTCCAGAAATAGTATATGACATCTTGAAAAATATTAGTGATATTGATTGTCAACTTCTCGGTTTAGATACTTCGGTTTCTAGACCAGAAATGATGATTCATAAGGTTTTCCCTGTTCCTCCAGTTCAGGTAAGACCTTCTGCTCGTGCTGATTTCATGGCTTCTTCTAACTTGGAAGATGACTTGACTCACAAACTTGCTGATATCATTAAAGCCAATCACAGAATTATTCGTTATAGGGAATCATTAAATGAAAATACTGCAAAATATGGCCAAGATCACTTGCACTTGTTACAATATAACATTGCTGCTTACTTTGATAATGAAACTTCAATGATTCCAAAGTCTGAACAAAAGGGACGTATTACAAAATCAGTTTCTTCAAGACTTAAGGGTAAAGAAGGTCGTGTCAGAGGTAACTTGATGGGTAAGCGTGTAGATTATTCTGCTCGTACTGTTATTACTTCAGATCCAACCATTGATATTAATCAATTGGGTGTACCTATTAAGATTGCAATGAACTTGACATTCCCAGAAGTTGTTACACCACAGAACGTTAACCATCTTACTAAACTTGTAAGAAATGGTCGTGATGTATATCCAGGTGCTAACTTCGTCTTCCCAGCAAGCAGTTTGGTTCCTGGTCAACGCGTATTACCTATCGATTTGAGATATCGTAAGGAAAAAGTAGAATTAAGATATGGTGATATTGTCGAAAGACACTTGGTTGATGGCGATATTGTATTGCTCAATCGTCAACCAACACTTCACAAACAATCTATGATGGGGCATAGAATTAAAGTTATCAATAACCCAGAACTCAACACCTTTCGCCTGAGTGTTGCAGTTACCACCCCTTATAATGCAGATTTGAGTGTAGAGTTCTCTCTACTTGAATACTAAAGTTTGCAATAGTAGGCTACCAAACAGGTTACTGAAATACCTGTCTGGATAAAATAGTATAAATTCAGTCACGATAAAACCTACTAGTTTTCACACTTAAATGAAAAGTACTACATTATTGTAATAATGGAACTCGGTCATATATACATAATAAAAAATCGTATCAATGATTTAAAATATGTTGGCCAAGCAAAAAAGTTTAGAAAAAATAAAAAGAAAGAATTCGGTTACAATGGTCGATTTAAAGAACACATATCATCAAATCCTACCTATCATATGGACAGAGTAATAAAAAAACTAGGTCCTGAAAACTTCTATGTAGAATTATTAGAAGAATGTTCACTTGACAAAATGGACGAGAGAGAAGTACATCACATAATGAAAAATAATACTTTACACCCACATGGATATAATATTGTTTTGGGAAATCCAAACAAAAATAGTAATCCTGAAGTTATATCAGAAAAACTAAAAGAACATTATTCTGATTATGACAAAAGAAAAACTCATAGTGATATACACCTTAATAATTTCAATGAAATTAATACAAAGGATCTAGTAAAGATAGAAATTAAACCTATCAAACAAAAAGGAGAAGACAAACTTATATATGTTTACTTCAAATATACCGATGATAAATTAATCAGAAGGAGATATGGAGGAATCCATACAAATTTTGATGAAAATTATAAAAGGTGTATCAATGATTTAAATAAATTAGGATTTGGATGTAAAATAATCGATCTAATAAAAGATAAAAATCAAATACAAAATTCAAAATTATCAGAACTCGGTAATATTAGCAAAATTGAACTAAGAATTCATACAATGAAAGAAAGGAAGCTAATATCATTGAATATAAATAATACTGATAATAAAAAAAGAATTGTATTTGGAGGAAAAACACTTTCTACCGAAATGGCATTTATAAATGCACTAAACTTCATTAAAAACAATAATATAAATTTTAGTAAAGTACACATACATGAAATTGTGAAAGCGACATTACCAAATTGCGGGAAACTCCTTAGAGACTTAGATACCACTCCTAGTAAGTAATTATTAGGAGGAACTCGGCGAAAAGCCGAACCCAATGGTAAAAATTCTAAGTATTGGATAATCCGCAGCCAAGCAGCCTTATTAGAGGTTGAAGGTTCAGAGACTAAATGGTTATGGGTCATAATAAATATGGCTTAAGATATAGTCCACTCCCATTCGAGAGAATGCTATTAGGTAGGACTAATAGAGGCAAAGATCTTAATCGGAAATGGTTAAGGGAGTCTGGTAGTAAGGTTTGACGGAGATGAGATTAACAGATTGGTCTCAGTAAGTATAAAAGTACTTGCTAGTTTATTGAAAAGTAAGCAACACATTCAAATTGCGGGAAACTCCTTAAGATTTTGATACTAAGGATAATTAGTAATAATTATCTGGCTTCAGGGAAACTTGAAGGTACAGTAAAAATTCAAAATATTGGACAATCCGCAGCCAAGCGACCTTATTAAAGGTTGAAGGTTCAGAGACTAAATGGATGTGGGCGAATAACAGTTCGCTTAAGATATAGTCCAGTCCCGCTCGAGAGAGTGCAATGAAGTAGTATTCATTGGAATAATGACTCTAAATGGAAATATTTAGACGAGTTTGGTATAAACGGAACATTTTCCTCCCTCAAAGTATTCAAACACAAATAGAATTAGAAGAAATAGCCGATGTCAAAAGGCAAATTATTACACCAGCCACTTCACGTACCATTATTGGTATTGTGCAAGATGGTTTACTAGGTGCATACAACTTAACAGCACCATCAATGAGAATTGACTGGAAGAGTGCAATGAACATCATGTCATACACATCAATTGATGATTTCAAATCATTCAAGAAAAATAAAGAATATACAGGTCATGAATTATTCTCATTAATCATACCGCCAAAAATTAACGTATCAAGATTCGATGATGCAGGTAAACCAACACTTACAATTAAGAATGGTAAACTAACTGAAGGATACTTAACTAAAGATATTCTTGGTTCAGGTAAAAAGAATAACCTTACACAATTAATCTGGGATGCATACAGTGTTGAAGAATCAAAGAGTTTCTTAGATAACACCCAAAGATTAATCAATAACTTTAACTTGTTTAATGGTTTCACTGTAGGTATTGGTGATGCAGGAATTCCATTGGATGTAGAAAAGCAAATTTATAAAATGTTCGAAACTAAAGAACAAAAAGTAAACCATATGATTACAGAAATGGAAAACAATCCTGATATGATGGATGTTGATATATTCGAAAATCGCGTATTCTCAGAACTTAACGTAATTCGTGATGATGTCAGTAAATTAATCATGAGCAATCTCAAAGCAGAAAATAACTTCAAGATTATGATTTCGTCAGGATCTAAGGGTGGTCCAACAAATATGGGTCAAATGGGTGGTTGTGTAGGCTTGCAAGCTTTCGAAGGTAAACTAATTCCTAAGAAACTTAATGGACGTACTCTACCATACTTTTTCCAAAATGATGACAGAGCTGAATCAAGAGGTTTGATCAAAAATTCATTCTTGAGAGGTATGACATTCCCTGAATTCTTCTACCACAATATGACAGGTCGTGAAGGTCTAGTCGATCAGTGTATTAAGACAGCAGAATCAGGTTATATTCAAAGAAAGCTTGTTAAATCATTAGAAGATGCTATGATTAAATATGACGGTACAGTAAGAACAGCTTCAAACCTTATCTTACAGTTCATCTATGGTGATAGTGGAGCTGATACAACAAAACAATATGAATATGCCATCAAGATGATTGAAATGGGTGATAATGAAATGGCTAACAAACATAAGTTTACCAAAGAAGAATTAAAAGCATACAAATTTACAGAAAAAGAAAATGACGAATATATCAAGAAATTAATTGAAATGAGAGATACTATTAGAATGAGTCAAATTAAGACAAAAATGAGTTATATTACAATGAGCAATGTATTTATGTTGCCAATTAACTTGACTCGTATTATTGATAATACTAGAGGTGATACATCACTCAAATCTAGTGAAAAATTAGAGCCATCCCATATTCTAAAGAAATTGGAAGAAGTGTTACATAACAGAAATACTCAACTATTCGCAATGAAAGAATCGAAAAGAGATGATGTAAATAGTGTTAAATACAAAGATGATCAAATCTCAAAGACATCACTCAAGATTTCAATTAATGATGCTTTATCTCCAAAAAGATGTTTAATCGAATATGGATTTAGTAAAGCACAATTTGATAATGTTATTGATGAAATCATTACAAGCTTTAATTCAAATATCGTAGAACCTGGTGAAATGGTTGGATTGATCGGAGCACAATCTATGGGTGAACCAACTACACAAATGACACTTAACGCTTTCCACCACTCAGGTATTGCAGCTATGAGTACAACTACACAGGGTGTGCCAAGAATTAAGGAATTAATCAGTTTAACAAAGAATCTGAAGACACCTCAAATGGTTACATACTTGACCAAAGAACATATGGCAAATAAAGATATGGCACATAAAATTGCATCACATATTAAATATACAACACTTGGTCATTTGAGAAAATCACTTACAGTATATTATGATCCAAATCCAAAGAGAGCCGGAGGATTTATGGAACAAGATAATGTCAAGAATGTATACTACAGCCACAATGCAACAAGAAATAGTTGTCAAGCAGATATTAACTCACTTTCATGGTTGATGAGAATTGAACTTGATCGCGAAAAGATGTTGGAAAAGGAAGTAACCCTTCTTGATATCAAAAGTAAATTCTGTAATATGTGGGAAAAGAGATTCCTAGATATGAAGTCTGTGAGAAAGGAAGAAAAATATGTATTAGAAAAAGTTACACAATGTGCAGTACTAAGTAACACAGATAATGATAAACAACCAGTATTACATATTAGATTCGATATGACAGAATTTGACTTTGCAATTATGAATGACTTTATTGATTACATCATAGAAAGATTCAAATTGAAAGGTATTCCATCGATTACAAACATTGGTGCTATTGCTGAGGAGCGTGCATTAGTCATGGATGGTCCAAATCATGATATTGAAAAGAAAACACAGTTCGTAATTTACACTGTTGGTGTTAACTTGTATGATATTAGATATATTAACGGTATTGATATTTACAAGACAGTATGTAATGATATAGTAGCAATGTACGAAACATTCGGTGTTGAAGCAGCTAGAGCAACATTATGTAGAGAAATTTCCTTGGCATATGAACGTGCAGGAAGTGCTGTAAACTACAATCACTTATCATTGCTTGTAGACTTGATGACAAATAACGGATTCTTAACATCCATTGACAGACATGGTATGAACAAGTCCGATGTTGGTCCATTATCACGAGCATCATTCGAAAAGACTGTCGATCAACTAATCAATGCTGCGGTATTTGGTGAAGTTGATCACATGAAAGGTATATCCTCAAGAATTATGGCTGGTCTAGTAATCAAAGGTGGTACTGGTATGTGTGATGTCATATTAGATACAGATATGTTAGAAAAGTCTGAATTCACTGAGGATGTTGGTCAGAAATATCTCAAGACTTACAATGATATTAATACAGATAATGTAATCAAAGATATTATCAGCAAGGAAGAAGACAACATGTTCATTCCTATGTAATTTATTTATACAACTTTAAAATTTGATTAATTTAATATTTATGTGCTAAGCATGTAAATATTCGTACTAAGTTATAAAATGGACAGATTCCTTACACATGTAAAATTTAAAAAACCAGTTAAAATAAATATATACAGTGACATAAATAGTTTATCTTTAAAAATTATGATTGCTTCTGTAATTAAAGTAGGTCTCGCTACTTGTAATGTTACATTAAATATTGATCCCATAAAAAGTGGAAATGAAAAATCATCTGTGCATGATGATTTTTTTTGATTATTTATAAAAAATTGATATTTTATATCATAGATCTTGAACCCATTATTATAATGATTATTATAATAATGAACAACATACTTATTATTAAAGATGAGAATTTCGAAATAGGTAATTTGTTTATAAACTTTGACAAACCTTATGCTGTTGACAAAAGAGCTCGATATGACGTGTCTTACAAACAAGATGATAGTAAATTACCATTTTGCATCGAAACTAATTGGCTAAAATTATTCTCGAGATTTCCAACCAATATTAAATATGTAAATGACAGTAAGTATAAAGCAGATCCGATAATTAAAATAGTTTTTCCAGTTGGTAACAATGACCAAGGACTTAATAGTTTAAAAAATGCAATTATGAAATTAGATGAATATATGTCTAGCGAACAAGTCCGTGAGAACATTATGAAAAAATTAAAAATTACAAATAAGGATTTTAAATACAATTCCTTAATGAAGTCACAAAATGAAGATAATGATGAAACTGAAAAATCTATTTGTTTGAAATTTAGACATATTTATGAAAACAAGCTAAAAACAGATAAAATCGAAACTGGTCTATTTATTCAAAAGAATAATATATCAATAAATATAGATAATGCAGATATAAATATTTTTAGTGAATTTATGAAACAAAATATGGATTCAAGATTTATCATATATTTTGAGAAATTATGGGTTTCAAAAGATTCTCTGACATATGGAATAAAATTACAAATGCTCCAAGTAAATGTAACAACAAATAAATTTATTAATAATAATATAATGAAATTATCTGATGGTGTTAAAAAAAGTATTAGTATGTTTGATAAGAATGATAAAGAATCAAAAGAAGATAAATATGAACAATTTTTAATAAATAAAGAATTTAAATCGAAATTTGATATTGCAATGAGTGATAAAAGAATTATTGGTTCATTATCAGATATTAATAAAAAATCTGAGTTTTGTTATGATGTTCAAAGATATACTGATTTGGCTGATGATTTAGCGATAGAAATATAAATTTGGAAAAAATTAAAGTTTTCTAAGTTTATCAACGGCTTTACGGTTTGCTATTTCTCCAATTGTTTTATCGATTGCTTGATCATAATATTGTTTTATTAATTGTAATGATGGTCTTTTTTTACCAAACTGTTGAAAATAGTTATTTTCATTTAAATTTGCTAATCTATCTATTTCGGTTATTTCTGCATCAGTAAGCATTGGTCCCATTGTAATGAATACTTGTTTGTGTTCGTTTGTCAAATAACAGTCTTGTATTGGTATTCTGAATAAATATTTATCAGGGCAATCACCTCTACCAATAATAGATATTGTTTTCCCTGTCCCGACTGCCATATCATACCGTCCTTCGAAAAATCCATCTGCTTCATCTGATTCATCGACCCATAAATTATTCAATCTATTTGAATAGAAATATTTGATAAGTCCGTCGGGGCAAAATACTAGTGGACCATATGGATCATCTTTAATACGATCTCCAGTATATGGATCCCATTGTTGGTAAAATTTAAAGCTTTTATCATCTTGGAGATTTATATTAAAAAACGGATCTAATTTGGTTGTTCGTAAAACTCTATAATATTCAGTAGTAGTATCATCATATTTTTTTGTATATAAATTTCCGGCTATTTCGGGGGTGGTTACAACGATATCCGAGCTATCAAACTCGAATAAGCCGTCATTAAAGGATAAATCCGCGCCAATATCAGTAAAAGCGCTCATATTAGCTATATTAAGCCAATATATGATGATTTAACATATAATATAAGAATATCAATTTTTTTAATAATGCGTTTGAAATATAAGAAAAAATTGAATTTAAAACTATTTAAACAAAAACAGTATATTATAGGTTAGATCATATTATTATGTCAACCCAAAAACCAACCCAAAAGAAAGTAGCCAAGAAAGAAGCAAAGGCCAGCGCAATCAAGTGTTCAAGTTTCAACACAGACAAGTTTACAGTTACCGCATTCGATAACGACAATGAAAGAAGTGCAGGACAATCAATAGCATACCCAAGATACAACTATGAATCAGGAGCAAAGAACTTTATCTTTACCACTCAAGGAATTAAATTTACCCAATATGGTATTCCATCACTAACTGATAAAGATGGTAAACCAAATAAATATCGTAAATCTGATAAGGATCGTGGATACATCAAAATTCCATATGATCCATCTCAACCAGCATGTGTAGAACTATTTACTATGCTTGAATCAATTGATGCCCAATTTCAAGCACTCTCTGAAGGAGGTAAAATTGATGAATGTTCTCTTCCTCCACTAAAGAAGAAGCAACGATGGGTTTATGTTCCTCTTGTCAGAGAACCACAAGATGACGAAGATGACGATCAATCTAAGGTTAAATCAAACAAACCTCGTTTCAAATACTGCAAACTTAAACTTGATACTACTTTCCCTGAAGGAAATGTAGTAACACCAGTATTCGTTAGAGAAAATGGTGTTCCAGAATGTGTTGATGTCAAGACAGTTACTGACTTGACTGAACACTTCCAATGGAACTGCACATCTCAATTCGTAATCATGATGAACAAAGCATGGGCTGCAAAAGCTGCTGATGCTGATGTCAGAAAATATGGTTGCACAATGAAAGCCATGCAAATGGAAATCGTTGATAGACCATCTGGCGCTTCTGTTCGTAATGAATTCAAAACTTATGCTTTCGCAACTGAAGGAGGTGACGAAGCAACCACTCAAGATGCTGGAGAAGATGAAGCAACTGAAGAGGATGCTGAAGCCGAGGAAGGTGATGCTGAAGCCGAAGATGGTGAAGCTGAGGCTGAGGATGGAGAAGCTGAGGATGCAGAGGATGGTGAAGCCGAGGATGGTGAAGCCGAGGATGGTGAAGAGGAAGAGGATGAAGCGACTCCAGAACCCGAACCAGAACCCGAACCAGTTAAGCCAGCTAAAGCAGCTGCCAAGGCAACAAAGCCAGCCGCAGCTAAGAAAGCTACAAAATAAATATAATACTAATTTAGTATAAAAAACATTTTTTTATCGTTTGCTTTACATAAAAATATATATTCACATAATGTAGTTAGATGAATATTAAAATTTTCAAACACAATGAAGTAGATTTTGACAATATAAATTTAGGTCAATTATCTGATACTCAATCCTCAGAAAGCAGAGTTGGACTAATAAAATATAAACAAAATAATAAATTGATGCCCTTCCTTGTTCAAATTCCATCTTTATTATTAAATGATACATATAATGGCAAGAATGAATTAATTTTACCGTTAGTTTGCAAGAATAATGAATCAACAGAAAGTGTTTGTGATTTCTTTAATAAACTAGATATGTGTATAGTATCAAAATTAAAGTCCAAGCTCAAAGAGTGGAATATAAATGCAAAAAATATAAGTTATAAAGCCATCGTAAACACAATTGAAGGTGATGACGATGAAGTATATGAAAATGGTGTAATACGATTAAGATTAATTGATAATGATTCATTTACAACAAAAATATATGACAATGACAGAAATTTAGTAGCAAGTGATAACTATGATAATTTACTTGTAAACAGTGCATATGTCAAGTCAATTATTGAAGTAGTTTCGATAATAATCAATAATGATTCCGTCATTTGTGTAAATATTAAACCACATCAATTAAGAGTATCAAAACCTACAAATGAAGTTGTTGAATTAAGTTGTTATTCATTTGATGACAACGATAGTGAAGTTGAAGTAGAGAATAAGAAACCAAGTATAGATGATATGCATGAAGCACTTCTAAACACACAAACCGACTTTTTGTACAGTAAAGATAACCAAGATCGCAACAGAGTCAGTGAAAGCGAATGTGATAATAATTCAAGTGATAACAATGAAGAGAATAATGATGATGACGAAAATAGTACTTCTGAATTAAATAAGATATCTGAAGAAAAACAGACAGAAGAATCTGAAGAATCACATAGTAATTATTTTAATGCACTAAAAATGAAAGGACCGCTAAAGGTTCAAGTTGAAACTTTATAATTTATTTATAAAATTATTAGTTGCGGATGAATCTGTCAACGACTTACAAAAATAGTACAAGTATGTAGCAATAGTTATAAATATAACTAACCACATTAATTGTATGTCAACAGGATTATATCTTATATAATCAATTAATTTATGTATCATATGATGAAATATATTAATAGAATACTATATTTTATTAATATTAAATAATTATGTTTATCTTAGTCAAAATTTAGTGTAATTTGAACTTCGTCATTTTCTATTGTTTTTGTCGCTTTGACATTAACCGCCTTGCTCGATTTACCCTTTACATTTATTTTTTTCTCACTTTTTTTAAGTGATGAAACAGTTGATGATTCATCATCTGATTTAGATGTGTCAGTTTTCTTTTTATCCTTCTTCTTTTTATCCTCTTTATTGGAAGTATTCATCGCCTTTGTTACTTGTGCAATATTTTTCTCAACAAATTCAATAATTCTGTTACTAATCGCCCATCTGAAAAAATTCATTTGTCCAATTGTTGTATTAATTGTTTTTGTTGTATCTGATAAATCGTAGCAATAGTGGAATTTTTTCTTTCTTCTAAAAGGATCGAAATATCTTTTTTTATATGACTTAAGTTGCGCCTTATAAGAAATATGTACATCAAAGACTTCTGTAATAGTACCACTATCAAAATCTAGCTTTTTTTTAGCATATCTAGTAACAAACCAATCGAGAACACGTAATGATATTTCAGAATTACCATCAATAATGCCGATCATTTTATGAATTTGATCCAGTGTGCATTTTTTAAAGAATTTATCTATCATTTTATAATAACAAAGCTCCTTATTTGTAAAATATTTGACAGGATCAAAATTACGGACAGGCTTCTCGTCATTTTCAGATTCAGAAAATTCTTCAGATGAGTCATCTATGTCAAAATCATTATCATTCTCATTTTCATATATTTTAGCTGTCATTATATATAATGATCGGCTAACTTTTTTAAGTATTTTCTAAGCCATATTATATGAGAAATATTAGATTTTATTTATCAGGAGGGGGGACAAAGTGTTCCTATCAAGCTAATTTTTTAAAAACTGTCATGAATAGTAATAAATTCAATAGAAAATATAGGATCGAGTCAATTTATGGTGTTTCGTTCGGAGCTTTAGTTGGATTTTATTCAGTACTAGGAAAACACGATGAAATTATTAAACAATTATCAAATGTTAATTCAGAATCATTAATTCCTTGCGTTTCATTTTTTGGTTTAGAAAAATATATTAAAAAAATACCAATTATTGGGTCGATGTTTACATACATATATAAAATAATTTGGTTAATATATGGCATTTTTAAAAAAGGATTATATTCACAGATAAATATAAAACAGGCGCTAGACAAACTCGAAACAAAAAATTGCTCTAATTTGGTAAAATTTAAATGTTTGGTTTATAATGTAGACAAAAATAGTTGTGAAGTAATAAGAGGAGATCATCCACTTATCAAAGAATATATACTGGCAGCTATTGCATGTTGGGGAATATTTCCTCCCAAAAAAATAATAAGGTTAAAAACAGAATGTATTTGCACAAGTAAATGTATGTGCACCGGAAAAATATTTTGCAACTGTGTAAATGATAAACATAAATTCAATGAATATATTGATTATGGTATTATACAACATATACCATTCGAAAATTGTTTAAGTAAACGTGATAGGATTAAAGATGACACAATAAAGTGTGTTTTAACAACTGATGATTTGACAGATTTAATGAATGGTAATAATAAATTAGAAACAGGATCAAATTTATTAGAGTATTACCATAAGTTACTTGCGCATAGTTTAGCAAGTAACTTATCTTATAAAATGAAAACATGGAATAATAAAAATATGCATATTATAAACTACAAGCCATTATTTGAAGATGCAACAACAACTAACAGTTCTGACATTATTAAAATGATAGATAGTGGTAAATTAATAGCTGAAAAATACATTGAAATTATAGATAATGATATTGATGACAAAAAAATAGTTGTAAACTTATAACGTTATTTGAAAATCTTTTGTTAAATCATATTCTTCTTTTGGAAGTGTATTTAATATTAATTCGAATCGATATCTTACAGGATTATTTACCAAAAAGTTTCCATAAAAAGTTGTTTGTAATTGTTGAATTGGAAGATCATTGTAATTTTTATACAGTAATTCAAAATTGCTAAATGGATACATATTATATACCCATATTCCGCAGTAACAATCTTGAGAATTTTTGTAATTTATTAATTTGAATCGCAGTGATTTTGACAAAAGATTTATGATTTCAAGTGATAACTTATGTGATGTTTCACATTCGTTAATTTTTATTGTTTTGAAATCATCAAATACATGAGTTAAAAATATTGCAAGGCCGATATATATTTTTATATTTAAATTCTTTATTTTGTCTTTGAATATTTTTAAATCATTTAGTGAAAAGTTTTTTCTATTATATGGATTTGATGGAAATGATGGTGATGGATTTTCCATATCTGAATTACATAATTGTGTAGAAAAATGAGAAACAAGTAATCTAATATCCCACCATGTATTGTCCATATATATCCAATATATTGACGGCACTTCTTTCCATGAATCATATATGCCTAGTAATCCACTTGTATAATTTTCATCAAGTTTATTTATAGCATTATTTAATTTAGCTTCTAATTTGTAATTGATAGGTGAAAATATGGTTTTGATTTCTTGTTTATCGGTATTACGAAAATCATCAAGTAACGTATGAAAATATTTTTTTGTTCTAATATGGTATTTACAAAAGTCAGCATTCTCAATAACTTGGCGTGTGCATCTAGTATTAATATTTTTATTATTAAGATGCGACATACAAACATTATTATTCCAAGTATTAATACACATTACAGATTTTTGATATATATATAATACCTGTCAAAATATTATATATGTTTGGGGGTAAAAAAAGTTGAATTATAATGTTATTAAGAAAATACTTAATAAATGGTATAAATTATAACATTATAACTAAATATGGAGGTTGATAACCAATGGATGTTAATATATGACAAATATTATGGTGATCACAATTTTAATAACAAAGTAACAATTACTGTAAGCTTGCAAAATTTATTTGCAGAGGATTACAATCAATATGTAGGAGACGAGGCTGTTAAAATGTTTAATGAATTTGGAGGCTCATGTAAAATTCCGGAGGATCTTGATAAAAATTTTTATCAAGTTTTAATGTTTACTATGCCAGTTAATAATACCCTAGCAAAGTACACCGTGGTTGGAATAAATCACAAAGAATTAAAAAAATGTGTCGTTAATAAATTGCCAATTCCAAATGATAAATTTCTAATCAGTTTATGCAGATATCATGTTTCATATAGTAAAGCTGCTCAAAATGGTGGCACAGTAAACTATTCAAATGATACCACATTAATTAAAGCGAATGTAGATAAAATAATAGAAAAGGTAACAAGTACAACAGGTGATATTACTGATCCTATTATGCCTAATCCAGATTTTTTGGCATGTGAACTATATCCATATCAAAAAAGATCTGTACTTAAAATGGTTCAAATTGAAAAAGATAGAAAAGCAATTTCTTTCAATCTTAATGATGAAATAGTTTTAGGAGATGTATATTATGATGTATTCAGACAAGTATTTACACTTGGTGATGACAGAAGAAAATTAGAATTTCATGGTGGAGGTTTAATAGATGAAGTTGGGCTAGGTAAAACTGTTCAAATGACATCATTGTCACTTTCGAATCAAGCAACTGATATTAGTTATACTAGAAAGGATTCTAAACGTCTCCATAGTAGAGCAACTCTTATCATATGTCCAAATCAATTGTGCGGGCAATGGCAGCGTGAATTAAAGAAGATGGTTAAACCCGAATATGATTTAAAAATAGTTATGCTACTTACAAAGGTTCATTTTGATAATGTAACATATCAACAACTACTCGATGCTGATTTTGTAATTGTTTCATTTAACTTTCTTGAAAATAAATGTTACACAGGAAAATTACTTGCAGATGTTTCAACTGTGAAAACATATTGCAAATCCGCTCCGACTGTATTTAATTCAAGCAGTGTTAAATCTGCAATAGATAAATTTGGTACTGAACTTGTAAATAATCCAAAACTATTAAGTACAACAGAAGCAATTCTACATGCTATTCATTGGCACAGAATTTCAGTGGATGAAATTCATGAAATTTTTACAGTACAAAAATATGTACATATGTTAAATTTTCTACCATTATTTAATAGTATGTATAAATGGGCTGTAACTGGTACTCCATTCCAAAAAAGTTCTGATTGTTTGCACCAAATTGTGGACTTTGTTACAGGTCATACGAATACATATGGTCAAAAAATATTTACAAATCAAAATATAGTTCAACATGTAACAAATAACTTTTTCAGAAGAAATACAAAGAAAAGTGTAACTGCTGAATATCAATTGCCTCCGCTTGAAGAATCTGTGATTTGGCTGAAATTCTCTCAAACAGAGCGTATGATGTATAATGCATATCTAGCCAATCCACAAAATGATAAATTTAGTACTTTCCTCAGACAACTGTGTTGCCACCCTAAACTTTCTGATGAAACTAAAGATGCTTTGTCACATTGTAAAACTTTAGAAGATATTGAAAAGATGATGGTGAAGCACTATGAAACTGCTATGATTGATGCAGAAAGGAAACTAAATTATGTAAAATACAGAATTAAGATAACAGAACTGAGAATGAAAAAATATGAGAGACGCCGACAAAGACGATTCTTAAAACAACTCGGATACAGAGTAAAACTTGAAAAGATGGAAACTGAAGAAGAAATTAAAAATCAGTTCAAAGATGTTTTAGAATTTGCAGCAGAAGATCTTGAAATGAATATGAATGATATAGTTGACGCAGCAGATGATGATGATGACGATAAGGATGATGATGATGATAAAAACAAAGAACTTATCGTTGTAGGTGATGAAAATCAAGGTGCAATTAAGGCTTTGATTGGTCACCTACTTATTAAACACAAGTCAATTACTATGGATAATATGATAGATGGTCTTAATAAATTAAATACTCGTCTGAAAGAAACGCAAACAGATTATAATGGTAAGAAAACTACATGCGAATTTTATAAGAATGTTGTCGAAAGAATTAGAAAAACAGTAGCTAAGAAAGAGGAGGAGGAAGAAAAGAAAGGCGAAGAAGATAGTGATGAGGAAAGCGACGAAGAAGATGACGATGAAGAAACATGTGGTATCTGTCTATCTGATATTAAGGATGAAGATATTGGTGTGACAAAATGTGGTCACATCTTCTGCTATCAATGTATCAAAACTATTGCATCACAAAAACATCAATGCCCATATTGCAGAAAACCAATATCAGACAAAGAAATTTATATGATGTCTTATGAAAGAAAGAAAAAGAGTTCGGAAGAAACTCAAGAAATTAAGGATAAAACAGCTTTAATAAATCTTATTGGAACCAAATTAGCAAATCTCATCTATTATCTCAAATCTTGCAAAGAACATGTGATTCTGTTCTCACAATGGGATGATCTATTGAGAAAGGTAGGTGTTGTACTTGACGAATACGGAATTAAGAATGTGTTCTGCCGTGGTAACGTATGGCAACGCGACAAAGCTATTCGCCACTTCAACTCTGATGATACAATTAAAGTTATTATGTTGTCATCTGAAAGTGCTGCATCCGGAACTAATTTAACAAAGGCTAGTCAGGTAATTCTATTAGATCCAGTCAGCGGAGATTATGAATTCAGAAAGAATACTGAAGGTCAAGCAGTAGGAAGAGCCCATCGTATGGGTCAAACTAAAACGGTAAAGGTAGTCAGAATAATTATTAAAGATACAATCGAAGAAGAAATTTTCAACATGAATAAAGAAGCAGATAAGAAAGTCAATGTTAATGTCAAAGTATTTGAATCAAATGATGAAAATATCATTCTTACTAAAGAACAACTTGATCAACTTGCTGAGTCCGCAACTGAAGCTAAAAAGAAGAAGGAAATTAAAGCTAAAACTGTCAAAGTTGCTGGAAAGAAAACAACAAAGACTGCGAAAGTAGTTAAAGTTGTTGAGGAAGACGAAGATGAGGAATCCGATGTTGAAGAAATTGCTGAAGATTATGATTAATTTACTATTTATTTATTTATTTATTCACATGGACTTGATCTAAATTTATTACAAAATAAATTTAAATTAGCTGTATAATGTCTAAATGGTATAAAGAAATAAAACTATAGATTACTTATAATAAATAATGACTAATAATAAGCAAGTTAAAGTAGTAAAACGCTCTGTAAAAAAATCCAACCCAGTTGAAACTCCAGTTGTTGTAACTAACGTTACTGAAGCTGTTCAAGTTGCTCCACAAGTTGTTGCAGAGGAAGTAGCTGTTGTTCAAGATGAAGATAGATCTCAAAAGAAGAAAAGAAATTTAGTAACAGCTGAATTAGAAAGTGAATTAACTTTTCTAGCTGCCCTCACTGAAATGAAAGATGAGGTTGAGAGAGCTAATAAAATGAATAAAGAACTTAGAAATAAACTTAATAAATTAGAAGCAACTTATAGACATGATCTCACTCGCGCACTTAAAAGCAGAAAGCAAAAGAAGGACAATAAACCAACTGGTTTTGTAAAGAAAAGTGTAATTCCAGCTGATCTATTGAAATTAGTTAATGAGAAACCAGGTGTAGAAATGTCAATGCCTGAATATACCAGAAAGCTATATGCTGAAATCAAAAAACGTAATCTTTTCTATGAAGATGACAGACGTGTATTCAGAGCAGATGACCAATTCAAGAAGATCTTCGGCCTTAAAGATTCTGTAAATGAATCAACTAATTACAAGGACAAGAATGGTTTTAACTTTTCTACATTACAATACCATATTTCTCAAGTAACTAAAAAGGCAGCTGAAACTGCTGCTGCAGCACAAGCAACTGCTTAAGTTAAATCAGTTAAATCAATAAATTTAATTTTAAAATTAAATTTATGACATATTTATTCAAGTTAATGAATACCTATTTTGTTTTTTGAATTATACAACATCATATTATTAATGTGATTATTAATATAATCAATGCTATCAAAAACCCTGTTAAGATTTTCGTCAATATATTTTTTTTGCCCATGCTCTAATAAATATTTAATAACTATTTTTGGATTGATTTCGCTATCAATACTTGGATGGAAATCATGCGGTATATTTTCGTTATAACACGATGTGAGAAATATCGTTTTTGCATTTTTGTAATTGGATACAAAATTTTTACATTTATCATTATTTTTATTTAAGATGGGATGTGCACAACTTTCCACAATTTTATCTATTGAACTATATTCCTTTATTAACTCGTATGAATCGTCAATTTCAAGTTTAAAGTTTGGTTTTATATAATCACATCCAAATAATATACACATTTCAATAAATTCTTCATGTGTAAGTTGTAGATTATGTAATATGTGATCTAAATCATATTCATAAACTTTACCTTCAAAAAATTTAATAGTTTTGCCACAGCCCAATGCAAGCATATCCATATCGTCGGATAAACATGCTGTTATATATCCATCCTTATACAATTTAGCGCAAAGTGAATCTGCTTCACCTGTTGCATCTAAACAAGGAATATTTAATAAACTAAAAAAGTTTCTAACATTATCAATATCAGCCTTCTTAATATGTATTATTGATTTTTGTAATTGTCGTTTTTGTTTAGTCAAATCATCTAAATGGTCAATATCTGTTGAATCTTGTTCGTTAATCGTATCATCTGTTTCTATTGGAGACATAATATTTGAAATTTCATCGCATACAGCTTTTAATTTATTTTCCAAATTTACTTTCTTCTTTTGTCTTGCCTTTAATATATTATTTTTTTCATCCGGAGCATGTCCATCATATATATATAGCGGAATTATCCTATGTGATAACAATTTAACTATTTGGTTCCAAAAACCTATCAACATATTTTTATAAGAATAACTGAATTTATGTGCATACAACCAAAAATCAATTCCAAGTACTATTGTTTGTAGCTTGTTATGTTTTTTATTATTATTAACGAATCGTGTTAAATTAGAATATTCCTTTATTAACTGTTTATCAGAAAGGAATTTATTGAGTTTTCTTACACCCATACAATATAATTCAGTAGATAAAAAAGATATTTTAAAATAAAGATTTAATCAATTTGCAAACAAGTCATTCTCAGTGTCGTTTCTATAAACGAATTTTTATTTATTGTTTCTAAATTTATAATTTCTATAATCTTATTGATATTATCATAAAAAATTTGTTTATTTGATATTTTTTTTATAAGTTTTGCATATTTACTAATTTTATCGCCAATTATTAATGTTTCATCTAAAAAATCAGTAAATTCATTTATGGAAAACATAAGTAACCCTTTAATTACAAAATATGATAAAACAGATGTTGTTTGCTTTAATGATTTTTTTCCATTGCCGTTTAATATTTCATTAATATTGTTAATTTTATAATATTTCATTATTTTTGCTATTTGGAATAATGTGAACGTTATTTCCGTTTTGAATAATGATAAAATATTTTCATCAGAACAACCCTGTTGTTTAGACACATCCGTATATTCGGCAATCCATAAAATATGAATAATATTTGCAAGACCTTCCGTGTAAGATTCATTTGATCTATCGATTCCAATAATATTGAAAATGCCACTTATCGTTGTTTCTATAATAGGATAATCTTCATCATGAAAATGAAAATCAAACTCGTAAAAATGAATAAGTTCATGTATTAATACCTTATACATTTCCTCTCTGCGCCATATTGCAATGGATTTTCCAATTGTCGTCGAACCAGAATTAATATTATCTGCACACAAATAATCATCATAAATTGAAAATGCTTTTCTTTGCTTTCCAGTAAATAAAACAATTTCAGGATAACTTTCTTTGGGATCCTCTTTCTTCAGTTTGTATGAGTAATCAGAAATAATTTTGACCGCATTAATTATAGAAAAAATCTTATTGATATCAACGTTTGGAGAATCAAAAGGACTATATACAATAACTTTAATTCCATTATCAGATTTAAAAATAAATTTTGTCATATTAATTGACTCGGTATAATGCTGGATATCTAATGACACAAATGGATTTTTATATAGGGCTTCATGAAGATCACTACGCTCATTATTTATATTATAAAGTTTTGAATATAAATCGATTAAAGTTTTGTTTTTTGATGTTGTACATAATTTAAATAAATTATCTATTTTCAAAAGATGATGATGCTGTCTATACCATTTTACAAAAGCATTGAAATCAGATACATCCGGGTATGTTTTAATTTTAGAATCAAAAATTTTAATCAAAGTATTTTCTTTATGCAATTCAATAAATATCAAATAAATAATTGGTTTATCACTATCACTTAATTTTTCAATATGTACTGTTTTAGTATTATATTGTGTAACTTTGCTAACATTAGAAATTATATTACGCATCTCTTTTATAATTTTATTACTCAAAAAACTATTATCTATATCTACAGTTACAATATTTGCAATGTTATTAGTAATATAGTCTGTACATTTTTTTGAATATTTATTAAATTCAACCATTATAATTTACGAATATATATTTTTAATTTTATCTTTAATTTCGTCCGAGTCAATATCAAGTGGTTTAACCATTATTAAGAGATTTCCCCTTTTCTCTTCTTCGTTTAATAAATAAGGTAAACCTTTATTTTGTATTGTTAACAACGAAACTCCATTAATTGTCCCAGAAAATTTAACTGACAATTGTTCCCCATCAATATGCTCTAAATTAATATCACATCCATAAAGATAATCATACAAAGTAATATATTTAGTGTAATATAAATCATTATTCAGTTGTTCGAAATTAATATCTTTTTTAATCTCTACGTTTACTGTAATATTTCCATGAGTACTACCATTTGTTTCTCCCTCCCCATCTATCGTAATAGATGACTCTCTGAGGGGAATTATGAAATATTCAGTTTGCTTTGTTTTTCTTACAACTTTTATTCTTGACACTCTATCCAAATATCTATCAACTAATTTCGCAGATATACGACCATGAATATTTAGATCAATTTCTTTTTTTTCTGGAAAATCTATTTTATTCATAATGTTTGGCAGACGTGAAGTTATTTTATTTATAATAGTTTCAAAATTAAATGTATTGAAATCTTTTTTTAATTCATTTTCATCATCATAAAATGCATTGACAATGTGTTTATAATAGTCATTAAATTTTGGAATTTTTGTTTCAAAATATTGTTTGAATGTATCGTATAATTCCATTTGTTCTTCCTCAGACATTCCATCATATTTTTTCCTTTGAATAGGATCCTTCAATATCTCATATGCTTTTTGTATTTCAGTGAACTTTTTTGTAACCTCTTCAATATTTGACAAATTTTTATCCGGATGATATTTTAGTACTAATCTTTTATAAGACTGCTTAATGTCATCCGTTGTACAATTTTTATTAACTTCTAAAATTTCATACAAGTTCATAAATATATGTATAATACATTCGGTAACTTTATATACTATTTTAGTATATAGAATGTTGGTTTAAAATCTGTTATTTTTGTCGATATGTAATTATAGTATGAGTCAATATCCAAATCAATTCAACAATAATTTATTGTCCGGATATCAAAATTTTCAAAAATCAAATGTACCATTTCAAAATAATCCCTTATTAAGAAATAACCCGCGATTTCAGAATTCTATTAACTATAATTCGCAACAAATGCAACAGATGCAAAATATGCAAAAAGCGCAGATGATGAATATGTATCAACAAATGATGAAGCTTAAGCAACTTCAACAAATGAAGCAATTGGAAAAAATAAATGACATCGATAAATTGATTAGCGAAGATAGAATAAAAGAATCAGTTATCAAACCTATTAAGATCGAAAGAGATAATCAAAAAGATTTTGAGGATAAAGCAAATAAATTAGTATCAGAGTTTGATGCAAAAAGACAAGAACATTGGTCTACACGTACCAATCAACCATATAAGGTTATTTTAACAAAAGGTCAATTAGATGACACTGGTCAAAAATATATTAAAAGTTTCAATAAAAAAGAAGATCTAATAGTTCACAAATATACAAAAAAAGATACTGTCGAAACAATGGATAATTTCAAAGCTCTTGTTGATATACTTAATAAACACAACAACGAATTAAAAATTATGTATTCTGCATCGGAAGAAGCAAAAAATTTAGAAAAATTCGAATATAATAATAAATACAAATTTAGAATAAAATATGACCCAGCTGATTTTGAAACATTAAAGAAAGATCAAATATCTTATTACAAAAAAGAACAATTTAAACTTGAAAAAGATAAGAAACGAGTTGATGATATAATTGATTCCTTAATGTCAACAGGTATATTTTCTAATGACGAAATTAAACAATTGGAAGAAGAAGAAAAAGAGGGAGATAAGGTGGATGTTGCAAATGATATGGAAAAGCAATTAAGAGACGAATTGGGTGATGATTATGACAATGTTGTTAAACAAGCAGAAGCAGAATTAAAGGCCGAACAAAAAGAGGTCACACCAGAACCTGAAACAAATGAGGATTCCTGTTCAGATGATAGTTCAGACAAGAAAACCAGAAAAAGAGTTACCATTAAATCTAGACCCAAAAAGACATCAGATAACATAGATACTAATATAAATGATGATGTTCGTGACAAATATAAGCAAAGACAAAAGAAAAAATAATATAGTTGGTATTTTTATCACTCCTAATATAGAAATCTTCTTTCATTAATTATAGAACATATTAATATAATGAGTATCAATACAAACGAAGTTGATATTTTATGGAATGATTTATGTAATGTATATGGAGATTTAGCAAATAGACTGAAATTTATTAATCTAAGAGACAAAAAATTATTGGAAAAACGTATTATTAAGGACAAAATTAACATTTTAACATGCGACTTGAAAGATATGATCGGCAACATTGAAAAAATATGTTACAGACTTGATGAAACATATGCAGAAAAGGGAATCATTGGAGATAATACTAATTTAAACGTTTTCGATGTTGACTCTGAAATTAAAACTATTAAAATTAATAGAAAACAAAAAGTTCCAGCGACTAATTTCAGAGATTAAATTAATTATATAAAAGATATAGCTTGATCAAAATATATAAATAAGTTATTTATATATTTGAAAATTGGGCATCGGTCAATTGATACTAAAATATTTGTCTGGATATATAAATGACAACAGAAATAAGTATTGATGAAGAAAATAACAATCATCAAGAGTCAATTATTGATGCATACTTTAATTCAGTAAAAAGTATAAAAAAAGAAGATATAGATAATAATCCAAGTGATGATGATACAGATGATGAAAGTTCTGAAGAAAATACAGAAAATAAAAATGACATAGAGCCTATAGTTGGTATAGATTTAGGTACAACAAACAGTTGTGTTTCAATTTGGAGAAATAAAAATTTAGAAATTATTCCAGACGAATTTGGTAATAGAACAATACCAAGTATTGTAGCATTTACAAATAAAACAAGATATATTGGACAAGATGCTAAAAATCAAAAAGAACTAAATCCTGAAAATGTATTTTATGAAGTCAAGCGACTAATTGGAAGAAAAATAGATGATGTTTCTGTTACAAACGATTTAGAACTATTTACATATAAATTGGAAGGTGATAAAGAAAATAATATATTGCTTGCTTCAGATATACATAATCAAAAAAAGTTTACACCTGAAGAAATATCAGCAATGATATTAACAAAATTAAAAAATATGGCCACTGATTATTTGAAGCAAGAAATCACAAAAGCAGTAATTACAGTACCAGCCTATTTTAATGATGCTCAACGTCAAGCAACTAAAGATGCAGCATCAATTTCTGGTTTAGAGTGTGTAAGAATTATAAATGAGCCTACTGCAGCGGCCTTAGCATACGGTCTAATGAATATGTCATTGCATAAAAAAATAAATAAAGAAGCCAAAGATATTAATGTGGTTGTTTATGATTTTGGTGGCGGTACACTTGATACTACTTTATTAACAATTAGCGATGGTATATTTGAGGTATTAGCTTCGTCAGGTAATACACATTTGGGAGGTGTTGATTTTGATAATAGATTAATAAGATATTGTATATCACAATTCAAAAAGAAATATAATATTAAAGAATTAACAAAACAAAGTTTGCTATCCTTACAAAAATTAAAAAAATCATGTGAAAATGCTAAAAAGATATTATCAACTACAAATAAATGCAACATTGCCGTTAGAGAGTTTTATGAGGATAAAGATTTGTTTATCACAATAACTCGCGATAAATTTGTTGAAATATGTAAAGATTTATTAATTCTGTGTATCAAACCATTAGAAGATGTTTTAAAATCATGTGATATGACCAAAAATCAAATCGATGAAATTATATTAGTAGGTGGAATGACACGTATGCCAACAATTAGAGAAAATATTAAAAATTTCTTCGGTAAGGAACCAAATTGTACAGTCAATCCTGACGAAGTAGTATCTGCTGGTGCGGCAATACAAGGATATATTTTATCACACAAAGAAGATCCATTTTCTGAATCAATTACATTATTAGATATTATTCCATTATCTTTGGGTGTTGATACTATTGGGGGCGTAATGAGTACACTAATTCCAAGAAATACTGTTATTCCTGTAAGCAAAAAGAAATTATATACAACAGATACTGATTACGTCGATTCTGTCAATATTAAAATCTATGAAGGAGAAAGAAAAATGACTAAAGATAATTTTTTCGTGGGAGAATTTGAATTAAAAGGTATTAATAAGGCACCAAGAGGTGTTCCAGAAATACAAGTTAAATTTTCAGTAGACATTAATGGTATTATTACTGTATCCGCAGAGGATCTTAAGAATCATAATAAAAATTCTATCACAATTACTGGCAATAAGGGTAGACTTAAGCAAGATGAAATTAAGAAATTATTAAATGAAGCTAAAAGTTTTGAATTGAAAGATAAGGTAGAAAGACAAAAGAAACAATTTTACTATGAAGTAGACGACTTATGTAGTAACATAAAAGTTAATATTGCAAATAATGAATTCAAATTAAGTGATAAAGATAAGAAAATGATTGGAGATGATATTGATAAAGTAATAGAATGGTTAACTGAAAAAAAATATTTCGAACATCAGGAAGACGAAATGAAAAATATAATTAAAAGATTAAAAAAGAGATATGGTATGATGATTCTTAAGGGTAATGTAAGCGATGACATAGTAAAAGCAAATAATGTTGGTAATAATAATTCGACTACAGTATATGGTAATGAAGAGGATGATGACAATGTGAAAGTAGATTTTGAAAAAATAGAAAATGAAGAATTTGGTATTGACCAATTGGGAGAAAATGAATTGGCAGAATTAAAACAAATGAAAAATTCACTCACGGAATTATGTTATTCAGTCTTTGATATAATCAGCAGTGATGCATTAAAATTACTTGACGAAGATAAACAAAACTTAAGAGATTTTGTCGACGATACATTATTATGGGTTAATATCAGACAAAAACCAACAAAGATTGATTATAAAATGAAAATAGATGATCTTAATAACGAATGTAATAAGGTACTAGAAAAATACCAAAATAATAATCAAGAAATATTCGAATACAATCAAATATTACAAAATATAAAATCTTCAAAGGATGAATTATCACAGTTATGTTATGCTATTAAAAGTAGTATAATTAATAATCTATTTTCTTTACACGAAAAACAAATTAAATCATTAGATCAAAAAATAGATGAAACACTTGAATGGATAATGGAAGTGGATATTGAAGCATGCAAAAATCCAGAAAACGGTGATATTACCAAAAATGAAGTGTTGTACAAGGAACGCTTAGATGAAATAAATGAATTGTGTGACAAATTATATCAATCAATGATGGGAGTATCAATAAACTCCAAAATTGATATACTCGGTAATGATATATCAGATAATATTATTACACTTAATGAAACCGGGGAGTCTGGATCAGGTACATCTATCGCTGATATAATGAAAAAGAAGGTTGAAAAACAGTAAAAAAATTGAAATATCAATTTAATGAATTATAACGGTAATAATAATAAGTGATTATACTAAACAATCTAATTAAATACTAGATATTTTAACGAAAATGAGCGCCCCTCTAGCACCACTAGTACCTCAATGCAATTATGCTCAAACACGAGCAGCGCTTCACGCGTCAAATTTTACTTACAATCCTAACCTAAGGTATTGTGCAAGTATATTATCTATTCCGGAAACAGCATCTGAAGTAGTGCCGGTATGGGGAGATAATGGTATTGACAAACCATCTTTCGATAACAAACAATCTGGACTCCCTTATGGGTTTGCTTATAGAACAAATCAAGATTCAGAAACCAAAATATTCGAAAAAGATTTAATAAATCCACCCGATCAAACAATCTTAGAAAATAAACAACATCTATGGTCATATGAGGGAACTGTCGATTATTATTATGATGAATTTTTCCCAGAAAAACCACAACCTGAAGAAAGTATTAACACAACTGAAGAACTTTCACCAGAAGAAGAAGAAAGGCAGAAACAAATTGATTTTGATAACTTTGATAGGTATCAAAAAGAATTTTCTGCAGAATTTGATAGAGGATATCAAGAAGATTCGTTCAGAGATCAAGAAACAAATAATCAAGACTTTACATCAAGTGATGATTATCTCGATAGTGATGAACTCAGCGAATAATTTATTTATCCCATAATTTTATTTTGATATTATTATTTTTCTTTCAAGTAATAATTTAGTAACGAATTTAATAGACATGTATTCTTTTCAAATGTATTTCGTCTAACACCATTAATATAAACAATTGCTTCTAAATATGTCATATTAATATATTTTATCATAAAAGCTGCTAAAAATGTTGCACTAATATGGTATGATTCTTTTGAAAAAATTAGTATACCCTTCTTATTTTTTTGTGCGGTATGAATAAATAATGAACATTTATCAAATATTTCATCAAGATTCGTAAAACAAATATCGTCACCATGTACAGGATATGACATATATTCAATAGTATTAAATATATGGGTCGCATCAGCTGTTAAATTTATTATGTATTTTATTGACATTTCTGAAATAAATTGTTTGCTTAATGCAGATCTTACATTTCCTACCCAAATATCAGGAAAAAATTCGGTCGCATCTTTATTTATCCGAGGCATTGGACTTATAATTATTGATTATATTATTATAATTAATAAATTAAACTGATGTAAAATTATTTGTTATTGTGTTGTAACTTTCTAAAGATTCAGAAAGTATTTTTTTTAATTCAGTTGTTATTTCCATGTTTATAGATAATTTTAATTTAACTGAATCTTCTATTTTATCAAGCGCCTTTAAAACTTTCGCATATTGGGTTATTCTTTTTTTATTAATATTATTTACCATTTTCAAATCGTACTTTGCAGTTTCTGATAACTTTGTCATTATTATTTACGTAGATAATTTATTTATTATATATTATATATCGCACTTAAGTCAGAAGCAGTGTATGATTTATTTTCTGATAAGTAATCTATTTCACTCGAACTTCCGCTTTGATCTGTATCAGAATTATAACCATTTTCGCTCGAGTCGCTCGAATTATCTAAGAATGATGTTATGCTAAATTCTTTTGATTCTGACGAATTTTTAGATCCACCAGTTGAATTAGTTGCACTTTTATGAGATGAATTATTAGTTGATGTTCTTATGGATGAATTATTAGTTGAAGCAGTTGCAGATGAATTAATTGAAGCAGTTATAGATGAATTATTTGTTGATGTTCTAGCCGAGTTATCTGTATTTGCAGATTTATAAGATGATGATCTTACTTTCGATGCACTTGATGAATTATCAGAGACTGTTTCTGAAAGTTTAATATTGACCATATCAATTCTTTCATTTTGTGTTTCGACAACATTTGTTAATTTATCTAATTTATCTGACATTGTTCTTCTGATATTGTATATTTTAGTTATATTTTCATTTAAATTATTATATTGTGTCATTTGTGTATCCAGCTGATCTCTAATAAAATTACTCAAACGGTATGTTATACCAACACTGTATTTTAATAATATCTCTTTTAGATGGTCTCTACTTTTATCATTCTTAATTTCCTCACTTATTGCTGCAATAACTTTTAAGCTTTGATTCAACATCATATAAATGAATTGCTTAATAGTTAATTTAATTTTTTCTTGTATTTTTATACTTTTAACTTCATTTAATTCTGTATTTAATATTTTAGATTCAAAAATCTGTAGTGCATTATTCACCTTCATTAACATTTCTATATTTCCCATAAATGGAGATTGTAAATGTGACAATAATTTAATATTAACAATCTGAGCTTCATTAATATCTGCTGATCCAATAAATGTTTTAATAATTTCATCAGAAATACTAGTGTCGACATGTTTCATAAAATTTTCATCCCATCTATTACCCAAAAATTTTATTAATTGTTGTATTGTAAAATATCCAAGTAATGTATTATTATTTCCATAAAATGAAAATTTGTGATTTTGCTTTTCAAATGATACTAAAATTAAATCTTTATTGTTTGGCTGTTTAATTAAACCAATATTTGCTATTTTGTTAACCTCCTGTTTTGGTTTTCCATTTTGCGATTTTGCATTATTAACAGTGTTAATCATTTCACTTAATATTTTTTGTTCACCATTTTCAATATCATGGTAATTATCACTGTTTTTTTTTCCAGTGTTCAACATTTATATTTATACTAATAGCATATATTTTTTTATGTATTAGAAATCTCATATTATAATTTTGTAAATTTACAAAATTATATTTAGTTTAAAAATTAATAACCTAGTCTAAATAATTTAGGCTTGGGTTGTGGTTGCTGCCTTCTTTGATGGCTTCTTTGCAGCTACTTTCTTTGTAACTGTTACAACTGCTGGAGCAGCTGCTTGTTCAGCAACAACTGGTGCAACGACTTGTTCAGCAACAACTGGAGCTGCAGCTTGTTCAACAGCTGGCTTTCTTTGCAATTTTTGGACAACATTGCTGAATCTGTAAGTAATGGTCTTGACAGCATCACCGGTCTTGATGTTTACTTCCATTGGCTTAGTTAATTCAACACGTTCACCAGTGTAAAGATATTCCTTGTGTTTGCTGTTACGAGTGCATTCGCTGATGACAAATTCGAATTTTTGACCTTCAGTTGCTTCGTTTTGAGCTTTCAATAATTTGATGATTGCAGTCAAAGCTTTGTTGGCAGCTTGTTTTGGTTTGTGACCACAGAATCTACCATGGATGTTATTTCTGAATTTGCATTTGAAATATCTTACTCTCTTACCACCAATTTGAGCTTCTGGTTCGTTATCACCTTCGGCTGGGGCAGCGGCTTGTTCAGCAACTGGGGCAGCTTTCTTTGCAGCTCTTGGTTTAGTAGCTTTCTTAGCTTTTGCTGGAGCAGCTTCAGTAGCTACTGGGGTGGCTGCTGCAACTACAGCTGGTGCTTCAGTAGCAGCAGCTTGTTTGGCAGCTTTTGGGGCTTTAGCCTTTTTGGCTGGAGCAGCAGCTGCTGGTGTAGCGGCTGGGGTAGCAACTACAGCTGGTGTAGTGGCAACAGGGGCTTGAACTGCGACAGTTTCTTGGGCAGTAGTTGATGGAGCAGCAGTTTTCTTTTGGGCTGATTTCTTAGACATATTCACTTATATTATAATATTATAATTTAATTTTTCAAAAAGAAACACACTCAATAATTACTATATTATATATGATTAATTATTTTTATATATAGTTTAATTCGTCACAAAAAAATCGCATGACCTGGCTATTCAACTATTATTAAAACATTATGAATTTGTTTTTTTTTCATATGGTATAATAATGACTGATACAACTGTTGCGGATTTGATGAGCAGCTTCTTGAGAGCTGAATATAATAGATACTCGAAGCATATCCTAAATTTATGTGATCACATAACAAAACAACACGTATTTGGAGTGATACCGAGTGCAGAATTTAAAACACAACTAGATAAGTTAAATAAATTAATTCGCACAATGAATGATATATTCAATAATAGATCAGGAAAACTGATGGAGATGACAAAAATAGATGCAGATATGGTTGAGGCTTCTGATTCAAAACTAGATAGTAATAAAACATCAAATAATGCCGGATTATTATCTACTATATTTGGCATGAAAAATGGTACAGAGTTCAGCAACGAACATTTAGAATTGGTTGATATGTGGAGAATTTACGGTATTAAACAATTTGATAACTTGTACTTTAATGACTTTGATGCTGTTAAAAAAGTTCTACTAGAAATTAGTGAAAAAGTAGGATTTAGCACTCTTGATGACGCATTTGATCTAATCATCGGTCACAATTTCAGAAAAATATTCCAAACCAAACAATTTAAATTTGACGAATCTAATGACGATTCATTTAAATGCGACTTTGCAGATTTATTCGATTTATATAATCGCGTGTTTATTCCTTTGTCTTATAAAAAGGAAACAAATGCAACAAAATGCAAATTTATGATGAAATGTAAGGACGTTCCAACAGAATATGATGTATTAATAGATAATTATGCGGAATTACATGTTGTATTTCCAACAACAAAAGATAGATACGTTTTCAAAGGATATTTCGTATATGATCCAATCAATACAACAATCAGAACATCTCAAATTTGCAGAGGGTATATTTACGACAAAAAGAAAGATTTTGAAAAAATAGCAAACGATCTTAAATATATACATGCAAAATTCAAAACAATATACATCTATTCTTTAACAGTCGGAGAATTACTTTCGCTTGATAAAGAATCATTTATTAAAAAAATAGAAAGCGATTATGCAAAATATTCAAAATTAGCAAATATGCAATTCTCAAATGTTGTAAAGGAATTTAGCAAAGATATCCAAACTAATTTGAGCAGTATATTTTCAACTATTAAACTATTACTACTTGGCCCTGATAGTTCTATCACACACGCAGGATTTTTGTTCGGTATGACAAAGGATAGAAAATATGGCGCAGAATTAGTATCAGAAATTATACACAGAAATCTTAACTTTGTTTCACAATCTAAATTAAAAAAATCAAGTATAATATTAAAAGCAGAACTTGAAAAATTAAAAAGCATATCTGTCAACGATATTGACCTCAGAAAACAAGTACAAGCCGCAAAAAATATGCCCGATAATATCAAAAAAATATTGTTCGAGAAGATAGAAGAAATGAAATCTGGTAGCAGTGAATTTTATAAACAAAACTTGTATGTTACAACTTTATTAAACTACCCATGGGGAGTAAATGAAGATGATGTATTTGGATCATTAAGCAAGGATATTACTAAAGCTAGAGAATATTTATCAAATTGTAAAAAAGTATTAGATGAAACAGTCTTCGGTCACGATGAATGCAAATCAAAAATGCAAGAAATTATCGGAAAATGGATATCTAATCCAAATGCTTCTGGAAATTCAATTGGTTTACTCGGATCACCTGGTGTCGGTAAAACATTAATTGCTAAAAGTTTAGGTAAAGCGCTCGGAATTCCATGTGTTACAATCAATTTGGGAGGGGTTGAAGACGGTTGTGTATTAAACGGTCATTCATATACATATAGTGCAGCACAACCTGGTTTAATTGTTAAAAAAATGATTGAAGCTGGTAAAGGAAGATGTATCATGTACTTCGACGAATTAGATAAAGCATGCAGCAAACATGGTATCAATGAAATATTTAATATTTTAATACATGCAACAGATGTTAATACTAATGACGCATTTAATGATAAATTTTTCCAAGAAGTAACTTTCCCGCTAAATAAAGTATTGTTTGTTTTCTCTTTTAACGATATCACTAAAGTTGACAAAATTTTACTCGATAGAATGCAAAAAATAGAAGTTGCACAATATAGCTTGCAAAATAAATTAATAATTGCTAAAAATTTCTTATTAAAAGAAATATCAGAAAGTATTGGTATTGAATACGGCAGCGTTTTGTTCGATGATGCTGAATTAGAATACATTATTGAACATTATACATTTGAAGCAGGTGTTAGAGAACTTAAAAGAAAAATAGAATCTTTGTTCATGAAACTTAATATTGATAGAATACAAGGCACAGGAATGTTTAGCGAAAATGCCGATTTATCTAAAGAAAAACCAGTAAAATTAACTGTAGAAAAAATTGTCGACTATCTCAAAAAACCACACTCAAATGTTAAGAAAATACATAATAGACCTGAAATAGGAATTATCAATGGTTTATATGCAACCACTGGCGGATCAGGTGGTATTATTCCAATCGCATTGTATCACAACTATACTGGTAAGAAAGGTAACAATTGTTTGAAATTAACAGGATCTCAAGGAAAGGTAATGAAAGAATCTGTTTCTTTTGCACTTACAACCGCAATGAACGTTTTGAAAGAAGAATTTGTCCAGAAATCACTTGTTAATAGCCAATACGGATTCCATTTACATACACCTGATGGCGCTACACCAAAAGATGGTCCATCTGCGGGTGCAGCATTTACAACTGTTTTTATCTCAAGAATTCTCTCAAAGAAAATTAGAAATGATATCGCCATGACTGGAGAAATAGAAATTAATGGTAAAATAACAGCAATCGGTGGATTAATGTACAAATTAGCCGGAGCCAAAAAAGCAGGCGTTAAATTAGTTTTTGTACCAAAAGAAAATGAAGAAGATTTACAAAAGATATTGGATAGCGAATCCAATAAAAAATCAATGTTCGATGAAAATTTCTCATATAAAATAGTAGAACATGTAAGTCAAATATTACCACACGCACTTTTGGAAGATGACGGTACACCATTAGTCGTTGCAAATTATATCAAAGATGAATATATTTACAATTAAAAAACTTTTATTAAAATAAATAATTTATTAAACATAATGTTTCATAAATTTAGGCGAAATTTACAACAAGTAAATAATGAACGTCTGTAACATATTTCATTTTGTCCATTGTGGATTTTGCGGATAATCTTAATTCCTCAAATTCTTTGTCATCCATTGAGTTGTCAACATCTTGTTTTATTAATGTGATTATTCTCAATAATTGTTTCATATATTTGTTCCAAGTATTATCCAGTTTTTGTACATGAGATAACCATTTACCATATTGACCAGATAATTTCATATTTTTTAATACTTTGTCATATTGATCTACATTTAGCCAAATACCCTTCATTTCTTTACATACAAAAAAGTTATCAACATATTTGTCAATGTTTCTACATACTGGACCAGTTCTTGATAACATTATTTTTCTATAGCATGCATCAACTGCATCCCAAATTTCTGTTAATAATTTTATCCTATTTTCAAAATGTTTTATTATATCAACACATAACTTTCCTTTATCGACATTTATATCATGTTTTAATCCAATTGATGCAGATGCATTTAATAAATCAGACTTTTGATATTGAATAAGTTTGTCATAATATACAATTGTTAGATTATCACATACATTTTCTTTATCCTTTGTCCAAAAATTATATCTATATATTAAATCCTTTACTGTATTTTGTATATCATTATATAAAGTTTCCGATGACGATGAAATTGGCTTTCCGGAAGAATTACCCATTATAATTTAAATAAAGAAAGTTATTTATTGAAATGCTTGATTATTTATACATGTATTCGGGCGGTTTGCTTTTGATGTTTTATTGAATTTCGAAATAATATATGAATAGTGTTTTTCAGTTTCATCAATGTGCTCTATTAAATCTAGATCCAAAAAATCTACATAGCTCATGATATCATCATCAATCGTACATAACAAGTTATCCAAATTGTCATCTGATTCGGATCCAAACTCATTTTCATCATCGTCGTAATAATCATAAATTTCATCATCAGAATCATCACCTTTTTGTTTTACATCAACTGGAATTTTAGTTTCTAATACCTTTGCTGGAGCAAACTTTTTTAGTCTGTCCGTTATTTCATCCGGAATAAAATCTTGATCCATACTTTCTTGAATCATTTTCACAATTTTATCTGTTAGCTCATTGTTTACAAGTGCTTTTTTATATGGTTCAATTTTCTTGTAAGTTTTTGAAATAGTAACTTCTGATACTTTGAATTTGATTGCTAATTTCTTTTTGTTTATCATATTTAATCCATTTATTTCTCCCATTAGTAAAATACTACCCGTTGCAGTTGAAAATGGAGTATGTACTGATGCAATGTTTAATTTCTTTAGATTTTTAGCAATCTGAATGGCTTGGTCAATATAAACTTGCTTGATTTTTAAATCATTACAAAATCTAGTTACGAAATGCTCTGGCAAACTTGTACCCATGTTTAATTCCATATTTTTGATTTTAATTAATTTCAAAAAGTTTTTGCACCCTTTTGTCATTTCTGTGTACTTCAATTCAAACATATCTGCAATTTCTCGCGGACTACGTGTCATACCCTTTCTTCTACACGCGAAAAACACACATGCTGCAATTAAGCTTCTACGATTTGCCCCACGAATAATTATGAATTTACCTTTGTTCTTACCTTTTAGATGTTTGCATTCACTAATTTTATAATACATAATTTTTGCATCCTCTTCAATACATTTGAAAATATTAGATTTTTGACATCTGCTTTGTATTTCTTTAAATACAATATGCAAACTTCTTTCTTTGTAAGGCATCGCACTCCAACAATGCAAAGTTTTCAATCTACTCTTCCTGGTTCCACCAATTGTAGTACCCAAAGATGATTGTGGCAACAATTTGTTTACCGGCATACCACAACGCGCGTTGTCACTTTTACCATCTTCATCAAATTGTCTCCATTCTGGATTTTGGTCAACTACACTACCTAATACTTGACCACAATTTTTACATACAACAATACCTAGAACTGTATCATTGATAATATTCTCTGAAGATTTACAAGTTTGACAAAAATCTGTAGCAACTTCCTCCTTTTTAACAGAGTCTTGTTCCTCAAATTCTATGTCCATAAATAGGCTTCTCACATCGTCGTCCGAAAATTTTTGTAAATCCTCTAAGTCTGATATCATATATTTAAAGCTTATTTACTGAGTATTTAACCTTTATATAATTTCATTTCAAATTTTTAAGTATCTTTCTATATAATATTACATTATTTAAGCAAGCCTGTTACTTTCTTCTTAGTATTTAAAACCATATTTCTTTTATTATACAAAATAAGTTTAATATCATTCTTCAAATTAGTACCTGCTGGTTCTTCATCTTTTTCATTTAAAAATCTTTTTAATTTTTTTATTGTTGATGCACTGAGTTCTCCAGCTTCCAATAGTTCATGAAATTTACCACATATGAATTCTGTTTTCTCATCATCAAGTTGATCAATAATAGAATCTCGATCTCTCAATCCCCAATCATCACCATCGAAAACCATCGCGAAATTATTTTTAAAATTTGGTATATATACATTGTGATATTCAGGTTTATCTTTATTAAAATGCACTTGCTCAATAAGTTTCGGAACACTTTGAAATCCCTTTGATAATATTTGCTTACATACATTATCAGTGATATAACTCATATCTTCTTGACCAAAAGCAATTAATTTAACATTATTATTGTTAACAATTTGCTTATCGATAATTTGCTGTTTATCAACAATTTGCTTATCGATAATTTGTTGCTTGTCAATATTCGTTCCTGATTTCATATTTCTTATCTCATTTTGTAGTAAATCAATTTGATGCTTTTGCTGAATCATTTGCTGGTTTATTTTTTCGTTTTGTTCGATTAGCTTCATAAATATGGCCTCCTTTTCAAGTTCATTTGTTTCATTAATTTTTTTCGACTTGCAACGACTATTTAAATGAACACGTAAATTATCCCTTCTAGTAAATTTCATATTACAATATGAACATTCGTGTGCATCAATACTATTTTCACAAGTTATTTTTACGTTTTTCTCCTGCAGGAGCGCAGGTATTTGAAAATCATCTTTTGAATTATCTGATAAGGCTAATTTACATGGTTTTTTCTTGTTCATATGTCTGGTATAATCAAACTTATTGACATATATTTTAGTACATGTTTGACATTTATATTCAACCATCTTTTATTTACTATATATTTGCATTTTATATAATTACGTATATATTTTACGCACTTGCAGGTTTTTACAGGACGTAAATAAATTAATAGCTTAACATGTTACTTTATAAATTTGCGAATTTACGAAATTACGTAACCAATGAGAAGGGGGGAACGGGGTATAAAAAAAAATTTTTTTGTAAGAGTACCAAATAGTAAAACACTTTGTAAAAAATTTGTAAAATTCATCCATTAACTATTTTATATAATCTTTAACTATCATAAATAATATCGACGACAATGGCTCATTAAAGTTAAATTTTTAGTAATATATATGAGACGATAAATCTAGTTTTTAGCAGTAAAATTATAAATTATTTCAAACAACTTGTAAATAATTTGATAATTTTATTTTTTATAAGAGGTTATTAGGTTTAATAAGTAAAATTTTCAACTAATCCTTATTGAGCATATATTATATAATTTATCGATAAGGGTAAACTAAATCGTTTTCGCCCCCATAACCAAATGGTTTGATAAAATTGATGTTATTTTGATTTACATTAATTTCAATTTGTGCTAAATATGGATCTTTTTATTATCGCTTTTGGTTGAATAAATGATAAATTAGTTCTATTAATAAATCTAAAAAATTGAATAAATTTACTTAACACTAAAAATATATTAATACTTATCACAATAAAATATGAACAATGATAATTTATTAATTACCACAAAAAATAATAATGCAAAGAATTGGAATGATAAATGGAACAATAAAAATGTAGACCTTAAAAGTCTAAAATCGTACCATTCATCTTGGGATGAAATTATGAATAAATTAAAAAATGATAAAAGATATTCCGAACTTGAAAACTATTTAAAACAAAGAATAGTTGATACAAATGGAGAACTGAATATTTTTCCATACCCAGATCTATTATATTATGCACTCGCATTGACACCACTTAATGATGTAAAAGTAATAATCATTGGACAAGATCCATATTTTAATTTTGATAAGAAAACAAAACAGGTACAAGCAATGGGGCTATCATTTTCAGTCCCCGTTGGTGTAACCATACCATCATCACTCAATAATATATATGCAAATTTAGAAAAATATAAGCATATCGATAAATCGCCAAATCATGGTAACTTGGAATTCTGGGCATATCAAGGCTGTTTCATGATCAACACAGCACTAACTGTAGAACTTAACGATAAAAATTGCCACGCAAATAAATGGAAGTGGTTTACTGACGAAATTATAAAATATATTTCAAATAAATTAGATAAAGTGGTTTTCGTGCTTTGGGGAGCACCTGCTTTAACCAAAAAAGCTTTAATTGATGAAACAAAACACAAAGTTGTTATATCATCACATCCTTCTGGATTATCATTCAATACCCCCTTAAAACAATATCCAGCATTCATGAAATTAGATTGCTTTGGCGAAGTTAATAAACATTTGCAATCATTTAAGAAAAAACAAATAATATGGAAACTACCCGACTACTAAACTATTTAAAAGTTCGAAGAGTATCATAGTTATAACATGGAGAACAATAATCCAATTATGGAACAAAATTCCAATCTCAAATATTTATTCTATCTCATAATATCATTATATTTTGGCCCAAGCTATTCAGTGATGTTTTCTTTATTATTCACTAATAATTTTAGCTTTCTAGGCAACTACCATATTGTTGGTATATTAGCAACATTATATTGGATGGTTTTCGGAGTTGGCGCATTAGCATTCCTCCAATTACTTGTCATGATCGGATTGTCTATTAAATACTCAGATGTATTAAAAACATTATATGGGGGAATTAAACAATCACTTTCACAAGATCAAACCCGTTCAGCAAAAACAACTAACGAACAATTAGAAGTTATGACTTCATTAAATAATAAATTAAATGCTATTGAAAAATACGTATCCTATGTAACAGGAACGGTTAAATTTATGTATGAAATGTATACCGTTAACAAAAAATTAGTTTCGGAAAAATATAATAATTCCAATCTACCTATATTGGTTAGTAAAATTCAAGATTGGTTTAATAATTTGACTAAATTTGCACTTTATAATTGCAAACATTTGCTTGATGAAATTTTAGAAATAGAATGCTTTAAAAATTTATATAATCGGGCAACAAAATATTACAGATTTTATAAAGAAAGATCAATATTAGAAAATAATATGAATAACAATATGTTTAATAATCCAATTAATAATCCAATTAATAATCCAATGGAGTTTAAACAAATGAAAAACACTTTTGATATTAATAATTTACTAAAACCTGAACAAAACTTCCATAATAAAGATATGATGAATTGCAGTCCTGAACAAATGGATAAAATGTTTACTGAGATGCTTGGAGGACTTGAAAAATTTAATGAAATATTTAAAACAATGCCTAATGATGTTAAAAATTCAAAAATTGCAATTAAACGAAGAAAAAATAAAAATAAGAATAAAAAATAAATAATATATAAAAAATAAATATTTGTGGTTACCTCGGCCAAGAAAATATGTAGTGTGGTTAAATAATTGTTTAAACTATTTAGTCACTGTATTACATATAAAAATTTGAAATTATTATATACAATATATATATCCTAATATATGTCAGAACATCCCAGGGGTATGAACAAAAAATCATCAAAACTATCTAGATCTCAAGATGTAGTAGCAACAAGTGATAAAGCTGTCAATAACCTGAATATCAATGACATATTCAAGTTTATGGACTTATATTTTGATAGATATAATATCATGTATAGCCATTTATATAATTCATTCAATAAATTTTTAGATGAAGACGTAAGAAATTTTTTACAAAACGGAGAAAATGTATTTTATGAAAAAGTTACAAAGGATAAAGTAATTAAATATAAATTCAAATATACCAACGTAAGTATTAGCACACCAACATTAGACAATGATATCGAACCAATGTTTCCACATCACGCAAGAAGCAGAAATTTAACATATTCTGGTAAACTACTCGCAACTGTCACTCAATTACAAGAAATTATAGATATTGCAACTGATGAAAAAATAGTGCGTGAAATTGGTAAAACTGAAGATAATGTACCTATTGCTATTATTCCTATTATGCTTAGATCTAAATATTGTTCTCTGACTTTACACAAAGGTCAAGACAGATCCGAATGCGAGTATGATCCTGGCGGATATTTCCTTGTTAACGGTTCTGAAAAGGTCGTCATCTCTCAAGATAGAATGGCTGATAATAAACCATTAGTTTTCATTAAAAAGGATTCTGGTTCTGAAATTCATACTGTTCAAGTCAATTCTAAATCATACAAACCTAATGGATTGACTCAAGTCATTTCTATTAGAATGAAGAAAGATGGACTAATGACTATCAGAGTACCAATCTTAAGCGAAATACCTGTATTCATTTTGTTCAGAGCTCTCGGTATTGAATCTGATAAAGATATTATTAATTATGTCGCATATGATCCTAATGATCTTGATATGGTTAACGTAATTATGCAATCACTTAACGATTGTAAAAATGAAAAAGGTCAAAAGATTCAAACCAAAGAAGATGCACTTGAATTTTTGATGTCTAAACTAAGAGTAATTAAAAAATATTCCGAAACAGATAAAAATGTTAAAAGACTTCAAAAGAGAATGCATTTACTTAACCTTTTGGAAAATAGTTTCTTACCTCACATTGATGAAGGAACTTTCCCAAATGATAAACTATCACATAAAGCAGTTTACATTGGTTATATGATTAACAGACTATTAAGAGTTTATCTCAAAAGACAAGAGAAAGATGACAGAGATAGTTATTTGAATAAACGTATTGATTTGCCAGGACCTCTTATTGAAGAACTGTTTAAACAATATTACAGAAAAATGTTAAATGAATGTAATAGATTCTTCGGTAAGAGAAATCCAAGTGATGAAAATCCACTTAATATTATTAATCAAATTAAACCAAATATTATTGAACAAGGATTGAAAGCAGCTTTATTGACTGGTTCTTGGATCAGACGTAAGGGTGTAGCTCAAATGTTGCAAAGATTAACTTACTTGCAAACATTATCATTCTTGAGACGTATTGATGCTCCAGGTGGCGATGCTTCAACAAGTAAGCTTACTAGCCCTCGTCACTTGCATCCTTCTTCAGTAAGAACATCGTGTCCAGTACAAACTCCAGAACACGCCAAAGTCGGTCTAACTAAGCACTTGTCAATTATCGGTAGCATAACTATCTACCAAGCATCTCAATACAACTTGCTTAAATCATTCTTACAAGAAAGAACTGTTAAAGTAAATCAAGTTGCTCCTATTGAACTTAAGAATCTTACAAAGGTATTCCTTAACGGTTGCCCAATAGGTATTATTAAGGATGCAAACAAATTATATAATGAACTTTACCAAAATAAATTAAATGGTGGATTTGATCCAACCACTGGTATTGTACCTGATGTTGGCGAAAGAGAAATTAGAGTTTATTGCGATGGTGGTAGATTATTCGCCCCAGCAATTAGAGTTGAAAATAATGTATCGAAACTTACAAAAGAACTCATTAATTCTACTTCTCTCAACAAATCAGATGAAGGAAGCAAAATTACTAGCTGGTTAGGTTTCCAACTTAAACATCCAGGTATTATCGAAAACATTGATATGGAAGAGCAACCATTCCTTATGATTGCTCCAACAATGCAAAAAGTAGAAGATATGAGAAAAATTCAAGAATCATCTATTGAAAAGGTCGCAAAGATCGAATCTAATCATGTTGTTAATAGATATGATGATATGTTCTTCGTCGAATACACTCATTGTGAATTCCACCCTTCATTCTTGCTCGGTGAAATCTCCACCAATATCCCATTCTGTAACTCGAATCAGGGACCACGTAACATTTTCCAATATGCAAAACGTTGGAAACAGGCGAAAGCTTTTATGGTTAATGCTAACACCATAAAAGAAAAACTTTGTAATAGCATTTATAAATATACTCGCCTAGTTGATAATATATTATCAGCAACATTGCCAAATTGCGGGAATCTCCTTAGAACTTCAAGTACTACTCAATATAAGCAATTATGTTGAGGAACTCGGTTAATAACCGAACCCAATAGTAATAATCTTGAAGATTGGACAATCCGCAGCCAAGTGACCTTTAAAAGGTTAACGGTTCAGAGACTAAATGGTAGTGGGTCAACATACAGTTGGCTTAAGATATAGTCCACTCCCACCTGAGAAGGTGCTATCAAGTAGGATTGATAGGGATAATGATCTTAGATGGAAATATCTAAGTGAATCTGGTAGAAAGGATGCTCAAGGTTTTTGCAGACAATTATATGTCGCAATTGCCCATGTCATAGTAAAAGCTATGGCAAGTTGTATACTACTAAGTATGCAGCAACATAATCAAATTACGGGAATCTCCAAAAAATTGATTATAGATTATTAGATTTAAAAAATCACTATTATTAGAAACAAAATTATGGAATTATGGAAAGAAATAAAAGACTGTGAAAGTTACCAAGTTTCAAACTTAGGTAATATTAAAAATATAATAACAGGAAAGTTAAGAAAGCCAAATATTAAAAATGGATATTGCTACACATCAATGAATGTAAATGACAATGAAAAATCATTGCGAATACATCGTTTGGTAGCACAAGCATTTTTAGTTAATGATGATGAAAATAAAACTTATGTAAATCACATAGATGGAAATAAGTTAAACAACAAATTAGATAATTTAGAATGGATAACACCTTCAAACAATGTTAAACATGCGTGTGAAACAGGTCTTTTGGAATCACAAGCAAGGAAAGTATTGCAATATGATAAAAAAGGAATTTTCATTAAAGAATACGAATCTATCAATGATGCTAGTATAATAACCAGCATTGACGACGGAAGTATTTGCAAAGTATGTAAAGGTAACGGTGTTAATAAATCTGCTGGCGGATTTATATGGAAATATAAAGATGATAGTATTCTTTGTAAAACAGACCAACCAGCAGATTTAACAAAAATCAAAAATTATCCAAATTACAGCATCACAAAAGATGGAAAGGTTTATAGTCATTTAAGAAAAAGATATCTTATTGAAGGAGATGTCGATGGCTATTCACGAGTATACATCATTAACAATGAGGGCAGAAAAGGACACTTGGTCCACAGACTTGTAGCAGAAACATTTATTCCAAACCCTGATGGAAAACCACAGGTAAACCATAAAGACAAAAATAGAAAAAATAATAATAGTGAAAATTTAGAGTGGGTTACACAAGTTGAAAACTCACTACACAAAAATCAAACATCTAAATCAAAGCATTAATTAATACCAAGTTATAGTAGCAATACTATGATGGCTCTGGGTAACTACAGAGGTACGGTAATAAGTTATTTTAATGCAAAGGACAATCCGTAGCCAAACAGCCTTATGAAAGGTTGAAGGTGCAGAGACTAGACGGTTATGGGCGAATTTAATATTCGCTTAAGGTATAGTCCATTCCCAATCGAGAGATTGTCATGGTGTAGAAACCATGAAAACAATGATCCTAGAAGGAAATGTCTAGAGGAGTTTGGTATTAAAGAGGCAAGCAATGGGAATTTACATATCTAACTACAGAGATAGATTAGATATCAGTTATGTGTTATATCATCCACAAAAACCAATCGTGACAACAAGAACTAGCAAGTATATTTTTACTGATGTATTAACTTCTGGAGAGAATGCTGTAGTGGCAATAGCGACTTATGCGGGTTATAATCAAGAGGACTCGTTGGTCTTCAACCTCTCAGCAATAGACAGAGGGATGTTTAGATCGACATCAGTTAAGAAGTATATATCAGCAATTCAAAAGAATCAGTCGACATCACAAGATGATATCTTTATGAAACCAGACCCAACAAAGGTAACTGGTATCAAACATGGCTCATATGATAAATTAAATGATAGAGGTTTCGTACCTGAAGAAACTACAATTGTAAACGGTGACATTATCATTGGTAAAGTATCACCTATTCAACCTATTGGAAATTCTAACAAGATTTTCAAGGATAGCTCTGAAGTTTACAGATCACATGCACCAGGTAAGATTGATAGAGTCTACACAAATATTTACAACAATGAAGGATATGAAATGAGAAAAGTTCGTGTCAGATCTGAACGTATCCCACAAACTGGTGATAAGTTCTGCTCGAGACACGGTCAAAAAGGTACAGTAGGTATCAGAATGAAAGCCAGTAACATGCCATATACTAGAGAAGGTATTTCACCTGATATTATTCTAAATCCTAACGCTATTCCATCTCGTATGACGGTCGGTCAGTTAATCGAGTGTTTAGTGGGTAAGGTAGCAGCCATTGAAGGTATTGAAGCAGATGGTACACCATTCAATGAGCCAGATACAGAAACAATTAAAGATACATTAGAAAAATTAGGTTACAATCGTGAAGGTACCGAATACTTATACAATGGTATGACCGGTAAGAGATTCAAAGTACAAATTTACATCGGACCAACTTATTACCAAAGATTAAAACACTTGGTGGAAGACAAGATCCACTCACGCTCTAGAGGTCCAAGAACATTACTGACCCGCCAGCCTCCTGAAGGCCGCAGTCGCGATGGTGGATTGCGTCTTGGCGAGATGGAGCGCGACGCTATTGGTGCTCACGGTATGAGTAAGTTCTTGAAGGAGAAGCTTATGGATACATCAGATGCATACACTACATATGTATGTGACTTATGTGGATTGTTCGCACAAAGAATGTACAGAAAAGAAAATCAATCATATACAACAAATAAGGATATTTACTTCTGTCCAGCATGCAAGAACTATACACAAATCTCAAAAATTATGATTCCTTATGCATTCAAGTTATTGATTCAGGAATTGATGTCTATGAACATTGCTCCCCGTATCATAACCGAAAGAGATATTTACACAGCATAAGTGTCAAACTTTATTTATAACAAAAAATAATTAATAAATATAATTTACGTAAATTACATTTATTAAAACAAAATTTTCACACGATATTTATATAGAATGAATATTGCGATAGTTATTGCACTATTGCTTGTACTAGCATATATACTTAGTGTAAAATCCAACGAGAAAAACTTAATAAGCAAACAGACTGAACATATGACAGATGAAGCAGTACAAAATTTATCAAGTTTAGCTAAAATGTACGATACTGGTGCAATGGCGGTTAAAGATGTTAAAGTAACAGGTGGTTTGCAATTAGGGGACAAGTTTAGATTATCGGGTACTGGTGATAAAATGGGAAATGACGAATGGTTGAGATTAACAAATCTAGATAGTGGAGCATACTCGGGAGGTTTTGCTGCAAATAAAATATGGACAAGTGATCTTACTGTAGGCGGAAATACTAATATAACTGGTGCATTAAAAAGTGGTGATCATACAATAGGAGCAACATTAAACAGTCCTGGTCGTATGCATATTTCTCCATCTGGAGATGACTTATATCTAATTCCAAGAAAAGGTGGTGTTATTGTTGGTAATCATTGGGGAGGTACAGGTAATTTAACGGTGACAGGTACGCTTACTGCCGGTAAGGTAGGTAGCGACGATAATTTAATCATGGGCAGGTGGGGTCAAGAGCGATGCGGTGATCCTCCTGCAGCAGGCACAGTAGTAGGCAATCACAGCCAATTATTTAATTCTGGGGCTCCATGTTATCAAATATGTCCACCAGGATCTTATATGATTGGAATTAGAAATGGGTATGACTGGGATCATAAGGCTCCTGTATGCAGAAAATTCCAATAAAAAAGATATATATATTATCTTGTCATAATCTATAAATGGATATTATTGTAGTATTAATTATTGTTATGATAATATGCTGGTTATTTAATAAAAATAATACGGAACATATGACAAATGATAATATAGAACATATGTCTGATGAAGCAGTGCAAAATTTATCGAGCTTATCGAAAATGTATGATACTGGTGCAATGGCAGTTAAAGATGTTAAATTAACTGGTGGTTTGGTATTGGGAGATAAATTTAGATTATCTGGCACTGGTGATAAATTTGGAAATGATGAATGGTTGAGACTAATGAACAAAGATAATACAGATCAGTATGGTGGTCTAGCTGCAAATAAGTTATGGACTGCTGAATTAACTCTTGCGGGACCTGTTAAGGGTAATGTTGCAGCTACTGGGGAGGTGCAAACTGGCGTAATAAGAGGTACAGATAGACTACATTTAACTGGACCTAAAGATGCATTTATGATGTTTCCATCAGGTGTTCATGTCACACGTGATTGGGGTGGCAATGGTAATTTAAATGTCCAAGGTACATTACAAGCAGATAATATTGTAACAAATTCTGTAAGAATAGGAAATTTTGTAATGAGAATATCTCCGAGAGCAGACTGGCCAAATCATTTAATAATTACAAATAATGGAGAAAATAAAAATGGTATTGTATTGGCGCCAGATGGTAGATTTCATGAATATCATGGTGATGGAAGGCCTCATCGTGTGCAAATTGATTAATCAAATAAAAACTAAATTAAATATTTGAATTGCAATGGATGATGTGCGATAAATTAAATATGATGGCAGGACATCTAGTCGTCTATACCATTAGGAGTTGAGTTTGGATCTGCTTAGCGAGTGTGTTGATGAACTTAGGAGAACCGGGAGAAAGGTGCGGAACCTTGAAATGTGAAGAAGGCTGGTTCACGACATAAGTGTCAGAATCCACATCATCGAGGATACCGAACTTGTTCACGATGGTGTGGATGTCTCCAAGCTCAACATGTGTGGTGACAGCGAACTTGTTATTATTGTTAAGTCTGGAAAACTGCTTGAACTTGAGATCGTCAATAACAATCTCGCGCCAGTTATTGACGGGAATGCACGTATTGTATTTGTAGATGACGATTCCTGTAACAGTCTCCTTAGTATATTCCGCATCCGAATCATCAAATTCGGCACAAACAAACTTGATCGTATATCTCATCTTGATCATAGTTGGATGTCGAGTAGCCTTTGGGGACTTAACGACATCTTCCTTCAGCTCAACAAGCTTGTTGTACTGGTCGAGAGTTGAATCGATGTACCTGTTGAGCTTCATCTTCTCCTTTGGTGCGCAGTTCAAAACAGCATTGCGAAGCTCTCGGAGTTCATCGATGGAAACATTCTTGAGGAATGTGAAATCCGTCTTGACAATGTTGTCAATATTGCTTTCAACGAGGAATCTGACCGGCTTGGAAAGCTTGTTAGTGCTATCCAGATCCAGAATGCGAACACCGGAAGGTTTGGTGTTATCACCATTGGGAACGCGAACACGAAGCATTTTTGCGGACATCATGTTGTATGGAAAAGCAGAAATCCTTGAAGTTGTTGTTATGCTCCAAATACAAAGGATGGCCCTAGCATTTTGCAATTCAATTTTTTAATAAAATAATATAAATAGAAGTCAATATTATATAATAATAATGCTATATTTAGAATACATTTGGATTGATGCATTTAATTGTTTAAGATCAAAGACACAAATTCATTTTACCGCAATAGTGACATCTTTAACCCAAGTATCAGAAATAGCCAAAGACTGGACATTTGACGGATCAAGTACTGGTCAAGCAGCTGGTTGGGATTCAGATGTTATTATAAGACCAGTTGCATTTTATAATGATCCATTTAGAATAGATGGTTTTCTCGTTTTATGTGAAACGTATAACAAAGATGATACCCCACATGTTACAAATAACAGATTTAGATGTTTAAAAACAATGACCGATGCTGAAACACATAATCCATGGTTTGGGCTTGAGCAAGAATATCTTTTGTATGAGAAAGATGGTATAAGACCATATGGATGGAAAACCGATACAGATCCAGGAATGGGAGAACAGGGGCCATATTATTGCTCTATTGGATCTGACAGAGCTTTTGGGCGCAACATAGTTGAGGAACATATGTTAAAGTGTGTAGAAGCTGGAGTAAGGATATGTGGTACAAATGCGGAAGTAATGCCATCTCAATGGGAATTCCAAGTTGGAATTTGTAAAGGAATTCAAGCTGCGGATGAATTATGGATTGCCAGATATATATTACACCGTGTTTGTGAAAAGTATAATGCAGTTGCTTCGTTTTATCCTAAACCAATGCAAGGATGGAATGGATCTGGATGTCATACCAATTTTAGTACTAATGAAATGAGACAAGAAGGTGGTTATTCAAAAATCATTGAAGCATGTCATAAATTAGAAGCAAAACACCAAGATCATATTAAAGTTTATGGTGAACACAATGAAAAAAGATTAACTGGTATACACGAAACTGCTAACATTGATATATTTTCGTATGGTGAAGGACATCGAGGATGCAGTATAAGAATTCCATTAAATGTTGTTAAAGAGCAAAAAGGGTATTTAGAGGACAGAAGACCAGCATCAAATATTGATCCATATTTGGTAACTGAAAAACTTGTATCGACTATTTGTTTGAACCAATAAAATTGAAGAATAATAATAAAGTTTATATTTTTATGACTATTAAAGAATATTCATAAATAACATGATACCAATATCTAACAAAGACATATTAAAAGTGAAAGGTAAAAACACATACATTATACAACAATGTAACTGTATTTGTACAAAGCCGGCAGGTTTAGCCAAAGATATCGGAGACGTATTTCCATACGCGCAACCATATTCACTTCCACATAGAACTCCTTCTTCAAATCCGAAAATATCAATTGAAAAAGATAGAGACATACCAGGCACATATAAATTATTTCCAAACAAAAATAATGAGGATGATCCAATTGTTGTTGCATTATTTGGTCAATATGATATAGGCAAGGTAGGTAAATTTTATGGAATTAGGCCAAAGGATTTTGATGATAGCACAGAGAATAGAGAAAAATGGTTTAAGCAATCATTAACTTCTTTTGGTGATTATATCAAGAATAAATTCAATAGCGATAAAATCAAAATAAATGCATATATACCCTATAATATTGGTTGTGGAATGGCTGGTGGCAAGTGGGAAAATTATTTAAATATGATAAATGAATTTAATGAAACATATAAACAATATATTAATTTAGAAATTGTACAAAAGTAAATGAAGTGATAAAGAAAAACTTTTACTATTTACATCAAAGTGATGCATCCTCCGGTAGTGTACTTCTTGCAAAAGCAGATTTGTAATACACTACGATCAATGGAAAGTCTGAGTTTATTTATTTATTAAATCATTTTACTTTCGTATATAATTTCAGAAATTAAAGTTCCATAAGTTCATGGATTAGATCAGTGCAATCCTTTTTAATTAAAGCATCTCCATATTCGGATTTTGCGATAACATTTAGTTTGTTATCAATGCAATAATATTTATCAGGCCATGATCTGAATGTTTCGGCAAATTGATTATCCCATGCATCAATACAAACGGTGAAAGGATCTGGTGGAGAATCTGTTTTGACAAAAATGTTTGCTCTTTCAACACGTTCATCAAATGATTTTTGTGGAGTTGGAGTATTTTCCAATCCAAGCGGCCAGGCAGTACTATGAGCTTCATCGATTTGAACAAGTATAAACTTGATACCGTGACGCTTCATCTGTTCAGCTAAACCAAACAGGTACTTTTTCCTGGCCAAGAACGGAGGTCATGAATTAGAGAATGAAGCAATAAATGCATATTTAAATTCGCTACCTAGTTGATCGTAAACAGTTGTTTCTGTTTTTCCATCTAAAGTATAAAGTTTACAATTTGGAATCTTATCACCTTTGCCGATAACTGGTTTGGTGTAATAAACACATTTATTTTCTCTCATATATGTCACCGAATCAAGTACTTCTTTATCATACTCAGTTGGAGATTTATGATATGTTATAAAAATCGTTCTATAATTCGCAACAGATTCATCTGATGTGTCAAATCCAAATTTTGTTAATACAATACGATGGATGGTGTGTTCAGGAAATAGTGAGATTCTGGGTTTATATAGTGGATTTGTATAAATTTGTTTACCGATGTCACCATGAATTAATGTGTCTTCATACTTGAGCATCTGAATGACTAATGCTCTATCATTTACTGATTCTTTAGTAAATGGTTTTGTTGGACCAGTATCAGTAATGCCCATTTTTTGTGTATACACTGATATATTATAATATAAGATACCTTTAAACATAATTAATCTCAATTTTTTTTATTTTGAACTGATATAATAATGACAAATTTTGAAAATATTGCTAAATTAGGTAAGTATTATTTCCCAGCAAGCAGTCATTATAATAATGAGAACGCAATAGTTACATGCGACAGGTGTAAAAGAACAAATTTATCGGCAAGTTTTGGATTAGATGGTGAAGATTTGTGCTTAACGTGTGTTGATGATTTAACTAAAATTTTAGATGATAATAAAAATTCAATAAATTTACCACTTATTAAAGTTAGAATGAGAACTAATATGTTTGATGAAGGAGTTGTCAATTCTCAAAAACCTCAAGATGGTGCCGGAAGTAAAATTAGAAGTGAAATTAAACTAAAAAGATATGCAATGTTGTCAAGAATGTTTAGAAGAAAAACAACTAAGAAAAAGAAATCTATTAAAAAGAAGTCTATTAAAAAAACTAAAAAGATTACAAAGAAATAAAGTTGAAATGTATTTATAAAATATTAATATGAATTTATAAACTAAATTATACACATGACATCTATTTGTAAATTAAGACGTTTCATTTACAAATGGCCAAAATTAACAGTTTTGTCAAAACGAAATTATTCGACTGTTAATTACCAAAATAATTATTCAGTTGATAATTCTAAATTTAAATACCAATTGAATCAATATAAATATCACAATGAAAATATCTATACTATTGATAATTTTTTGAATGATATTGAATGTAAAGATTTATTATCACAATCACATAAAATGAATTTTGAAGAAGCTACGGTTGATATGAAATTAAAAAGAAATGATAAAGATGATTTGGATAGTAACACTACTCAACTACGTAAAGATATCAGAAATAACGAACGAATAATTTTTGAAAACAAGCCGTTAGCTCATCAACTTTATCAAAGACTACAATTATTTAACTTGCCAATAGAAAGTGTAAATAATAATTTATTTTTGAATTCATTAAACGATAGATTCAAAATTTATAAATACTCTGTAGGTCAACAATTTAAACTTCATCGCGATGGTATTTTTATAAATACAAATAATAATGAAGAAAGTAGATATACAATACTTATTTACTTAAATCAAAATTTTAAAGGTGGCGAAACTCAATTTGTTATTGAAAATAAAAAAATAATAATTACTCCAAAGCTGGGATCCGCACTGATTTTTTATCATAATTTAAAACATGCCGGATTGCCAGTTATTGAAGGAAACAAGTACGCATTAAGGTCTGATGTAATGTATAAAAAATAAAGGTTTTGATGTAATAGTTAATTTATAAAAAATGAAAAGTAAAACTAAAGCGTTTAGATCTATTTAATTATATATATTATAATAGTAATATGCCAGATTTCACAGCAGTTGTAAAACAAGGAACATATTATTTTCCAGCAACATCAAGATACAGTAATATGGTAAATCCAATAGTAAGATGTGATAGATGTCAAAAAACAAATTTAAAAGCCTGTATAAATCACGGTCAATACGATCTTTGTTTACTATGTGCAGACGATTTAACAGAACACGTGTCACCACCCAGAATAGATTCTAGTGATAAAACAGATCCTAATTATATGACACTAATGAGACAAACTATATTTAACCCACCAATAAGTCATGCAGTCAGAATGATGCGGCCTATTTTTGAGAAGGATAATATTGAAGGATTTGAGAGGGAATTAACTCGTATGGAAAGAGCTGTATTTAGACATGATCGCCCTGTAACAAAAATGAGACAAGGTAAATTTAAAAAAAAATGTGATGAAGAAGATTTAGATGATATGACATTTATGGAACAAAGAATGTTTAGAGATATGCCAACAACTAATATGCGTCAGTCAATGTTTGAAATGCCATCAACGAATATGGAACAAAGTATGTTTAAATCATTTCCAAGAACAAATATGAAGCAAAATATGTTAAATCCTCATGAAATGGATTAATTTAAAAGTTGAAAAGTAAAATTATTAATACTAACGATTCAATTAATAGTATTAAGTTAATTACAAATGACTGACTTTGCTATTGTTTTGATGAATGGTATTTTTTATTGTCCAGCTAACAAACATTATCCGCATATACCAAATACTCCAGTTAATTGTGATAGATGCAAAAAAACAAATGTATCAGTTTGTGTGGGATATGGTAATTTTGATTTGTGTATGAAATGTGTTGAAGAAGTTGCTGCAATGATACAATTGCAACAAGTCCCAACTTTTATAGTACCTAAAATAATCGAGCCACTGCATCCAGTTAATACACAAGTGAATCCAGTAGTTGATAAACCAATTGATCATTTTGCAGATATTAACCCAATAACTACTACAACTACTACGACAACAACTGTTCAAAGGATGCCGCGACAATTAATTGAGAAACCGGCTATGAGACAAGCGATGTTTAACCTTAATGATCAAGGGAAAGAAAGAATGCCACGGGAAATGATTGCTGCTCCATCTATGAGACAAGCAATGTTTAATATTAACGATGAGAGTAATAAATTTTGTCAACCTAATCCGCAATTATTTCAGCATCAACCTCGTATGACAACTGGAATGATGCAAAGTATGTTTAATCAACCTAATCCATTTGATACGAATCGCCCTCCTAAAAAACATGATTCGAATGTATTTGATTTGGTTAATTTGTTTGGAAATAAAAGTTGAAAGTAAATCATCCGCAATTATTATTTTTAATTTATCAACACAGTAACATAATCTTAGAATAAGTACAATATGTCTAACTTTAGTGAAATAGTTAATAACGGTACCTACTATTGTCCAGCATTAAAACATTATCCAAACATCCCAAATGCCAAAATTAATTGTGACAGGTGTAAAAAAACAAACCTAGATGATTGTTATGGATATTTAGAACAAGATTTATGTATGAATTGTTATTACGAACTCAGAAATATTACTAGTAATCTAGAACCAGTTTTAATGACACAAATGATGCAAAATATGTTTGACCAACCAAAAAGATTCGAATCAGTATGCACCGCAGAAATGATGCAAGATATGTTTTATGAAAAGCCAAGTAGAATGCGCCGAGTAAAATATTTTTTTAAGAGGATTATAAGATCTATTAAAAATTTGAAAAAATAAAAGTTATTAAATAATATTTATTTTATATTAATATAATCAACAATGGTTAATTTAACATGTGATATATGTTTAAAAGACATTCATGTCGAGTCATACGATGGGCACTATGCGTTGTGTTTAGCAAATCAATACGATAGTATTGATTTAATCAACAATCAAACAGAAGTATTAAAATCGCGTGAAGTAAAATTAGAAGATTGTCACAAACAAGCAATAAAATATTGTCAAAAGAAATCAAAAATATTTTCAAATAATATTTATCCAAACTTACTAATTAAATTTCAATCAAATGGATATACTGAAGAAGAATTAAAACAAACGATAAAATATGTTCAAAGCAAAGTTCAAATAGTAATACATTTTAGTCCAGAGAGAACATTACAGTTTTTATGCGAAGATGACCATTACAGAAACCAATTTGAAACATTAACAAAAGGGAATGCGGTAGCATTTGAAGCACTAAATAAGGAATCAAATGGTAGATTTATGTGGGAAACTAAATTATTTAATGGTTTATATAATAACAGTAATGCATATAGTAAAGTGAAATATGGTTCATTAAATATATTAAATAATCCGGATGGTGTCAAATGTTGTCATGGATATGGAAACTCATATATAAAATTAAAAAAAGAAGTAAACAAAAGAGCATCCTTTGTATTTGGTGATTCTGCGGCGCAAGAAATACATATCCAAACGTTTGACCATTGCAATAATATACTTTTTTATATTAGCGACAAATTGCTTGAAGAAGTAATTAAAGTTGCAACAGGCAAGATTGAATATTCCGATTTTAATTTTAGTCCATACATAGAGGCTCAAATACATGGTCCAGTAAGATTATCAGAAGATGTTGAATCAATTCATATAAATAACGTGTGTAAAAAAACGCCACATATATTTACAATGTTAGATACGTTCAAAAAAACCCATAATGTCGATTATTATTGGATGAATTAATTTTTTTATAAAAAAATCTATAAAGTAAATAATATGAGTGAAGTCGATTTACCAGAGGAACTAGATGTTACTCCAAAACCAAGTTTGCCAAGGACTAATATAATTGGTAAACACCATATAAACACTCAATTAAGTTTAAATATGGAATTCCTGGATAAATATAAGTTTTGGATAATTGGTGGATGCATATTAATTATTTTTTTGTGTATACTGTCAATGTTAATATACAGAAACGTTAAAAATACGCCTAAATCTGAAGAACAAATAAAACCAATTCAAGAAGAAAATAAAGTTCAACAAGCACCTATACAAAGTGAAAACAAACCAAGTGTTCCTAAACAGGAGGAACCAAAAGATACTTTTTTAGAGGATGCGCAAAAAAGATTTGATTCGAATAGACGAGAAATTGCTCCTTCAAGTATAATAAAGCCAGTTGGTAGCGATCCATTTGGTACAGATGCAATGTTTAAGAATCGAGCAGATAAATTAAATGCAAAGATATCATCAATGGACAGTGTTGGTATAACGAAAACAGAACAAAATCCTGGAGTTATTGAAATCCTTTAGGGAATCCTCCAAGATCTATACATTGTATTACGACTGGTGGATAAAATAATTCTTCAATATCTTCCCCTTGTTTAGCAGCAATTATAATACTGTTGAGTCTTTCAAGATTTTGTTCACGTGAATGACAAACATGAGTTATTTTAAAATCGAAATATTTGATCATAAAATATATGTAAGTCATTGAATGTCTAATGCCTGTATAAAATGCACATGTTGTAATATAATCCTTATCAAGTAATCTTCTCAATATGAATATTTCTATAATTTTTCCATAAAGAATACGTGTCAAATTATCAAGTATTTTTAGTTTTCCGTATAGTTCTGATATAAAATCCTTAAATTCCGTTGTATCATAATAGTTATGAAATTTATATCCTTCAAAATTTATTAGTTTAAGATTTTTATTTCTTTCTAATATAACTGTTTTTGCTTTTTTTAATAAATTAACTGATCTATGTATGGTGGTTATGCATATATTATGTAATCTTGCATAATCGTCAAACAACGGATCCATTTTGTGTCTAATTTCGCTATGATTGTAATTTGATGTTATTTTATTAATTGATCTATTTATTTTTTTATGGAAATCGTCTTTTATTAAACTGGTGGTTATAATATTTGGATTGAATATCATATTATATGTTCCCATTAATGTATTTTCTAGTTGTGTATATTTTGTCATATACATATCAACATTATCGCTTGTTAAATAATCTAATACACTTAATGTTGCATGTGCTTCGTACAATTCTTTTATATTTTTTAATTTTTCTTGTTCGATATATCTTTCTATATCAATATAATGTAATCTAACATTTATGGGTACATCTGATGATGTTGTTGGTGACATAGTTGGATTCAATGAAAGTTTTTGTTTTTGCAAAAATTTGTTTTTATCAACTTGTGCTTTAAAAAACTTTTGAGTTTGGACAATATGTAGATCCTCTGACTTATGTGGTTTTTTATCATCAGCTTCTAATATAATATCAAGTTTACTATTTTGTGATAATTTTTTAGCTTCTTTAACCATATAATCTTTTATGGTCATACTATCCTTTTGTGTACATGAGGTTTGTGCCTCATGATTAGTATGCCAATCCATAAATATGTAAATTTGTTTTTTTATACCAAATATATTTCCTTCTAATCTTACTGCATTAATGGGTCCAGTGACATAAATATTTTTGCTCATATTATCTTATTATTAACATTAATAAACAAAATAATTGAAATTAAAACAAATAAGGTATAAACACTAATAATAAAAAGTAATATCTTTCAAAAAAATGGATAAAAGAACATACAGAATAAATGTGTTAGATGACACAATCAAAAAATTTACAGATAAAAATTACACTAGTGAAAGTGGTAAGCAAGTGTTAATTAATAGTGACGACTTAGTTAATAGCGTTATGAATACTAGATTATGCGAATTAAAAAAATTCAAAGATATACCTCCAAATCCTGTTTCCAAATCCAACTTATACATTGTAAATGAAGATTGTTTGGAAACTGCACTAGTAATGAAAAGAAAAGGCTACAGTCCATTGGTCCTTAATATGGCATCATTTAAGCATCCAGGTGGTGGTTATAAAACGGGAGCTGGTGCACAGGAAGAATCAATATTCAGAAGGACAAATTTATTCCAATGTTTAGACAATAGTAATTCTCAAAAATTATATCCTTTAAAAGCAACTCAAGCAATATACACAAAAGGATCAGTTGTTATTAAAAACAGTGAAGAGTTAAAATATAAACTATTAGATAATCCAGAAAAACTTGATTTCATAGCATGCGCAGCGCATAGATGTTCGCCAAATGATCTTTATATTGATGCAAAAACAAAACATCTAAAAATGAATGAAAGTGTATATAATGCAACTTGGAATAAATTAGATTTAGTATTCAAAACTGGAATTGATGAAAAAAATAATGTTTTGATTTTGGGAGCATTTGGTTGTGGAGCATATCATAATCCGCCATATGAGATAGCTAAACTATTAAAAGAATTTATAGATTATTATGCTGGATATTTCGAATATATAATTCTTCCAATTATTGATGATAAAAATGCCTTTAATAACAATAAAGCAGGAAACTTAGTTATTTTTTCGAAAGTATTTGAAGCTGATTACATAATGTTGTCTGATCTTGACAAAGTGATAAAAGCTATTTAAAGTGATCTGTCAATAATAACCTATTAAATGGTCTGCAAGGAAAAATGCTATATATGTCGTAAAGATCGAATAACAGAAGATACTATCTTGAAGGGAGATGATTTAGACAGTTATCTTCTTGGATTCAAGTGTAATATTATAAAATTTGAAAAATCATGGCGAGCGAAAAGATTATCAAAAACATATGGTCTATTATCAAAAGCGCTCAAACACAATGCAATTAAAATAGCTACATATGTTGCAAAAAATAGTAGTTTTAATGTAGACCAATTGCGTATATTATTTGATAACTATAATTTTACAAAAAAGAAATTATTATTTGATTTATTATTATTTGCAAAAATAAAATTTAGTGACCTTGATTATGAAAAACTATTTATTTTATTGGCAAAACAAAATGATTGGGACATTATAGATTATTTGCATGCAGCAGGTTACAAAGTAAAAACATATTTTAAATCATTTATGAAATATGTATCGAATGATAGATATGAAAAATTAGAAAAATTAGGATATGATATTGGTGAGCAATATATGCATAATGAAATCTCGAATAAATTAATAAGCGATGATACAATTTTTAATAAATTAAATGCTAAAAATATATCTAAATATTTGGACAAATTAATATTAAACAGGGGTATAGGTCTTTTCAGTAAATTAATTGAAAATAATTTGGTTAAAATAAACGAAAAAAATATAAAAAAATTAGGAAAAGCATCAAATTTTGAGGTATTAACAGCATTATCCAATAATAAATTAATTGGCAAAAACATAAATGCGTTATTTTTATATACTGAAAAAAATACATCTCGCAAGAAATCTGGCTATAGATATCGCTATACTCGTTATAGAAAGTCATGTAAAAATGCAAAATTGAAAAGATTATCATTTCCTAAAAATTTCGAAACCAATATGTTAGTTTTATTAGATAAAATCAAAGAAACAAAAAATAAAATTAATTTAACAAATGTTGAAGCAATAACTAATATTTTAGTTAGAAACAAATTTTTCATTTTATTAGAAAAACTAAAAAATCTAGGATTTAATTGCAAATTATCAACAGATAGCGCAACTAGACTTATTCATGATATTATATACAATGATGAAGCTGAGAGTTTAAAAACCCTTATTGAAATACATATTGTAAGTCCCCAAACGATTATTCAAAAAACGGAACATATGGATTATGCTATTCAAAACAATTCCGTAAAATGCGTAAAATTTTTTTATGATGATTTGAAGATGATATGTGGGGCAAATATCTTATCAAATATTTTCTTTCCAAAAAGATATTACGGATCAAGATTCAAAACAATTGATATTTTAACAAAGGTAAAAATATTGGAAACAATTAAATTTCCCTTTACTGATAAACTAGTTGAATATGCATGTACCAAGAATAATATGGAATTATTATTATATTGTGTGAATAATTTAGGATTGAAAACAAGTAACAAAAACCTAGATGTTGCCCTTGAATATGGAAACATTAAAATATGTGAATACTTGGTCAAAAATGGACATATAATAGAAGGCAAGTTTATAATTGATAAGGTAATATCTTTTTTCAATAAATTTGAGGATAATAAAATAATAAGGGCGATTAATTTTTGTTTGAATAATTTCGAATGTAAAGCAAGTGCTCGTTGTCTCAAAACTGCTTCTGAATTAAATAGTGTTAATGTATTTAAATTTGTCAAAGAAAAATTCAAACTAAAAGTAACACCGGAAATTTTGGATCATATAATAGCAAATATAACGAAAAAATGCGACTGGTATTACTGGGGACATCGTAAGTTTAATTATATGTATGGATTAATAAAATATGTTGTATGTGATCTTTACAAACAAAAAATTAAATTAAGCGAAAAACAAACTACACCGCTAATAAAATATGCAATATCATCAAATAATAATAATATATTATCATTTATATCTAGCAAAACGGATTATAAATTTACTAACGATAATTTAATAATGTCCTGTAACTCTGATAATAAGATATTTAATAAAATAATAGACAGTGGAATACATATTACTCACAAGAATTTAGATATAATATTAAACACAACATATGACAAATGTGCTAAATTAAAATATATACACAAAAATGCATCTGATAGAATAAATTTACATGAATATTTTAGCAAAAAGAAAATAAATGAATTTATCATATCAACAATGGGTCGTGGAATACTTGACTTCTGTTGGAATGTTTTAAATATGAAAATGAATGCATACACACTAAAATTATACGTAAGTAGTCATGTTGAAGGTGTATATGGACCTACATTATTAAATATTTTAAATAATATTGAAAGCATAACACAAGAAGATGTAAACAAAATAATAGAAAAAATAGATATAGGTCCGCGCAGATTTAAAAAAGAGAAGTCAAAAATATTAAAACGTTTGGGTGAACTTAAAGTAGAAGATTATATTCCTTCACCAGATGAAATACCTGAAAATATAAACTTGATTGGACAAATAATTAATGATGTGTATGATGACTTTATTGATATTGATGGAAAGCCAGAAATTGAAGACATGGATATTATTGATGAAGCAGAAAAGATTATAAGAGAAGAAGAAAAAAATATGTTGATGTCAGCATAAATTTTATATTATTCACGTGAATGAAATTTGGTGTGTATACTTAGGTAAATTCTTACCTAAGTATAAAATATACCTAAATGACCAATATAGGAAGTATATCTTTAAGAAAATTAAAGGAAAAGCTTGCCCAATGTGATAAAAAAGATATCAGTAGATTAAATTTAATAAAAAAATTAATAAAAGCAAAAGAAGAATATCTTGTAAAGAAACAAAAAGAAATCCAAGTTGAGGAAAGCATTAGAAAAAAAGAAGCAGATGATCTACTTGATAAAATATTTGGAGAAATGGAAGAAAAACAACAGCCATTACAAGACACGCATAAATTTTCACAAGATGATGAAACAGATATGAGATTAAAAGACCAAGTTAAATATGATTATACAAACAATAGGTTAATGGACAGAATGAATAGTGAATTAGATATTAGAATAAATGGAAGAAATAAAAGAGAAATTATAAAACCATATGCGGATTCTTCAGATTTATATTCGTATAAATCTCAACTTATCAATTCAAATGATTATGTAGATATAAATGATGATAATATTTTTGGAATACCAAATACAAATTTCTCAACAGTAAATATAATTAACAGAATGAAATAATTATTTTTCGCTAGTCACTTGACCTTTTATTACTAATCTATAAAAGGGTACACTACCAGAAATTTCACTGGGTCTGATTATTTTACATAATTGGCCAGGTTTCATATTATAGTATCTTGCAATTGCATCAGTTGATAATATTTTTGGCATATTTCTTTTTTTAGAATTATAATCTAATAAAACACTATTTGCCTCTTCATCGCTAAGTAAAATATGTTTAGGTACTGCAATATGTTCTACTATATTAATCATCATTTCTTTTTCCATAAATATTTCTGTTTTTGGATATGAAACTTCAATATGTTGTTTAGCTTTGTTTGCAATTAAATTCACAATAATTAGCTTAGGATTATTTTTATATGTATGTAAAAAATCGCTAATACCAGAGGACTTTGTAACACCGGTAATTTTTTGATTAATTAATTTTACCATAATAACTTTGTTATCATCTGTTTTTTCATAATAAAGTTCAGGATTGTTTAATTCTAACTTATATATGAAATCATCTGTTTGAATTGACGTTATTTTTTTTATATTTGATTCCAAATTATCGAGATTAAGTAGTTTTCTTTCAGTAAGCATTTTGACTACATTTGTCAAAACCTTGTTTTTTCTTTCTTCGCTATTTATCTCGATTGGTAATAGTTGTGGAACTATTGACATATATGATATATGTTAATATGCTATATTTTTTTATGTTATTTTATATTAATTATCAATTTTTTTTACTGTAATAAATTAAATTTACGAGGTCTTACTATTTTCTTTTGTGTATCAGTTGTATCATTAGGTTGAGGAGTTAATGTATTAATGTAAAAGTTTGTATCTTGCATAGTAAAATCGGTTGTATTTTCATTATGTTTGTTATCATTTTTTGCTTTGATAAAAATATTGCTTAATTTTTCCATTCCTCTTTGTATTGAATCATCATCAATTTTATCAAATTCTTCAGTAATACTCAAAGCCAATTTATGAATTGGGTCTGTATCAAGATTTTGCGGCATTGTTGAATTTGGTAATGGTGACATTGTTGAATCTTGTAATCGATGCATTGTCGAATCTGGTAATGCAGACATAGTTGAGACATGTATAGTGGAATCTGGTAAAGCAGACATAGTTGTTAATTGAACTGGTGCCATTTGAGAGGACGGTGACTTAACGTGTACATATTCATGAGTTTCTATTTTCGGAGTTTCCAATAATGCGACCAACTTGGTTAAGTTAAGTCTTTTTGCATCATAAAGAATATTTTTTGTTAATTCGGTATCTAAAGTATTGGAAATATCGTATCCTCTTAGATATGAAACAATTATTTTTACAGATGCAGGATTCATATCCAAATATAAGGTATTATCATCTTTGTGTATAAAGTCGGCAGTTAATTCAGAATTAACTACTTGTGCAAGTATGGAATCTGGATATTTTAATAAAGTTTTCTTCGTAAGAATCAATAATATATCATCAACACGTAATCTTATTGTATCACTCATATAATTCATACTCGAAAATAAATTTACCAATAAAGCGAAATTTATATATAATGTTGGTATATCAAAAAATTGAATTGTTGTATTCATTGATGTGGATTATAAAATTCCATTATATCCTCCCTTATATTAATACATGCTTAGATGTCGAGTTATTTAAATAAAAAACATATTTACGATGGTGCAGATGGTACCATATTTAGTGCAATGCATGCAATTTTAAAGAAAAAAATTATTATTAAATCAATGAAATATGATAAAAACTATGGTATTACTGGTTCTATTCTTAAAGAGCTTGTAATTTTGAATACGTTATCACATAAAAATTTAATAGAAATTATTGACATAGAATTTTTACCAAATACTGTGAATATCATAATGTGTGAGTTTGGCTGTGATCTTATTGAAGCTCAATTAAAAGACGAATTAAAAGATGATAAAAAAAATCAAATCATGTGTGAAATTATTGACACAATAGGATATATACATGATTCAGGGTTTATACATTGTGATTTAAGTTTAAAAAATATTTTAATAGACGAAAATGATAACATTAAACTAATAGATTTTTCATCGGCAACACGAATTCATAGGACAAATAATATATTTAGTCCAACATGCTATGTTTGTCCAAATGAACTCTTGGTGAATATGAAAATTAGGCAATCCGAAAAAATAGATATATGGTCTTTAGGATGTGTGCTCTATTTTATTTCAACCGGTATGTCATTTTTCCCGTCTACTGATTATGATTTTCAGTATGCATGTATAGCAAGTATAAGTGATCCTGCAAATAACATATTTAATCATCGTTTTGGCCTATTAGATGATAGCCATAAATTCATAACAAGAATGTTAAGTCTCAATCCATCTAATAGACCAACTATTAAACAAATTAAAAAAAACAAGTTTTTGAAAGATAATCAATGTTTTGATAACATATTTTTACAAAGCGAATTGGAAGATAACAATACAAATAATAAGTATGATGTCTTTGGTTATGAATTTAGACTGATGATTATAGATATGATTATAAATTTAATTCACAAACTTGAATTAACAATTGAGATACTATTTCAAGTAATGCACAATTTACAAATTGTATGTAAAAAGTTAGGTAATATCCAAAGTGATGAAATTATTAAATTTTGTATTGTTTTGTTTTTAATTTCCGTGAAAATAACAACAAAAAATAAATATTCAATAAGTGATATTAAATTTTCTTTTAACACAAATATGTTCCCGTATATTGATGTTGATAGTATCGAATTAGTGTCTGAAGAAATAAAATTAATAGAATTGTTAGATTACAATGTGGATCCGGATATTGCATATAATAATATGTTATTCAATAACAGTAATTATTGTGAATTATATGTACAAATTAATAAATTGATAGTGTCTAACAATGAATTATCAAATGTTAATGAAAAAATAAAATCGATTTGTATTGATAACATTGTATGTGGAAAATACTCGACTAAAAATAATAAAATAAATGAATTATTAAAAAAAGGAATTAAAAATGGATCATTAACAGAATTTGAAATTGTCGAATTTTATGAAAAAATGATAAATCTGTTACATAATACAAATTTAATTTCTGGGATAAATTTTGTTGATATGAACACAAAACTACTATTAGATATTAGAAATATTAAACTTTAATTTATTAATAAAATTTGAATATGATACATTAAGTGTTAAAATCACATATAACAACAGTTATATTATCATATAATGGGTAAAATATTAGTTTTTGTTGAAAGTCCTGCTAAGATCCACACTCTTGGAAAAATTTTAGGACCCAATTATGAGGTTATGGCATCAGTTGGCCACATTATTAATATCAAGAAAGGTAGTATTGCGGACAGTATAGATATCAAAAACGATTTTGAACCTATATATGAGGTATCTACAGAAAAAGCAGTTAATGTTGCAAATTTAAAGAAAGCGGTAAAAACTGCATCGGATATATATATAGCAAGTGATTTGGATAGGGAAGGTGAAATGATTGCATGGAGTTTAGCTTATATTTTAAAATTAAAAAACCCAAAAAGAATAGTTTTCAATTCTATTACAAAATCGTCAATAGAAAAAGCGATGGCTAATCCATTGAGTATAAATCAAGCAATGGTTGATGCACAAAAAACAAGAAGTGTTTTAGATAAGCTTGTAGGATATGAACTATCACCAGTTTTATGGCGTACGATTGCAGGTGCACTATCTGCGGGAAGGGTCCAATCAGTAGTGGTAAAAATATTAGTTGATAGAGAAAAGGAAATAAAGCAATTTTTTAACAAAGATGCGGAATCATATTTTAAATTTAATGGAATATTTAATACAGATAAAAATATTAGATTATCAGCTAGTTTATACCAAAGTAAAAAATCAGAAGTCAATGATGATATTGAAGACGATCTAAAAGAAGATGATAATGTATGTGACGCGAGTGAAGAAGAAACGCCTTTTGGAGTTAGGGCAAAAGTTAAATCTGAAAAAACAAGTAGAGATTTAATGAACTTGTTAATTAAGTCAACATATAAAGTAACTGATGTGTCTGAAAAACAAAGTATGAGATATCCTTCTCCACCATTTACTACTTCAACATTACAACAGGAAGCTGCTGGGAAACTTGGATTTACCATTGAAAAAACAATGAGGGTGGCGCAACATTTATATGAAGCAGGCTATATTACATATATGAGAACTGATTCAGTAAACTTATCTTCTGAAGCACTTGAAGATATTGGAAAATATGTAATAAAATCTCATGGGAAACAATATCATAGACAAACTAATTATGAATCACATGGAGAAAACACACAGGAAGCTCATGAAGCAATCAGACCGAGTGATGTTAATATTTTAGCAGTCAAACAGGAAGGCAAACTAGGTCCTGATGAACATAGATTATATAATTTAATTTGGAAAAGAACCGTAGCATCGCAAATGAGTGGAGCTAAATTTTTAAATACTGATATTAAAATAACTATTAGTAAAACAAATGATTATTATTTCATGACACAACTTGAAAAGAATATTTTTCCTGGATTTCTAGTAGTATATAATCTTAAAAGTGTCGAAAATGAGGATGAGGACGAGAACGATGATGATAAAATCGTAATCCCAAAAAAGAATGATATAGTATTAGCGGTTAATATTGAAGGGCGTCAAGATTACCAAAAACCTCCATCCAGATATAATGAAGCAATATTAGTAAAAAAATTATCACCGAAAAATTTAGGAATAGGACGTCCAGCAACAACTGTTTCAGTTGTAAGTAAAATTCAGAATATTGGCTATGTGAAGAAAGAGGATGTTGATGGTGTTAAATTAAATGTATTAACGCTAAAATGGTCTTCTAATGGAAAATTAGAAGAAGAAAAGTCACAAACTTTATTAGGTAAGGAAAAAAATAGACTTGTGCCTACCCAACTTGGTATAACCGTTACTGACTTTTTATCGGCAAATTTTCCGGAAATAATGGACTATAAGTTTACTGCAAAAATGGAAACAACATTAGATAATATTGCAAAAGGGAAGGCAATTAGACATAAGGTATTGCGTGAATTTTATGAAAAACTCCATCCGCTAGTTGAAACATTAATGAGTAAGGATAATAAAGTGGAAATAAAAGATGATAATGCGCGGGTTTTAGGTAGTCATCCGGAAACTGGTGAAGATGTTATTGCAACAATTGCAAAATACGGTCCAATTGTAAAAATGGCAAGTGGAAAGAAAATGCTATACGGTCCAATTAAAGCTCCTTTAAAGAGAGAAACAATAACTCTTGACCAAGCATTAGATCTATTTAAGTTTCCAAAAATTCTTGGAAAATATGAAAAAAAGAACATAGTGTTAAAGGATGGTAAAAATGGACTTTATGCAACATGGGGAGATGATAATATTAGTTTGGAAAATACCAAATGTGAAATTAAGGAAAATATTACATTAGAGGAAGTAATCGAATTAATTGAAGAAAAGCAAAAAGATATACTTTGGGATAAAAAAGATGGCAAAATACAATATTCAATTCTAAAGGGGCCACATGGTCCATATATAAAAGTAAAAGATACTAGCAAAAAAACAGCTGTAATTAAAAATGTAAGTATTCCAAAACACATTGATTTAGAAGAAGAAATTGATTTAGAAAAAGTTAAAGAAATTGTTGCAGCTAAAAAGAAAACTAATTTCAGTAAAACTAGTTTTGCCAATAAAAAAACAACAGTCGGTGGTAAAAAGACTGTAAAAGTTCCCGGAAAAACAAGGAAACCAAAAGTAAATATGTTTAAAATAGAAAAATAATTTGTTTATTAAAAGATAAATTAATTTCTTATTTTAAGTTCTGAAACGCGCCATCTTTCTCGTTTGCCATCTGGTAGTGCTCGTTCAATAATAAATGGAATAACTCCATGCGCTAGTTCTTCCTTAGCTATTTCTTTTGGTGTCATATGATCTACATTTTTAAGCATTGATTTAGCACCAAGCGACAATTGTTTAGCTCTATCACCAAGAATTCTTACACGTTCATGTTTGAAAAGGACATCCTTTGTTTCTCTATCTGATGGTTTAACAATTTCATCGATTTGTTTTTCATCATCTTCAAAAACCTCTTCTTCTTCAACCTCATCATCAGAATCTGCAAAAACTTTCTTTTTCTTAAAGTTATACAAACAAGTGTCATCACCGTCGCCTTCATAATGTTCGGCTCCTTCTCCTTCAACAACATCTTCAGCCTCCGGTTCTTCTTCCCCCTCTTGTTCAAGAGCATCTTCGTCTTCGATTTCTGCATTTTCACCGAGAGCATCTTCATCTTCAACTTCATCTAAATTTTCCTCAACTTCAACAGCTTCTTCTTCATCCTGAATTGCTTCTTTAGCGAGGTCGTCTTGAGATTCTTCCGAATAATCTCTTATATCTGCTTCATCTCTCATAACAGGCCCTCCTGCCTCTTGTTTTTTTTTATTTATAGGTTTTACATTTTTTGATTTAGGAATAGCTACTTTTTTTGGCATGTTAGTTATAATATATTATAACTAACAGAATCTTTATATTGTATAAAAGAAAATCAATTTTTGTTCGAGTTTATGCACTCCAAATAGTTTCACATGCTACACAAGCATAAGCTGTTGAGTAACTTACAGTTCGAAAGAATACGGCATTTCTCTTGCTGTGATCTTTATGAGATACACACTTGGAGTTTGGACATATATAATTTCTAGTATGTGGCAATGCTTTATTATAAATCATATTTCTATATTTATCTTTATCAAGAAGTGCCACAGATGAACCCTCATTTACTCGACTCATAATTAAAGTTCCTTGTTTTATTGGTTCGTAGGTTCCACAACTGCAAACGAAGTAGGCAGAGTTATCATCAACTTCAACATCTTTTCCCTTATTTCCCGCTTGTGTTTCATTAAGCTTTATTTTATTTTCGACAGGTACGAGATCATTCAATTTATTTTGCACAAGTTCTTTTTTCTTGTTTGGCATTTGTTTAAATATATCTGACTTAATTAAATCATTAACATTTAAATTTGTAACATCTGTAGAAGTTATTGTGTTATTTAATGTTTTAGTAATTATGTCACCGAAATCTACATCCTGTGCGGACGAGCTGACGGATGTAGGTGTATCCGAGTTATTTTCTGCTCCCCCCATCATCACCGGTTTTGGTGATGTTTTGCTAATATCGAAGGCGTTATCACAGTTTGGACAAAAATACATTTATATATAGTAGTTATTATATTTAAGTATAGGTTACTGTTTATATGAGATTAAATTTCAAATTTTCAAAAAGTTGAATTTTATTATAATTATAGTAAGACTTTAAATAAATATACTTAAAATAACATATCGAACATCAGGTATATGGCCAATACAAACTGGATTGCAAAATTCGAAAGTTTTCTTAAAAAACATAAAGTAGAAGGAGAAGGCGAGTACACACACACGGCCTTCGGGCCGCCATGGGGCAAATATAACATTGGCGATTCGGATATAGACAGATTTTTGGCATTGTATAAGAGAGTTATTGGACAAATAGATTTACACATCACTGAAAAACCAAAAGATGTTGGTCCATTGCTTTTTGATTTAGATTTTAAATTTGATAAGAAGCATAATGAAAGACAATATTTAGATACACATCTTGAATATATAGTTAAAAAGACAACAAACAAGTTAAAAAAGTATTTTTCAGTTAAAAATAAGGATCTACAAGCATTTGTTTTTGAAAAAGAAGAACCAACATATGAAGAAAAGAATAGCAATTATAAAGATGGTTTCCATATCATATATCCACATATTGGTGTTCCAGTAGAAATTAGATATTTACTTTTAGATGAAATAAGAAATGAAGTAATTGCTGAAGAAGGATTCAGTGACATACCACACAATAATGATATGGATGATGTTTTCGATAAAGCAGTTATTAAAAGGAATGGATGGATGATGTATTCATCAAGAAAATACAAATGCCAACAATATAATTTAACACATATTTATGCTCATGATATGACAGAGCAACGATTAGATTCATATGATAAAGATGAATTGGTTGTATTGCTTTGTGTAAGACGACATGATGAAGAAGAAAGAATTAAATTACGTGATAGCGAAAATACCGCAGAAATGAAAAAAAAAATAAGTGATGTCACAGACAAGTATTTATCTCAAGGAAAAAAGAAAAATTCAAATAAAGAAGAAAGTCCACAAAATGCATCTAAAATAGAAAATAAAATTAATAAAATTAATGCAAAACCAAAATTAGATAGTGATATTCAAATGGCAAAGAAGCTTATTAAAATGTTATCACCAAAGCGTGCTGATTCATATCACACATGGGTTGTTGTCGGATGGGCCGCTCATAATGTAGACGACAGCTTACTAGAAGATTTTATTGAATTTTCAAAATCAACAACAAAGAAAGGAGCTTATCAAGAAGGCTGCTGTGAAAAGATATGGGACAGAGCAAAAGATTATGGATACACTATTGCATCTTTACATTTGTGGGCAAGACAAGATAATCCAGCTGCCTATCTTGAATTTGCCAGAGATGGAGTCAATAAGCTCATTCTTGAAGCAGAATCTGGCGCACATGACGATATTGCCAAAGTTGTGTATGAATTATACAAACATGAATTCAAGTGTGTATCTATTAAGAAAAATATTTGGTATGAATTTCAACAACATAGATGGGCGATGGTTGATAGTGCATACACGCTAGCAAATAAATTATCAGATGAAGTTACTGGCGAATTCGCAAGATTAGCCAGTCAATATTATGCTGAAATTGGTAACAAAGATAGTGAAGGAAAATTACTTAGTGGTTTGGATAAGGAAACTAAACTTAAGAAAGCTAACAGTGTTGTCAAAATTGTAGAAAAACTAAAAAATGAAGGTTTCAAAACTGCAATTCTTGGCTCATGTGCGCATAGATTTTATGATGCTAAATTTGAAGAAAAACTAGACGATAACCCAGATTTATTAGGTTTTGATAATGGTATTTATGATTTGGAACATGGTTGTTTTAGAGCAGGAAGTCCAGATGATAACATAACATTATCAGTTGGCTATGATTACGTCAACTACAAAAAGGATGATCCAGAAATCAAAGAAGTTAAAGATTTTTTCAAAACAGTACAACGTGAAGAAGAAATGAGAAATTATATTCTTAATTTAGTTTCAAGTTATATGGATGGGCACAATAAACAACAAAAATTCATTTTGTGGACTGGTAGCGGTTGTCACAATAAAGACACTGAAATTCTTATGGCGAATGGAACCAAAAAGAAAATTCAGGATATACAATTAAATGATTACGTAATGGGTGATGACTCAAGACCAAGAAAAGTAAAGGTTCTATTTACAGGTGAACAGGATATGTATAGAGTTAAAATGAGTAATGGCGATTCGTTTGTCGTAAATAAAAGTCATAGATTAGCTCTTAGATCACATTTCACAAATACAATTAACAGAATAGACGAAGGTAACGATGATCCATTATATGAGCTTACATGGCATGAGTATATTGAATCTATACCGATGCATAAATCAAAAACATTCAGAAGTTTTGAAGAAGCAGAAAAATATTCAAACAAACTACTTGTTGAAACAGAAAATGTCATATATCAAGGAATGGTATTACCAATTAAGATTGATGATTATCTGCTAATGGAAGATAAGGTTAAAGCCTATTATAAATGTTATTCCAATCCAATAACATATGCAAAGAAAGCAACAAATCATGATCCATATGAATTTGGATTGTCGGAAGATTTATCAAATATTCCAGACGAGTTACTAATATCTGATATTGAAACTAGAAGAAAATTATTAGCAGGAATAATCGATCGTAGCAAATGTAATAATAAAAACAGCTACACAATAGATAAAAATCCGAAATTAATAGATTTAATTAGATCGCTTGGTTATTATGTAACAGTAAGCGATAAATTGACCATTACTGGATATAACTTAGATAAATTACCGGTTAAAATTAATAGAATTGAACAAGCAGATGATTTAGTTGAAGAATTAACATTTGATTTAGACATGACATTAGAGAAAGTCGAAAGAGAACCATTTTATGGAATGGAACTAGATGGAAACAAACGTTATGTAATGGGAAACTATATGGTTACTTACAATTCAAATGGTAAGTCAACTGCGGTCGACTTAATCAAATATACTCTTGGAGAATACTTCGGTATCCTACCAATTACGGTTCTTACCAGAAAACGTGGCGCTGCAGGTAATGCAACTCCGGAATTAGCAGATAAAAGAGGTAAGCGTTGTTTAGTAATCCAGGAACCAGAGCACGATGATGTAATTTATGTAGGTTTTATGAAAGAATTAACTGGTTCAGATTGGATTCAGGCACGTGCATTGTATGGCGACCCATTCGAATATAAGCCACAATTCAAACTACTTCTAACATGTAACAAACTTCCACATATTCCATCAACCGACGGAGGTACATGGAGAAGATTGCGTGTATCCCCATGGGAATCAGAATTTGTTGATGGAAAACCGGAACATCCTCACCAATTTCCTAAAGATCCAATGTTGGGTGAAAAACTGAAACGTTGGAATGCACCATTCTCATGGATCATTCTTAATGAACACTATCAAGATTTTAGAAAAAATGGTATCAAAGAACCAAAGAAGGTAACACAATTTACAGAGAAATATAAAAAGGATAGTGATATTTACTATGAATTCTTAATTGAAAGTTATGAACTGACTAAAAAGGAGAAAGACTTTGAATTCATTAATACTGTATTCAGCGCCTTCAAGGTATGGTACAAAGAGGCATATTCTGCAAACAATCCAGCTAGAAAAGAATTTATCAATTATCTCACTAATAAAGACTATAAGGTAGAAGATGGCAAAGTTTATGGAATCAAGATGAGAGGTGTTGATATGGCCATTGAATAAACATTTATTTATACACATTTAATACAAAAAAATTGAACGTTTTAACTCATTGAAGGGTCTATTATTTAAGGAAATATACCAATCTAGTCGAATTAAGCTTATTCCTATCTACAACATGTCGTACTTCCAGCTATTCAACGCCAATAATCAACAGGGTGCCCAGCTGATCGGAGTTCCTGCTCAGCAGCCTCAGATGATGCAGTTCCAGCAACAACCAATGATGCAGTTCCAGCAACAGCCTCAGATGATGCAACTTCAGCAACAGCCTCAGATGATGCAGTTCCAACAGCCTCAGATGATGCAACTCCAGCAACAACAGTGGGCTCAGCAACCACCGATGCTCGTTCAACAGCTGATTCAGCAGCAACAAGCCCAGCAACTGTTGCTTCAGCAGCAGACTCAACAGCAGCAGGCTCAGCAACAGTTGCTTCAGCAGCAAGCTCAGCAGCAAGCTCAGCAGCAAGCTCAGCAGCTAGCTCAACGAGCTCAAGCTCAGCTGCAGGCCCAACAGCAGCAGGCTCAACAGGCTCAAACAGTGCAAAAGATATTGCATGGTAGCACGCAATGCCAGCATTGTCAGCAGGGACCTTTCACTGGAACTGCGCATGGAAATGCTCTTGGTATTAAGGTGCGCAAGCTTCCTGCACCTTCTTGTACGTGCTACCATCCGCAGCCCACGCCAGCCGCTTCCGCATCACAGAGTGGTTCTGGTTTTCTGAGAATCAACTTCTTCTAAGAAGTTGAGCATCGACTCAATGTATTTTATTTATCTAATCTCTTGCGATCTATTTTCATTAATTAAGTTATTAATTAATGAAAATAATTTGTGTATTATATTTTAATATACTATGGATATGATAATATTATATTTTAAGAAAGATAATACTTTAAAAGAAGTATCTTTGAATGATGCTTTAGACGAAATCTATTATTTGAATGCATCTGTTCCATTAGTGGAACATATTAATGAATATATTTCAACTAATAAAACAAGTAACATAACAAAATATTTTAAGAAAAACGGTATAGCAGCCGGAATCAATATAATAAAGGAAAATATATCAACAATAGAATCAAAAATACCATTGTATGACGTATACAGTGAAAATTTATATTTGATAGATAAATCAAATGTGTATCATAGGGTTGTATATAATGATTACAGATTCCCAAGTCAAGAATTACTTGATGGAATAATAAATAATAAAAAAAAATTACTGATCAAATTTAAAAAAACAAATGATATTCTTATCAAAAGAAAAATAAGAAAGATTCATTTAATGATTAGTTTTATGGAATCATATGACATAAACACATTGTATAATACATATATGAAGGTATTTTATTTATATTCTAATGAAGTAGGGAAAAATCTGACTCTATGCAAGCGTCCATCATTTCTCCAGCATTTTACACATATACGTCCCTATTATACAAGAAGTGAAATATTAAATTTGGCATTAAATATTGGGCTCGAAATAAATACAGATGAATATTATGATAGTGACAAATTATCATCTCTATGTAAGACAATAAAAGAAAATGATATTTCATCGAATACCTTACTAAATCATCAAAAGTATATAATCAATAATGATAAAGTTGGTTTGATTCAATATTATACTTTACAAGGAAGTTATTTTATTAATAAATATTTGAGAAGATTTACTCGCCATAATTATAAAGATAAATATCTTGAAAGTATTTTAAAACCAATGTATGATTTGGCAATTAATGCGCCGGCATTTGATAAATCATATGTCTTGTATAGATTTGTTCACGATGATTCCTATTTGAGTGATTTACAAGTTGGAGACATATATAGCGATAAAGGATTTATGAGTACGACACGCGATCCCTTTTATAGAGAAGACACTTATAAGTTCGGTTTTATATTATTAAAAATAAAAATTCCGGCAAATATGGTTGGTGTCGCATTGTGTGTTGAAACACTATCTCATTTTCCATATGAACAAGAAATTATATTGCCACCAATGTCATTATTAAAACTAGTTAGACGAGATGACAAATGCGCATATTATCACACCAATGCAAAACTAATGTCCCAAATTAAAACCAGATATGAATTTGAGTACATAGGAAGGGATAAATTAGCTTTACCTGATTATGTCGAATATGAATCAAAAGCGGATGCAGTTGATTTTTTATCTATTGAAAAAATTCCTAGCATAAGCTTTGATGAAAAAATCAGATATTTTATGAACAAATATGTAAATCCAATGAACGAATTTATTGTACAAATAGGAAATAACAAATATACAATAATATGTGAATGGTATGACAGTACTGGAGCCTATGAAAAATTCTATGCGATTAAAACAGATAATGGATTTAGTTTTTATACAATACATAATAATTATGTACTATTTATGATTGAAATTGGGGAACAAGACCAGGAACGCTATATGCATGTAAATTATTATGTAAAATATAGCACATTGGATAGAAATAAAATACTGGGAGACGATAATTTCGTAAAATTTATTTCATCAATTGGATATTACTTTGAAATTAATCAAATAATTATTTATGCCGATTATATGACTTGTGATATTTTTAGTAAAAATCAAATTCAAAGAAATAAAGATGAGCAAATTGGGGACACATTAAACGATGAACCTAAGCAAGAATATAAAATAAATAAACCAGTCTCGATGTCGTTAATAAAACAAAGAAATTTTTCAGATAATACACAAATTGACAATACACTTGAAGAAGCTGAGGAAATATATTATGGTGGCGGGAATTACTGTGTTGACATATACAATTATTTGAAGAAAAACATTAAACGTTTTGAAAAGTCAAATATTTTAAATATGGAATTAAAACCAAAATATTCTTATTATCAATTAAATAAATTAAAAAGTACAGATCCATATGAAATACTAAAAAAAGAAGATTTTGATGAAATTTATCAAATATATGATAAAGCATATATTTCATTGGAAAAAGAAAATAATATTGGGGCGTTTTATGTTTGGATGGCAGAAAACAAGTGTTATTTAATGGAAACATTAGTTAGTAAAATGGACAGATTATTTCCAAATATAAATCCATTTAAATATACTTATTACATATTAGATCCAATAATGTATTTGTACAATAAAAAGTTTATTAATACTTATCCAAAATATGCTATGTCAAATCCTACACATGAACATAATATAATAGATATTCCAAAAAATATTTACAGGAATATATCAAAAAGAGTATAATTATTTACGTAATTTTATTACAAGTATTAAAATAAATAATATGGCAAGCCATAATAATGGATTTTCAAAATAAGTTGAATAATCAGATACAGTAAAGTGTTCAATAGAATTGGAACATACTTTACCTTGTCTTGACGCATATGAATGTCCATATCCTAAATCTGGTTTTTCCAAATCAAGTTGGAATTCTGGTAACACATCTGCATGTGTTCTATAAACTAACCCATCATTTAGTGAATCCTTTTGCTCAACCTTTTTAATTTCAGTAATGTCTTTATTGATATACCATGGATTATCAGATTTTACGAGAACAACCGATCTACCTTTTTGATCAGATGACAAATTATAGTTCCATGAATAATCAGTATCTGTATCAGATTGGTTTTCAATGGACCATTTCTGAGTTTGAGAATTATTACATTTAGATTTAACAATATCTTGGCCGTCAGTATCCAAACAAGTATTATCATATTGCGATACAACAACACCATCATATGGAAACCATTTTTGTTCGAGTGTATCATTACATTTTTCGAGGAATACACTCTTGTCATTATTATTAACTGATAAACACTTGTCATCAATAATTAGTTCACCTTGCACGGAATAATTTATTTTTTGAGTTGTATTTTTATTTTTTGGCGCAAGAGATAATTTAGATTCTGAAGATGCAGTTAAATAGGCATCAATGTCATTATTGATTAAGCTATATGAATGTTTATTGTAAAAGATACTTCTGATTATAGTATTATGTTTTACTTTTACATGTGATAATAGATTAAATTCATTTCCACTCATATAATCTTCGGATTTGTTGTCAACTGTGGAGGTTGTGCAATAATTATTTGGAATTAATCTATACTTAGTAGTTTCAATAGATGGTTTAGTGTTGTCGGTACTATAAACCAGTCCTAATGCAGAAAATCCGGACGGGCCAACTGGAAGCCACACACTTCCAGTATTATATGATGCAATAAGGGTAAAATCTTGGGCAGGTTTAGAAATTGTGTTGCTCACTAATAAAATTTGATTGCCGAGTTTTTGATTGAAGTATAAACTACCAAATACTCCAAATTTATCGATGTCGATGTTATATTGATTTAAAGTAGAAACTATAGCTTCAAAATTATATTCGTATATTGAATCATTTTCTCTTTTACTGACTCTTTTAACAAGGTTTTGTATATTATGTGAATTAATTGCAATAAGTGGTGTGTCATTCGATACATTTGAACTATTGCCAAATATATCTGAAACTGTTATATTCGATATCATTATATTATAACTTATAATATAATAAATCATAAAATATTAAAAAAGTTGAAATATTTAATATATGATTGACCCATACGATTCAGACATCTATATTATCATCAAACATACCCCATTGAGGTGTAATACTATCCTGTACAATACAAAATGAGCTCCGGATACAATCGCCTAGGAAGACCACTTACCACCATTTTCAGTTTAACTGATTTTTCGGCTGAAACTCAAAAAGCATCACTCAATGTGTTGTCAAAAATCAGATCTCCCGCTCATGAAAGCAGTCACACATCTTATGGAACACAGTCTGGAAGTTATTCACCTTCCTCAGGCAATTCGTCATCAAATCAAGGATCAAATAATTCAACTCAAAGAAGCTCACGCGGTATTGGTACTCCCGCATAAATCAAGTCGATAATCGATAATCGATCATCGACTTCTACCCACTTAATCGATGGAGACTCGCCGAGCGATCATCCACATGTTTTTTCTATCATCCAAGTTACACTAAACAATTACCACTTAAAAATGGATGTTGCAAACATTGTTCTGCTGACAACCTATCATCTGAATTAAAATTTAGAGTTTTAACCATAAAATCTATCAGTTGTGCCTTATCATTTTCAGATAAATCTGGTCTCTTATCAACAATAATTTTCCACAATGGATTATATTCCAATTTTTTAATTCCTTTTAAACACTTATTTTGTTTAAAGAATAAATCTTTTTTTGGACTTGCATTTATTAGACTATCAGGTATTTTTCCTAATTTCATTTGTATATCATATAGGTGAAACCTATCAGTAGACATGTGTTGTACTTTATCTGGATTAAATAAAATATCACCAGTTATTAATTCATATAATGTGCATCCTATTGACCATATATCACACTTGTAATTATATGGCAAATTTAATAAAACTTCTGGAGATCTATAATATCTTGTTTGAATTTCATCAGTTGGACAATCTTTAATGTAAAGACATGATCCCATATCACCTAAATTGACATTATTTTCAAGCATTATATCATTTATAATAGTTTGTTCGTCGTCAGTTTTTTTAGAATTATCATCTGAATATGATATATCAGAATCTGTAATTAAATCTCTATCTACTAGTGTACTTTTACAATCATTTGATGAATCATCACTATCATTTTCTGATGAATTATTATCATCATTATCAGTTACTGATTCATCATCAGTAAGACTCGAAATTCTACTAGATGAATTAGAATTTAAATCAGAACAATAATTAATTTCTGAATTAATTCCTCGTATAACCAACTCTATTGCTTTAGTATATGCAATGTCTTGAGCTATTTTATCTTTAATAACCAATGTTTTCTTCTTTTTTTGTATTTCTGCCAATAAATCGAGCTTTGTTGCCTTTTCCATAAAATTTGCGGTATGTTTATTTTTCCCAATTAATAAAATATTTTCTGGTTTAATATCTGTGTGTATCATACCGGAATCATTTAATTGCTTTAATGCAGTCAAAGTTTGTATCATTGCTTTCTTTACAAACTTGAGCGGTAAACCTTCTGTATATTTGCCACGTCTAATTATTGAATATAGAGAACATGCCATAAGATCTAATACGATGCATAAATGTTTCGTCTCATCCATATCATCGTCGTCGTCATGTTCATTAGTATAAGTAAAACTGTCAATCATATTAACAGTGTACTTTATTTTAGCATTCTTAATTTTATTGAGTAATTCTACTTCTTGTGTACCTGAATCATAATCACAGTCGTTGAATATTTTTATTGCAAAATATTTTTTATTTGTTGTATTAAAAGCCATCCATACAGCAGAATATGCACCGTGGCCCATTTTTTGTATCAGTATGTATTTTTTATTTATAATTTTACCAGTCCAATCATAATACGAATCTTCCTCACTATTTCCCGATGATGCGCTCATATAATTTCTTTTATATGTTTACTTCTTTAGATATTTAATATATGTTTAATGCGCGGTATTTTTTTTAAATTTATCAATTTGTTTTTTATAATCCTTTGCCAATGCAATTAATTTTTCATTTTGATCATTTATTTTTTTAATTTCTAAATCTTTCTCGTCAATTTGTTTCTGGTACTCAGCCTTAATTTCCTTTAAAGTTTGTTTACGGAAAAATTTAGTTCCTACAACTTGTACTGACCACGATTTTGTTCCATTATTTAAAATAACATATTCTGGAAGACCATCTATTTTATACAAAAAACCCCCAAGCCTAAAAAGGGGTTTGCCATCCTTGTTTACAAAATACCTAATATGTGTTCCTATGGGAACTTTAGAGATGTCCGTAACTGAAGTATAATCCTCCAGCTTGCTTTCCACTTCATCAGATGTTAATTTATCAGTAGTAGTTTGTTTAGGTCTAACATAACTGTCTTTTTTGAGACGTGTAGTAGTAACGTTTAACATTATATTTATATTATATTATAACATAAATATATATCTCTAAATGGATTTAATTAATTTATAACTTAAGATCTTTATGTAATCCTTTTTCGATTAAACTAGCCATTTTATCAAGTAAATCGTCATTTTGTTTTATTTTGTTAACTTTAACGTTCATCTCATCTATTTTTGTTGCAGATAAGTCTTCCTTTCTAATTTCAGAATCATCCTCTTCAATTTCTTCAATTTCGTCGACTTCGAGGTGTTCAGATTCACTACAAGACTCTTCGTCAGATTCTGAATAATCTGAATCTTCAAGTAAGCTTTCTAAAGATGGAATGTTTGATTTTCTTTGACTGTTAACAAATTCTCCAATCAAATCTTTATTTTTATCTAACACTGATGCATATTTATCTTGCTCGTCTTTTGATAAGTAATTTACATTGTGTGGAACATATCCCGTTTCACGTTGTGTAGATTGTTTTGGATACATCTTATTATAAAGTTCAGTGTAAATCGCATAATCACCCTCAATGTTCAATAAATTTTGTGTTTCCATAAATTTAAATATTGGAAATTTATCAGTAAACAAAGGAGGAAGTTTATCTTCACTTAATTTTCCAGATAGAACATCCTTTTTAATTCTCGAATAACTAGATTTATCTGATTCAAATATTCTCCTTCTTTGTTCTTCTTTTTCTTGTTCCTCTTTTATTTTTCTTTTGCTATCATTTAATTCACAAACAAAATCTGAATATTTATTGGCTTCTGCTTGATGAATATCCATAACATCATCTAATTTGTCTTCTTCTTTTTCCTTAAGAGTCGTTAACTCTTCAATTTGCTGTTTGATTTTTTCTAACATTTCAGAATCGATTTCATCATCAGATGAATCTTCATCCGTAGTCAATGCATTAACCAAGTCATCATTATTCGCATGCGTTCCATCTTTTTTAATTACATTAACAACAGGCATTTTTTCATTAATAAGTGTTTTTGTATCCAATGTTGACACATCAACAGACTCTGTTAATAGTGAGGTTGTATTTTTTAACAAATCTTTGATTGAATCAGTTTTTTGCTGCGGCAATGGCTCATTTACATGTGCAACTGTATTTATTCTTTGATTTTGTTTAACAGTAGTGGTCTGTTGGCGTATACTAATAGTATTTTGCAACATTTCTGAAATACTATTTAATAATTCATTAACATATGGAGACGAACTGTAAATTCGTGTATTTTGACTCGTTGATATGTAGCCATTAACATATGAATATTTATCTTCAACAAGTTTATATCTTTTCTGACCATCGCAATTTACTTTATTTATTGTTAAATCAGAAAATGTAAAATTTTGAGAACATAAAATATTATTATTAAGTAAGAATGTTACACGTGATTTAATTATTGATAATAGTTCATGTGAAACCATATCTAAATCATTCGATTCATATAAAACATTAGTACCTTCATTTAAAACATAAGTAATCATAATACCAAAGAATACATATATTACTTTATATAGATTATGTCAAAAAAATTGATCAAATTAGTATCTACTAAAAAACATATAAATATATACCTATATATCCAGACAAATGAATCCAACCCAAGATGGATCAAACACATTCCCATCTGACAAACAAAATTTCCTTAATAATGGAATGAATGGAAGCAATATGACTTACATACCGAAGGTCACACAAGGCATTCAACCAAATGGATTTCTTAATTTTAATGGAATGAATAACACAAACGGTATGAACACAAATAATATGAACATGAATGGTATGCATATGAATGGTATGAATATGAATGGTATGAACATGAATGGTATGAACATGAATGGTATGAACATGAATGGTATGAACATGAATGGTATGAACATGAATGGTATGAACATGAATGGTATGCATATGAATGGTAATGCATTCACACCAAATAACGATCAACAAATAAATGATAAATCGACAATGATGAATGTTCAAATGGATATGCTAAATATGATGTCGCTAATGAACAAAACAATCGAAATGAATTTATCAAATTACTCAACAGTTACAAAAAAGTTTGATATTGTAGACGATAAATTAACCAAATTATCGAGTGATGTAGAAAAACTTAGTTCTAAAATTGAAAATAATGAAAATGTAGTTAAAGCAAAAACTAATCAAAATAAAAGAAAGAAAAATAGAAAAAACAGATGCAATAATCATGAAGATGAAATAACATATGTTGGTACTATTGTTCAAGATGGAGATGATATTAGTGGAATCCTGTGTAATGATTTAACAAATAAAAAAGGCGATAGTAAAGATAATCCGGAATATATTATTAAAATGGGTCCTCCATCAGGTCAAACCACACAACCCCCCTTTATGGATCCACTCTCTAATATATTTAGTCAAATATTCAGCAAATTAAAATCTGAAAAAGATAAAAAGCAAGAAGAAGATGATACTGACACTGCTAGTGAAAATTCTGATTATGACAGCTCTGATGAATTTGAAGATTTAGGACAAGAAATTAAATCAATTGATGATCTAATAAAATTAGGTGAGTTATATCCGAAACTTAAAAATGAGAATGAAAAATCACAAGATGTTAAAACAGATAAATCTAAGCCCGTTGAAATACCTGAAAAAAAGGAATCAGGAGCAGCTAAACCAATAAAAGGATTATTTAAAAAAAATAGACTAGACGAATTAATAGAAAAACATAAAAAGAGGGATGATGAAAAGTATGATTTTAATCAAGTTTTTGGTTTTGGAAAACCAGGGGGATTACCAATGAAGGCAATTCCAGTAGTAGAATCGAAAGATAAAAAAAATCATTGCTACAAGTTAAATGGTAAACTTTATCCAATAAATTTAGAAGTATTGTTTAATTTAAGTGCACCGCTAAAGAAATTAAAAGCACTAGTTGGATTAGATGGAGTAAAAACATCAATTCTCGATATGATTTTGTATTACTTGCAAAATTTTGAATCGAAAAATCGCAATATGTTACATACTGTTATTGAAGGGCCTCCTGGTGTGGGGAAAACAGAACTCGGAAAAGTTATTGGTGAAATATATGCGGCTTTAGGAGTAATTAAGTCAAATAAATTTAGAATTGTTAGACGTACAGATTTAGTTGGCGAATATTTAGGCCAAACTGCCCAAAAAACTCAACAAGAAATAGATAAGGCTGATGGTGGAGTACTGTTTATTGATGAAGCATATTCACTAGGTGCAGATGATAAAAGAGATTCATTTGCAAAGGAATGTATTGATACAATTAATCAAAATCTCTCAGAAAAGAAAAGAAATCTAATTTGTATTATTGCTGGATACAAAGAAGAACTAGAAACATGTTTCTTTTCGTACAATCCAGGATTAAAACGTCGATTTCCATTTAAATATAGCATTAAAGGATACAGTTCTGAAGAAATGAAAGATATTTTTGTTAAAAAAGTAGCTGATATAAAATGGAAAATATCATCAGATATTAAAAATGAGGAAATCGTAAAATTCTTTACAGACAATGAAAGCGCATTCCCGCATTTTGGTGGAGATATTGAAAATTTATTGGTCGCATGTAAATTTTGCCATTCAAGTCGCGTAGTTGGTAAGCATCCAAAACTCAGGAAAATTCTGACAATCGAAGACATTCAGAATGGTTTCGAACAATTTACAAAACATAGAGGAGAGGTAAGAAGTAAAAGAGAAGATTATCACTTTTACACATAATTTATTTATAATAAACTAAAAAATAGGATGAGAACAGATAATATTACTACAATTACTAATATTATCCAACATTTATTGCAACCATTGTGTTGAGTGACAACTTGTTCGACAATTTCATTACCACGCTTTACATTATCTAACCCATTAATAATATGAAGTTCAATATTACCTAATTTCTTTCCTTGTTCAACAACAAGTATATCTATTTCATTTGCTAACGAGTTTATTTCTACAACAGAATCGTATATGTATTGTATTTGTTTTTGTTTTTCAATGGCTTGTTTTTCTTGATCTGTAATTTGATGGATTTGGTCCTGGTTTTCAAATGGATTTTCATCCAAAACCGGTTCACAATAATCTTGTTTATATGCACCATTATCAAGCATTTTAATTTTTTCTGTGAATGTATTATATTTGGTTTGGACCAATGTAATATCTTTAGAAATCCTTGATAATAATATAGTGTATATATTTTTATTAATTGGGTTTGTTGTATCTATTTGTTTAATTAAATTATAACATGTATTTAACTTTGACTTAATTCCAATAGTTAAAAACTCAAAATCTTTTTTTATTTTTCCATTATCAGAAAAAAAACTAACATAGTTATTAGATAAAGTATCCAAATTAGAAAATTCTACCTCTATTTGAGCTAATGTTGATTCTATTTTATTTTGCAACACACATGTTTCCGATTCAATGTCTATTCTAACATCTCGTAGTGGTGGTACATCATATCCCCATCTACTGATCCGATGCGTTTCATAATCGGTAGTTAATTCTATTAAAGGCAACATTGTCATTGGACAAAACATATATATTTATATAATAATAAGTAACAGTACCAAAGAATAAATAAAATCAATTTTTAACATTTGAAATTCCATATATACAAACACTATTATGTTTAAATGTTGATATGATACGTAATTCTTCAGCCGTGATTTCTCCGTTTATATGTACATAAATATCGGTCAAGGTTTGAGGATTATAACTACTACTTGCAAAATATTGTTTATTTAAAATACTTGGATCAAAAATTGCTTCTAATATATGTAATATTGTCGGCTTGTGTTCAAAAAATATTATATTGGATTGCAATGGATTTTTTATTTTTTTTGTAATTGATAGCTTTACAATGTTTGATCTACTTACAATATTATTTGGGAAAATAATAGATATTGAATTTTTATTACAATATTCTGCAATATAAGTTCTCTCTGACTCATAAATTATATATGCAAGAGTAATAAGTTTTTTAAAATATAATTTCGAAGAATTTAATTCGTTCCTTAGTAACATATCTTTAAAGTCATTAAAAGATAAATCGCCAGATACAATTTGCTGTTCAATTGTGCTGATTTTATAGCTGTCCATATTACTGATTTTCCAATTAATTTCATCAATTATCTTGACATGTTTTTTAATAATATTTAAATCATTTTCATAGGCTGGATACTTATGTACGACAGCTCTAATGTATGCAACTTTATCAGTTTTATCTAAATTTTTAATTTCATTATCAAGCTTGCTAAAAGAATCTAATTGTGCATTTATTTTTTGCGTAATATCGGTATATGTCATAAATTGATTGGCATTAAAAAACTTATCATCTAAACTAATGATATCATTATTTATTGTAATTGAATTATTATTAATCGTAAAATAATAATCAATCATGGATCTATAATACCACGGTGTCATTAAAGGGGTTATATAGTCAAATGATCTATCCAAAGACAAATACAATATATTATTAGCATGTTTACCATCCAAGACTTTTAACATATCCATATTAGTATTTAAATTATCTTTACAACAAAGCAAAGATGGGACACCTTTCATATGTGATAATAGGAACGCAGACATTTGGTCTAAAGATTTTACCAAAGATATATTTTTGAATATGGGATAGAAATTACATATTATTGAACAAGTTTTTTTAACATCAAAATATTCATCAGCATCTGCAATATATTTTATATGATCACTCAAATACTTAAGATGGGTTACCATTAATAGAATCACATTTTTATTGAAATATCTAGCTTTAATATGATTGAAAATAAGTTGAGCATTATTCGAATTGTCCAATACAAAATATATTATTTCGAATGTTAAAAATTCAGATTCTATATTTTTATTACTTAGTTTATTTATTTCCATTAAATTAACAACACGCAGGTTTAGCAAGTCTTCAAATTTAAACAATGATGAAATAACTGTTTTTGTAAATTCGTCTATTATTAATATTTTATTACATTTAGTTGATAATGCATTATTAAGGGTATTAATATACCTCGAATAAGTTGTCGATGCCATTTTAAATATATTATTAGTATTCATAATAATATTAGTATCCATTAGTAAATTTTAATGTCAATTTTTATTTGGACATTCACAAAAAATGAAATTACTTATTACTTAGATCAAAATGGCAAACGTGTTACAAAAGATTTGACGGAAAATGACTTTTATACAGTATGTGTAGAAGCTGTTAAAAATTAAATATATTTGTTTATTACTCAATAATTATTATTGAATGATAAGAATTAATGCCCTCGACTGGAATCAAACCAGTAATCTCTCACTTACAAGGTGAGTGCAGTAGTCGTTTTGCTACAAGGGCGTGCCTCAAACAGGAATCAAACCTGTAACCTCTCACTTACCAAGTGAGTGCACTGTCAATTGTGCTATTGAGGCGTGTTTTGGACAGGAATTGAACCTATAACCGCTCGCTTACTAAACGAGTGCACTACCATTATGCTACCAAAACGTGTCTTGAATAGGAATTGCACCTATAACCGCTCGCTTACAAAACGAGTGCACTGCTAATTGTGCTATCAAGACGTGTCTTTAATAGGACTTGAACCTATACCAGTTGATTACGAAACAACTACACTACCATTTATGTTATAAAGACATGTTTCTAACAGGAATTGAACCTGTCCTTAGACGTTCGAAGCGTCCCGTTCTTTCCGATAAACTATAGAAACGAGGATCTGTATCGATTTGCACGATATTCAGTTGGGTCAAAACCAACCGTGTTAACTACTTACACCACAGATCCGTACCCTCATTGGTAATTGAAACCAATTCTCTCCTTTCGCAAAGGAGTGCTCTATCCGTTGAACTATGAGGGCGAGAACCTATTCTGTTATGCTCAGAAAACTTCCGGGTCAAAGCCGGGCGTGATACTACTTCACCATAGGTTCAATATTACAATAGAAACAAATCTTTAAGTGTTTTTCACGGGAATTACTACAAGTTAAAGATATAATCATCTACTTACTCAATGGAAAGACCAATAGTTGACGAAAATTATGAAAAAGCACCCAATTATCCAGATTCATATTCTTTAATTATTGCTCACGGTAGACAGGATATTTTTCTCGATGGGGGATAATAAAAAAGAATATAAGCTAACAAATATAGTTAAAGATTTATTATTAATAACTATTAATAATAAATGGGTGGCGGTGGCTTAATGCAATTAATCGCTTATGGCGCACAAGATGCGTACATATCATGTGATCCAAAAATAACATATTATAAAGTAATATATAGAAAACATACAAATTTTGGAACGGAAAATTTGGATACTAAAGAACAAAATAAATCAAATAAAAGAAAATATGAAGAAAGTTTAGATGATGAAGATCATAAAACTAAAAAAGGAAAATATGAAGATTACACAGATATTTTAAATAGTCAAGAAGATATAACTCAAAGGGTAACATATCGAGCTAAAAGAAAAAGATCATATGACGAAAGTGATTATGAAGTAAAGAAAACCAAATTTGCTTAAAGTATTCAAAATAATAAACAATTAATATGGGAGGAGGTGTTGGAATTAGATTCTTTGAGGGTTTAAATTTTCGCGACTATTGCCAACCCTTGGCACAACCTAAAGAATGTGTTGAATATTGGTTAGGAATTAATACAGAAAAATTATTATTATACTCAAATAAATTTGGTATATTTATGGGCTTTTACTTTTATATGTGCGAACATGCAGAATGGCCATCCGATTTTAAAAAATGGATAGATGAAACTGATATTGCTATGTTTTACTTGGAAATTTTAGGTCAACTAGGATTACAAGTTGAAAGTAATTTTAAGGCTGAACTAAACAAAGTTAAACGAAATAACAAGTTTAATATTGATAAAGATATTTACGAAATATCAAAAAAGAAACAGAATGATTGTTTAATATTGGATTCCGAAAAAATAAAACATATTGAGGATAAATATAAGCAAACCCAATACTTTAAAAGAATAGATTACATTAATAAATACGCACATAAAGAATAATTCATATTAAATAGTACTAGTAAGCACTATTTAGTTCTTAAATGTTCATTAAATTAGTTTCAGAAATGACACCAAAAGACTTTATCAAAACGTGGTTGGAAATAGATAAAAACAATGTTAAATATTATTTCAAAAACAACATACAACCAAATAGCATGTTAGATTATTGTAAAGAATATGGAATAACAAAAGGATTCTATTTATATATGTGTCAAACAATTTATGAAAACGAATTTATTGCATGGTTTTACTATTGCAATTTTAAGGAATATTATAATGCAATAAATGAAACATTGGAATATATTACTTCCAAAAAAAGAAAATACGATTATGATGACGATATCAATGATAAAAAAATCAAGCTTTATTAATAAAATGTTGAAAAATTATAAGTTTGGCAAAATGTTCATATAGATTATACAATAACAATTACAAATGACTCAACAATATCACGGTAGTAATGTTTCATACGATCGCGATTATGACGGTTATTATGATGATTATTGGTGTGACAGCATCAATACATACCGTGGAAACAATCGTGATTATGGATACCAAATAAGATCTTCATATGACTATCCTTCGCGAGATAGAAACTACATTATTGATATTTCGAGATATCTTACTCCTCTAATTAGAGACTCAGTGTTACAAATTAAAAATGATGAACTCGAACAAAAATATAAGGAATTAGAAGCAAAATATGCCGAGCTTGAACAAAATACAAAAAAATTGGAAGAACTCCTAGCAAAGGCCACAAGTACAACAGATTTAGCTGTTAAACAAGCAACAAATTCTGAAATAGCACAACTTCAACAAACAAATACTAAATTAGTTGACGAATGTAAATCGCTCAAACGCAAATTTGTTGATGAGAAAAGCGATGAAAGCAACAAAAAACTTCATTTATCTAGCTAAAAATATTGAAAAACAATATTATTGATATTACAATAACAAATTATATCAATAATAACTTAACTGACTATTATTTAGGCGACTTTTAACAAAATGACCACACACAGAATCGGAAATCAAAACATGTCATTTAAACAGTGGGGTGAGCGTACATATTCTACTCGTACTGTTATTACACCTAATTCAACAATTGATATTAATCAATTGGGGGTACCTATTAAGTTACCATATGCAAAAGTTGATGTATCTTCTCCAACTGATTTAAAATTTGACAATCTGGCAATTTCATCGAATGATGAAAACCAAAAAAATATAGATAAAATAGTGGCTTTATATTCGAAAGAACTTGCTGAAAAAGAAAAATTATATTTAAAAGTAGTGGCTGAAAAGAATGCTATTGTAGCAGCAGCAAAAGCCGAAAAAGAAATTCTTGAAGCCCATATTGCGAAACTTCACAAAGAATATAATGAATTCCTGTTATCCGCAAATTCAACAAGTTTGGCAATGAGACGTCTTCAAGATAAAAATAATAAACTTGATGACGAATGCAAATCTCTCAAACGTAAGGTTAGAGACGATGACGACAATGATGAAGAAAGTAATAAAAAAGCGCATGTTTAATTTATCAAAAAATATTGAATAATGTTCCCATTGTATTTGTTTATTAATATATAATGGTATACCTATACAAAAATGAGTCATGTTTCATATCAAGCGAATTCTGGAGAATGGAGTGTTCCAAAATTGAGTAGCGAAAATCATCAATGCGATTTTCATAGCGAATCCAGATGTGAAAATAAAGCATGGGATACTTCTAAATATTGTTTATCGCATGATATTTTTACTGGACAATATTCATGCAGAATATTCATGTGCAAACATAAAACAAATATGACCAGTCAAATGTGTTACTTTCATACACCCCATTATTTGCAAATTACAGATAAATTTAGTGGTGAATTAAACAGATGTACTGAATGTTGTAATAAAATTTACAGACACCCTAGCGCATATGAAATCAATACATTATGCGATGAATGTGATTTAATAATTGGTAAATATAATTGTTGTCAAGATAAATGTACAAATAAAACATCATTTCCGGTAAAAATTTGTTATCTCCATATTAACCATAAAGTAGTTAAATTTGTGCCCAGTAAAACACAAACTGATAATATTGTACTGGATCAACAAACAGAAAAATTAAAGAAATTTAAATTTACAATAAGTAATGAGCCTCTAAAACCTCTTACAGATGATGAAAAAAGTGCGTGTGTCCGTCATGTTTTTATACCAATTAATCAAAAGGATAATGAAATTGAAATTCTTAAAAAAGAATTAGCAAAAGCTCAAGAAAAAATTAAAGTTCTTGAAAAGGAAACGGATGAGTTATTAACCGATGCTAATCATCATATTGCTAGAAGTGGTGAATTGGCTATTGAAAATAGAAGTCTCAAAAGAAAATTTAATATTGACGATTCGTCTAACAAAAAAATATGCACCAGATAAAGAGTTAATTATTTATTTATTTATTATAATGAAAAAATGCAATATTTCAACCTGCATAAATAATTCGACATCTATATCACCATATTGTAATATTCACAACAAAGATTCAAGCGATGACATAACTATTGCATATGTCAAATCAATAAGTAAATTTATAACCTTGAATGATAAAGAATTTAGAAAAGTTTTTATAGAAACAAAAAAACCTAAAATTAAAATATTTTCAAAATTATAAAAATTGATAATAATAAAGCATATGCATAAGTTAATTTATTATAATATTAAAACAAATTAATAATGTATTGGCAAGAAACTATTCATGAAATTAACGGACAGACAATATATATCACTCATATACCATTTTGGGCAACACCTGAATATCAGTTATATGAAGCTAGGGCGCTAATGGAATTATACTATCCAAAAAATAACACAAGTCCTCCAACAGTTAATAAAACAGAATGCCAAACACAAAATGATATATATAATCCAAAAACAACAGTAACTAGTTTATTGGACAAAATACTGCTTGATAATAAACCTAATGACACATTAAAAAGAAAATATGATGGTGAGGATGAAGATGAAAATACAAAAAAAGCAAAATTTTAATATACAAGTTTTTCAAACAATATCTCAAGTTTCTATAAGATGGGAAATTGTTTATTTGTTAAAAATAATAAAGTAGGTATAGATACTGGTGTACCCCAAGAATATACAACTAGGCAAAATGTCCGCGATATTATCCAAATGATAGATGATATGCAAGAAGACGATGAAATTAGCGAATATATGTATTATCGAGTGGGTAATCAATTTATTGAAAGAAAATGTTGAATTATATTTATTTTATTAAAATATATGTTGTATCAATGCTTATATCATATTACATTATGACCTCAGATATTAAAGTTGTTATGCACAAAATGCAACACACAAATGCGACATATATCGACGGCGACAAGGTTCGAGTATCAGGTAAAAAGAAATCAGATATGTCAGATAAGGAATTTTATGCAATTACGCTAAAGGAAGAACTATTTAGTCAATATGTTGAAAAATATGGAAAATACGAAACTGTCACTTTGACTTGTAATCAAGATTATGTTGAATTTGAATGGGGGAACGGAGATAGAGAAATACTTTATGTTGAAGATAGTGACGATAAAATCTTCAACGTATTTTCATCAAACACAAATAATTTAGAATTTACAGAAACCTACCACATCAAAGATATTGCAACATTTAGTCATTATTTGGATGGTAAAATAACATTTATTGTGTTTATTGATGAAAGCAAAAAGGAAACACATAAAAGAAAAATTCAAAATGATGAACAAAATGGAAATAAAAAACAAAAAACAGATTTAGGCGAAATTGTGTGCAATGGGGATGTTTGTGAAAGAGTCAAAGTTGATCCGATAATTCACCAAAAACAAGCAACGGGAGATCGCATATCACAAAGACATAGTCAAATGAATACCGTCTCACATGTTTTACCTGGATTCCATATTCCAAATCCACACGCAATACCATCAAGAATGACACTTGGTCATTATCTCGAGCGTAATGGTAATGTTTGTAAAAAAGTAAAAGTTAATCATACTGGAGGACAAATGAGTACAGTTGGTTCTATGTTACCCAAAACAAATATGCCATATTCTACAGATGGGCTATTACCAGATATAATTGTAAATTCACACGAAATTCCTCAAAGAATGACACTGATGCAATATATGGAATGTATTGGTAATGTAAGTAATTAATTTATTAAAAAATGTTGAAATACATTCTAATTGCTCTATTTATGCATTACAAATATATATATCAATCCTCCAACCCCCTTCACTCGACACTACAAGATGTGTGAAACTGTTGTTCAAGCGTCTAACACCAGACCCATTCGGTCTGCATCTATTACATATACTACCCAACAACTGTTGGCTATTAGAAATTTGCCACACGTTGGCGCCCAAATTACTATTCCTATTCTGGTGGATCCGAATAGCGATATCTTTAAGAATGACCAAGTCGTCCCTAGACAAATACTATGAACAAAAATATTGAAATTTAATATGTTACGTCTACTAAATATTTTATTTATTATAAACTCAATATATCTCAAGATGTCTGTAAATAAGCCTTCAGATAATATGGATGTTGATCCCCCTAAGCGTATGTCCGAATATGACAAAACATATAAAATGAGAGATGAACTTGTAATTGATTTACAAGTATTCACAAAAAAGTTCTCGGAATTTGAAAAACTTGGTGTACATCTAGTTGAACGAGGTCAATTCAACGAAGACGAGCTGAAACACATCCGAAAAACAGAACTGAAAGAAAAGGATGATCGGATACGCGAACTTGAGTTACAATTGCAACAAAAACCAGTTGACAATTCAGATGAACTGAGAAAGTTACAAAATGCGTTGGACACTGCTAATGAAGAACTTATGGAATTGAAATATCTTTTTAAAGAAAACTCAAAATTAAAATTAGAAAATGGAAAAGCAAATGCAGCAGTAATTAGACTAACTAATGAAAACTATACACTTTCTGGACAGGTCAGAACACTTACTCATCAAAATGAAACATTAAAACAAGAAAATGCAACACTGAAACGTGAAGCACAAAGACCGCGTACTAGATATGATTATGATCCATACGCTTCTTTTGTAAATAATTATACATCAAATAGCGGCTTTGGTTCAGATGGATTGTTTGGTGGCAACTTTCGTCGATAAAAAATATTGAAAAAGTCATATCCTACCCATTTATTTTATTTATTATTATGTACCAATATGTCGCTTTTACGTAATTCACTGATGACCCATCATATCAAAGTGATTGAGTCAACCACATTTAGATTAAATCCATCTGTACAAGAGCCATATCTAGTTGATTTTGATGGAGATTTTCCAAAAACATTACCAAATGATACAACATTTGATAATGTAATAAAACAATGTGCAGAAGATTGTAAAATTCAAAACACTAATCATTTAGAAAATAAAAGAAAAGCAGAAGATTTGGAAAGAGTAAATAAAAAACCTAAACTTGATAACATTAATAAACCCATTATAAAAAAACAATATGCTTTTGATATCGAGTGTTTTAGCGAAACTGGTAGATTTCCTAATCCAACTAATCCCAAAGATGAAATCACGATGATTGGAATATCATTCACTAAACATGATAATCAAAATTCAAATCATATACTTACTACAAAAGATGTTAATACAATTAATGGGGTTGAAATATTAAAATATGATACAGAAGAAAAAATGCTTAATGCATTCAAAACACTGACAGAAAATAGTAATATGACAACAAAATATGATGTCAATGATTTTGATAGAGAATATTTGGAAGCAAGAAAAGAATTTTATAAAAATGACAATAAAAAAAAACCACATTCGAGATGTTATTATAGTATACCCGGTATGCCATAGACCATTTATAATAAATATTGAAAATATAATCATATACCATTATATTTAGTTATAACAACTATTCACAAATGTCTTTATATGCAACTAATGATAAGTCTCAAAATGTGCAGAAAGATATAATTATAAGTAGCGCGAATATGTGTAAAGGTGCAGATTGGAATAATCCAATTATAATTCAAACAGATAATGAAATTAAAGGAGATATTGGCCATAATGGCATTCAAGGTGTCTACGAAACCTTTGGAGATAATAATAGTAAAACAAATCAAAAATTATATATTCCATTGATATTTTGGTTTAATAGGCATCCAAACGATCTAATTTTTACCGAGTGTTTTAAATATCATGCGGATACTAAAATAGATTTTAAATGGACTCCATGGGATAAACTAGATTTCGGAATGGATCAAAAAATTAATAAAAGAAAAGCAGTGGATGAATTAGATGATACATCTAATAAGAAAACTAAAGTTGAAGTGTGTTAACAATAATTTATTTATAAAAATTGAAAAGATAAATGACTAACTAATATTATATTATTGTATCTTTTTTACTTTCTAACGAAAATGTCACAACATATGATTAGATGTGATTTGCCACAAGAAAAACCAAATAGCGGTCCAATTCAATTAATTAACGAAACTTCACATATTTATGTCAATCCTACTTTATTGAATTTTCCAGAATTTACTGGTACATTTCCTTTGAGAGGAACACCAATGAATATAATTAAATCTGATAAATTAAATTCGTATAAACTTGATGATATTTCACGTGTGTTAGGATTAAAAGCAAATATAAATTATGATGAAAATGAGGAAATGCGAAACCAATTAAGGTATACTAATTTGAGTGATTTTTATTTGCCAACACAATTAATTCAAAAACTAGAAGAAAATAGAGAAAAACAGGAATTACAAGAATTATCAAAGGTTTGTTCAGTCACTTTTCAAGATCTTTTATATCGAGGAAATACAACTGGATTAACAGAAATAAAATGTCGTATACCATATGGATCGAAAATATACAATAATGCTTCGTCGGTTAATTCCAAAATTATTGACTCTGGAATAGTAGTATCAAATGAATTAGGTAAAGTTTATTCAGTTGTAGTTACAGATGTATTTCCAGAGGGCCAAAATGTATTGAACCGTTATTTAGTAACAATCGAAGATTTATTTCCTCAAGGTAAATTTAATAGGATAGAAGATCCAGAACTGACCAAAGTGCGTAAATTATTCTTTGGTATACAAGATGAAAGTACCACTGGAATCAAAAGAAAGTTAATGTATGAAAAAGATGAGTCAAATAAAATTCAAAAATTAGAATGATTAAAGTTGAAAACCTTAATGATTAATTAATAATATTATGTTATTCTAGCTTATTCTCTTACGAAAATGTCGCGAAATATGATTAGAGGTGATTTACCACAAGAAAAACCAGATAACGGTACCATTCCATATATGTATAATACCATGAAACTCAAACAGGATAGTTTATTTGATCCTCGTCTGGGTACTGGTAATCATAGCGGTTGTGTTATATGCGGCTTAAATAATCTATGTGTTGGCCATTTTGGTTACATCCAATTAGAAGAACCTTTGTTAAAAACAAATATAGATTATGCTTTTATACCGCGGTTACTTAAAAATTTATTGGAAGATAGGAAAAGACTGAAAGAAGAATTACGCAAATTATCAGAAAGTAAAAATATTACGGGAATTAAAAGAAAGATTAATGACGATCAAAATGACCATAATAAAGTCCCGAAGACTGAATAAAGTTGAAAATAAATTTATTTATATGACCTGATTAATTTTGTTGAATCATACATTAACTGTTTAGTAAAAAATGGCTTCCAGTGGTAAAACTTGGCCGACTGCTCGTAAGGTGCTGATAATTTCCCATCCAAATTTTGAAGATGAAAGATTAAAGATTGCTAAAGGTCTTAAAACTGAATTCAAATATGATCTTTATGAACATTATCCAACTTGGTGGAGATTTTGTGGTGGTGCTACTGATGCATTGCAATTGGTTTTAGTGAATACTAAAGAACTTGAACTAGTCGAGGCGCAAGAAGATGCATTAACTATTAGAATAATTTATGAAGGCGATTATTTGACACAAAATGAACCAAAATATACTACGACCATTATCCATAATGGCATTGATGATGACTTGTATAACTCGATTAAAAAAGCTATTGAAAAAGGCGGATTTGAAATTAAACCTTATGAAACAGATCCAAAATGGATCAAAGTTGTTAATGATTTAAGAATGGCTGATTATAAAAAATGAATTTGTTTATATTAAATTAATTGAGAATTAATTTATTATTTTATGGCTCCAGGAGGAATTGAACCCCCACCTCTATATTCCAAATATAGAATCATTACCGTTAGACTATGAAGCCGTGGTCTTGGAAGGAATTGAACCCTCTCTCGTTTATTCCAAATAAACCGTACTATACATTATACTACAAAACCGAGACCCAAGTGAGAATCGAACTCACACTAGCGGGGTTGGAAGCCGCTGATCAAACCATTAATCAATTGGGTCGTGCCTAAATCCCGTTATGCTCGGGAAATTTCGGAGTCACAGTCCGACGTGATATCTAACTTCACTATTTAGGCGTGGACTAGGGGGGAGTTGAACCCGCTCAAATACCTTATCAGGATATTATTCTTCCGTTAAATTACTAGTCCTTGTGATTTCAGATACTATTCTTTCTTCACATTATACATATGTTGTCAAATCTTTAAGTGCCTTTCATGGTTTTAATAGGAAAGTATTATATTATGTTAATATAATGAGTTCAAATAAAACAAAAAAAATAATTATTGTTATTTTAATACTCCTACTTATAATGTCTATCTCGTTATTAATTAGACAATATTATAAAGATAAAAAACCTGTAGAAATTTCAGTTAAACCTAAAGAATCAATAAAATCAAAACCTATTGATAAATATAATTATTGTTTATCAAATTTTGGATCAATTGATGATATTGATTTTGATGGACCAAAGAAGAATTGGCAGCCAAGTGTTGTTTTATATTAGAATAAAGTTGAAATTCAATTATGCAATATTAATTAAATATATCAATATTATTATTATTATCTAAACTAAAATGGCTACTGTTAGTGGAAATAAGCATCAACTCGAGAATGAAGTTGTTGAACAAAATAAAAAGCAAAAAATAGTGACAAAAAAGGGAAAACAATCAAATAAATACTTTTATAATCAAGTAACAGTTGTAATTATTGCTAAACAACCATATTCGGTAAGATTAAATTTATCAAAACCAATATATTAAACAATACAGAATCCAACGAAAACTGGTAAAATAAACAATCACCTCAAAGTTATTAAAAATTGAATTTGTTAAACATAGAATTAGTCATAAGTAAAATATTATATATAATTTACAAAAAATGTCTACTATTAGTGGCAACAAGCATTATTTGTTATATGATGATACTGATCAAAATAAAAAACCTAAAATAGATAATACTCCTACAAATATTCAAAACGATGTTTCCCCCAACAAAACACCAATACATAGAAGACTTCCTAAAAAACATGGTTTTGTTAGAGCAACTTTGATGGGAAAAAGAAAGCCAGTTCAAGATATTTATAAATATCAATGCACCAGCGAACAAACAAAATACGCTTATGAAAAAATTTCAGCAATTAACAAAGCGAAAAATAATACATCTGGTTTATACAATCCAGAAATAACTAATTTTGAAACAAATGACAGAAATAAAGTTACGGTATTCGTATTTTCAGATGGCAATATTATTTTGCAATCATGTAGAAATAAAAATGACGCCGATGAAATATTAGGTAAAATATTTGATGGTGAAATTATTCAAACAAAATTAGTGTGTATGGTTAATGCTGGTGGAAGAACAATTATTACCTACTAATTTATTTATTAAAAATTGAAAACAAAATAGCGAGAAAGTATTATAATATTACTAATCATTATAAATTTCAAAAGGAAAAATGTCTCATATTAGCGGTAATAAGCATTACATTGAAGATGATGAAATTGAGCATACAAAAAAGCAAAAAGTTGGTGCTGATAATGAATCATGTCTAATTAACTCCCTTAGCGAAAACTTTGAAATGTCTCATATTAGCGGTAATAAGCATTACCCTGAAGATAATGCCGAATCAATGAAAAATTATTTAGAGGAAGATGTTATTAAACAAGTGAAAAACCAAAAAACTGTAAATGGTGAATATAAATTAGTGACAAAAAGAGTAATACAAATTAATGTTTATAAATTTATGTGTACTTCACAACAATCTGAATTTATTCAAAGGGTTAGAACAAAATCAAATGATTTCAGTGGAAGGGTTAGAGCAACAATCGTATCAACAGGAAATTGTATAGGCTCATATGTGAGACCATATATGGGAAAACCTGGATTTTTTAATAAGCAAAGAATTAATATGACGATAAATTCTAAAAAAGCTATGGTAACATTGTATAAAAGCGGAATTTTATTGTTACATATATGTAAAAATAAAGATGATGCTAAAGAAGCGATTGAAATTTTAATAGGTCAAAAAATTAATGATAATGAAGTTATTACATTAATGGAAAAGTTAGTAGAATTACCAAATTAGTTATGTTATTTAAATATTCGTTTGAATATTTAATTGATACCAACGAGTGGAATTGAACCACTGCCACTAGCGAGTCATACTAGCGTTCTACCATTGAACTACATCGGTGTGTTTTAAAAAAAGTTAATTTTTATTTATCTGGATAAGTTAGGACTCGAACCTAAAACCTCTCGTATGCCATACGAGCATTCTACCATTAGAACTACTTATCCGTGGATCAGTCAGGAATCGAACCCAAAGCATTCCGCGTGCAAGGCGGACGTTCTACCATTAGAACTACAGACCCATAACCTTAATTAAATTTCTTTAAATAAGATTCTGTTTATTGGTGGATTAAGCAGGAATTGAACCAGCAACCTCTCGTATGCTAAACGAGCATTCTAACATTAGAACTATTAATCCGTGACTACATTAGGGATTGCACCTAAACTCGATGATAGACAATCATCTGTGCAGACTACTACACTATGAAGCCATGCCTATAAAATATATTACCATTATATAAGCGTGTTTATTGGAGGATTAAGCAGGAATTG